TGGCAAAGGAAGTAAAAATCAACCTGCGGCTGAGTATGCGTGTACGCGAGGTGCTGAACGACGAGGCCGAGGTTGAAGATACCCGCATTGGAACCGTGACAAACCGGCTGTTGCAGGAAGAGCTTGGCAGGATGATGGCGGTAGGTGCCGACCGCTGCGTGATGAAAGATACCAAAGAGTACCGGGCTTTGATGCCGCACCTGGAAGGAAGCTATGTGCTGCCGACAGAACTGGAAATCAACCGGCACATTACAACGCGGCTGGATGACAAGAACTACCCGCAGGTTTCTTTGTACTTTACAAAAGAGCAGGCAGAGTTCATGGCCGGACTGGTGAAAAAGCAGAGGATACGAGGAACCCTTTACTATGACGGCAGTGTGAAATCTTACCGGTATGTGATTGTGGGGATGCTGTTGAAGAACCCGTTGTTAGCTGATTTTGGCCTGAACTAAAAAGATAGCCCCCGTCCGCTGGGTGACAGTGGATAGGGGCTTTGTTGTTTTATTCGCTGACTTTTACTGCAAAGTTTTTAAGCTTTTGATAACAGTCAACGTAGAGTTCCTGCTTATCGCCGTTATAGGTAGCTTCGTAATACAGGCCGTCTTTGACAGGGGTGGTGAAAAGACCTTTATTGTTTTGAAGAGTTTTGCACGACCAGACGGTGTAGATATCATCTGGTGACAGATAGACACCAGTTACATCAGCGTTATCATTGAAGTAGCGGGAAATGGCGGTGCAGGCAGCCAGTTCAAATTCTTTAGGATTCATGGACGGTACCTCCGGTAGAATTACAGGTTACATCAGGTGGCGCTTTCCAGATTATATCAAGCGGCGTTTCCCGTGGGGTTGGAGTGGGGATAAACGGCATGTTATCAATCGGCTTGGTGTTTGGCGTTACCGGCAGAACGGTTTCGCCCTGTTCGGTTGTGATGGTACGCTTGATGAGATGGCCGGCATCATCGAATTCTTCCGTAAAGGTAAAGATTGTTTTACTCAACTTTCCAGCCTCCTTCCTTATCCCAGGCAATGAGCTGGTTAAGGGTTTTGGGGGTATAATCATGCAGCATACAGCCAACGTTGATGATGTTACCCTTGTTACTGGCGATACCGACCGCGTTATCACGCAGTTCTGCTTTCCACTTGGCGAGATAGGTGTTCTCACGGGTGTTATGGACGTGGCCGCAGAGCATGTAGCACTCCGGCGAATAGGAGTGGTTGTAGAACATGATAGGGTAGTGGCAGAGAATAAGTTTGTATTTGTCGACTGTGAGTTCATCATAGCCCTTGATGGAAGAAAAGTAGCGCATCATTTCCGGCGAGATTGTATCGTGGTTGCCCTTGATGAGATGGATATGGCCATTGAGCTGCTCAAGAATCATAGGAGCTTCGGACGGGTCCCAGAACATATCGCCAAGGACATAAACGTTATCGCCCGGAGAGACAACGCTGTTCCAGCGCTTGATAAGCTCCGCGTGCATAGAGGGCAGGTCTTGAAACGGACGGTCATCGAAGCGGATAATGTTACGGTGAGAAAAATGAAGGTCAGCAGTAAAGAAATTCATAGCGAAATCACCTCTGATATGATAAGATAAAAGAAAAAGGCAAGGAGTGGTTATGGATGGCAGGACCGACAAGCGTAAGATTTTGCAATGAGATGCTGGAGCTGTGCGGCTACCAGGAGGATGCCCTGAACGAATGGAAACAGCGGATACAGGAGGGGGGACAGCTGCACAAGAGAACAATACATCCAGATTGAAAAGGAACAGCAGGCGCTGCGAGAGATCCAGGCAAAAATCACGGACTATTTTAAGGTGCGGGCCAAGTTTGACGAGGAGTTTGAAACAGCGTTTGAAGTGCCGAAGCGGAGTTTGTTTGGACATGCACAGCCGCGCGTGGTGGTAAGACGGAGAAAGTAATCAATCCGCCAGGTCGGCTGAAACGGTAACAAGTTCTGCGATTGCGTCTTGAACGGAGGCTGATTCCTTATCTTTGAAGAAAGAGTCATAATCGAACCAGCGGTCGTTGATGATATTACCGATGATTTTAACGGTGCTGCCCCAGCCCTTGGTAGCGACACGAATGTATTTACCTTTCATGTCTTCCAGACGGGAAACACCGACGACATCCATGATGCGCATGATAGCCTCCATACCGATGGCAGAACCCTCGTAAGAATCTTTTTCATAGCTGTCGGGGTAGACTTTGCCAAGGCAGTAACCGCCGTAAACAACACCCCAGCCGGTAGCTTTGAGAGTAAGATTAAGAGAGAGGCAGCAGTGATCTGTGGTTGAAAGAGATACGTTTGTAATCTGAGCGTTCTCAATGGTGTAGCCTTCATCAGTGAGCGTTTGTGCGGTATATTTTTTCATGGCGTGTACTCCTTAATGTTTACTGCTGCTGATATGAGGCCAGAAGAAGATGCCGCCGATCAGGCAGGCCCAGGCATATGTAGAGGGCAGCATTTGCGGGGTGAAGGATGCGGTATTGAATAACTGGTTCAATGTGGAGCAGATGGCGGTGCCAAACAGGGGAACCAAAATGAACTTGGCGAGGGCCAGGTGGAACCAAAAGACCAGAAAATAAACCAGAACGGTAATGAGAATGCCGGTAAGAATTGAAAGAAGTTTATCTGTATTAGCTGTCATTGATTACATCTCCTGTGCAAGTGCGGCGATACGGGAACGGTAGATTTTTTGGAGCTTGACCTCGCCATAGAAATCCTGACCGCGGAAGACCTGGGAGAGGCGGCGCATGCCGTTGTTATCGCCAGAGTAGATATCGAGATCGACCTGGGCGTCATAATCACCATCAATGATACAGATGGAATCTTCGCCGATACGCTGAAGAGCAAGCCGCATCATTTCAATATCAAGGTTCTGGGCCTCGGTAATATAGACGGCGCAGTTCATGCCGGTGGTATCGAAGCCACGCAGGTCCGAAAAGGGGAGAAGCTGGATTTTGTTGGCGTCGATATAGCGCTGGAGTTCCATAGTATCGCCGAGTTTAGCGCCGAGCATGTTGCCGATTTGGCTGTCAAGCAGCTTTTCATCGCGGGTACCGGGGTAAAAGCCAAGGCGGGCAGCGCCGGATGTGGCGCAGGGGTTGGTGAACACGATGATTTTATCAATCTTGTGGGTTTCCAGCAGCTTGAGCATGTGAGCCAGAGCCAGATAGCTTTTGCCAGTACCGGCAGGACCGCACAGCATGGTGATTTGGTTATGTAAGAGGCTGTCAAAGGCGAGCATCTGGTAGATATCTTTCTCCTTGGCCCTGACAGCACCAAATGCCTGCGTTTTGAAGGGCTTATAATCCACCGCGACATGTTTACCGTCTACCCACTTAAACGCCTGTACGGAGCTGTCTGCGGGGCTGTGAACGATAAGATATTGATTGGGGATAAGGCCAAAGGTATTTCGTTCCGGCTGTTCATAGAGGGCAGCGTATTGCTCATCGGTTGGAGTGACTTCCAGGAAGCCGGTATAGCTTTGGCGGGGGAGAAGATCCTTGGAAGAACAGACGGGCAGGTGGGCGAGGGAAGAGGCCAGGTGTTTACAGCAAAGATCGTCCGTGCAGAAGATCATATCCTGGTTTTGGCTGTATGTTTTCCAGGCCGCATAAATGATGATGGAATCCGGGGTGTTGGGCAGTGTGCTGCGAAACGGGCAGGTATCATCGTTCAGATAATCGGTAGCATTGGAGACATGATAAAGGTCGGAATCGTGGGCGCTATCGAGATAGTGAGCCATTTGGCGGGCACGATAACGAACGGATTCATCTTTGGTGCGGCTGGTTTTGATAGATTCCAGCTCCAGTAGGGTTTGGACGGAGATAATAAATGGACGATCGACAACATGTGCGCCCATATTGAGCAGGGCGCAGGTATCATAAAAAATAAGCAGAAAGAATTCCCCCTTTGAACGTCTATTGCAGTTTGAAAACCGCTGTGATATACTAAGCGCATAAAATATTTTGTAGGAGGTTAGCACTATGCCGAGAACCAAGGGAAGCAAGAATAAAGTAAAAGTGGCGGCGAATGATTATGAGGCTTTGATTGCCCAGGCTCAGAAAGAAAAGGAAGAGGCGGAAGCTGAAGTTGCCAAGACCAATGCCAGCATTGAGGAGCTGAAAACCGATCTGCAATCCATGAAAGAAACCTTGAAAATGCAGAAGGCGGATGTGAAGGCCGCGGAGAAAAAGCTGACCAAGCTGGAAGAGAAAAAGGCCAAGGCGGACATTGCTGCTGAGGCGGAAGCGAAGAAAATTCAGGCGCAGGAAATGATCAACCAGCTGCTGACAAACGGCATGAGTGCTGATGAGATTTTGGAAAAATTAAAGTAATGGGATGAACCGTGTGGGTGGTTGTGCCTGCACGGTTTTTTGTTTGTGAATCAGGACAGCTCCCAGTAAGATTTGACATCTTTACCGATTTCAACTGATAACTTACGAGCAATCAGGCGGGCGTGGTTGTACTGGGCTTTAATACCGTAAAAATAAGAAGCATCCATAAAGGACAGGTTATCTTTGGCAACAGCATCAGTTGTTTCAATGTTCTTACGGTTTTTACGCAAAAGATCGTCCTGATAGAGCTGTAACAGGCGCAACAGTTCTGATTTTTCTGATAATGTCATAAACAATAAACCCCATACCCACCCGCGCGTTAAGAGCGCAACCTTGAATTGTTTTTGTTACTTATTTAGAGCGTTGATTTGATCCATCAGCTCACGAATTTCAGCGGTTTCCTGAACGGGTTCTGCGGATTCCAGAAAGAAAATACTATGTTCGGTTGTGATGGCAAGCTTGGCATAACCTATATCAAGGATAATTTCAAGCTCTTTAACAAGGCTGGTATGTAAGAAGCCAGACTTGGAAGCGCCGAGGTTATCTTTGGAGTATTCAAACCAGGCAGGATAGCCGGGGCCAAGAAAAGAAATACCCTTGAAGGTGCTGCCGATGCGGCGAAGGTAATCGTCCTCGGTGCGGGTTATGATACCATCGAGGTATGTAATGTCTGATATAACCCAGGTGGGAGAGATTTTTTCAAGGGCGTTTGGAACAAAAGTAAGATTCATTAAGTGTTGCCTCCGATAAGGTTATGCTCCCGCAGGAAGGTTACAAAGTCGTCCATAGACAGGTTTTCTTTGAAAAAATTAAAGTCATAATCCTTAGTGGAACATTCTTTGTACTGCGTTTCAACAGAAACAGGTGCTTTGAAATTTTCTGCCGTAAAAAACCAGTCAAAAGTTCCATAAAATTTAACAAGTGGTTTATGAAGGAACATTGATTTATCACAGTAACAGTGATTGCTCCAGGGATACTTGTAAGAAGCTACAGCATCATAGAATTCATAAAAGGTTCCAAAACTGTCAAGGTGTTTAGTTGGTTCACCCTCTAAAAATAACAAATCACTAGCAAAAATGTTATTTGTTCCGTCAGAAATCAATATATACTTCGCAGAATAGAGTTTGTGCATTACTGTTCTCTTGTGTTGTTTTAAGATTCAGGAAAGTGTACTTTTGTTACGGCGATGGGGAACTCCTCAATTTCCGATGCCCAAACGCATAACTCTTTGCGCCCAGCGTGTAGCTGTGTCCACACATACGGGAAACCGCCGATGCCATCGAACAGGCTGCCGAGGGTGGCATTATCCGGCAGGCGGTCAGCGATACCACCGAGAACGTAGTACCACTGCGGCAGGGCGATGGAGTTGCCCAGCGCCTTATATCGGGGCGCATCAGCGGCTTTGTGAGCTTTGCCCTTGCTGTCTACCCATTCGCCGAGGTCTGTCCATCCATCGGGATAACCCTGCAGGCGCTCACACTCGGTAGGAGTCAGGCGGCGAACAATCCAGCGGATGATTTTTTCAATTACGACAGTAGTATAATCCGTAATTCGGCTGTTGTGATCACCCGTTATGGTAGGGGATAGCATGCCATCGCCGTTGCCGCGTGCGTCATAGCAGACAATATTTGGGTCCTTTTCTTCGGCATATCCGATACTTCGTGCCTGCTCACTATTTCCTAACTTGAACGCACAAACATTGCCTACTTCGGCATATACTCCATTTGCTGTTCCAGCGCCATTTTCAACAGCTCCGGCAGTTGCTTGCCCCGGCGTGATGCTCGGCGCAAAATGCCCTCGCAGGCTTTCCGGCTCAAATAATATTTCTCCGGCGCGTTGACCTGTAAGGTCGAGGACAAGCGAGATGCGCAAACGACGTTGGGGAACACCCCAGTACTGGGCGTCCATGGTTCGCCAGGCAAGGCTCCATCCGCTACCTGATACCTCCCCCGCTTTACTCCATTTTGATTTTGGAGGTTCAGGAAGAGAAATGGCTGGTTCTTTGATTCGGATAAGTTCTTCCAGCACAGCGAGGAAATCTTTTCCTTTGTTTGAACTGAATGCTCCGGGTACATTTTCCCAGACTGCATATTTGGGATATTCTCCATTCGTTGCCTCCTGCATTTGTTTAATAATCCTGACGGCTTCCATAAAAAGTCCGCTGCGTTGACCGGCAAGACCAGCGCGTTTCCCTGCGATACTGAGATCTTGACAGGGCGAACCAAATGTAATTACATCCACTGGTTCGATTTTAGAGCCGTCAATTAAGGTAATATCGCCGAGATGTTTCATTAAGTGTTACCTCCTGTAGATCCAAAGCCGCCGCTACCGCGGTCAGTATCAGGGAGTTCTGTGACCTGGGTGACGGTGCAGTGGACAACGGGCTGGATAACCAGCTGGGCGATACGATCCCCGATGGCGAACGCCTGAGGTTCATTGCTGTAGTTATGTAAGGCCACGATGATTTCGCCAGTATAGTTTTCATCAATGACACCAACCATATTGGCGGGGGCGAGGCCGGTTTTGGTGGCAAGGCCGCTGCGGGGATAGACAGCGCCGAATGTGCCGTGGGGCAGCTTAATGGCGATGCCGGTATGTACTTTAGCGGTCATGCCAGGCTGGATAATACAGGTGGCAACGATAACGGTACCGGGTGCTTCCACACTGATGGCGTGCAGATCCAGGCCGGCGTCCGTGGGGTGAGCATAGGAAGGGAGGGGGATGTCGGGGGCAAGAGGTTTGACGGAAAGTTCATCCTTAAAAACGACATCGCCAAAAAAATTTCCAGGGATGGTATAGTTTACATACGGAGTTTCATAGTGCATGGAGTACCTCCTTTACTTATACAGACCAATCATCTGGCGGCGAAGATAGCGGAACCAGGCGCGGCACATGGCGCGATAATTGGGCTTGGCCGAGGGAACTGGTGCCGGAGTGGTTACAGGTTCGGGAGTTGCAGTCGGTGCCGGAGTAGCTGTGGGCGCAACAGTTGGTTCCGGGGTAGGTTCCGGTGTGGCAGTAGGTTCAGCTGTGGGCGCAGGAACGGGGCCGAGCCACTGAGCGTAGAGGTCCATATTGCCGGTACAGACATATTCCTGATGAGGGGAATACCAGGTGCCGGAGCCGTCGGACTCTGTGTTCCAGCCGTTGAAGGTGTTGGCACCGTAGGTGGGCTTGGAATCAATGATCTGATAAGTTTTGCCTTCCTCCTGCTCATACTTTTTGGTGGCGAAAGAATAAGTCGGGCGGGACCAGTTGCTCCACCAGCAGCCGCCATTGGCGTGATAGGTAACGGTGTAAGTGGTGGCGGCGGTTTCGGGTGTGGAAGACTCAGCATAGGCGGTGGCGCTGAGCCGGGGGCAGAAAACAATCAGAACAAGCGCCGTAAAGAACGCTGAGAAGAGCACGCCAAAGCGAAAAAGTTTGTTGCATTTATTGAGATTCATAGTTAATCCTCCTTGAGGTAGAGGCCGCAATGGCACTGGCCGGAAACCTGAGAACGAAATTCCTGACACATACATTTGTTGGCCGGGATATGCTCAATGCGACAGGGACAATAGCCGTTATTGGACTTGATGGAGGCGCGGAATTCTTCGACCTCCTCTTTTGTCCAGCTGGGGTTTGTAATAATTTTCATGTTAAAGCCTTTCTGCATACTGATTAGAAGAAGCGAGTGTGACACCGAGAACAGGATCTTGGACTGGTGCGCTACCGGGAACATAGCGGCCGAACTTGATGATGATTGTGCCGCCATAGACGGTGTTTAACATACGCAGAAAAACCAGCTGCTGTGTTAGTTCCTGCGGATAGTAACCGGTATAAATCACAAAATCATCCAGACAATCCTTTTGGCGAAAGTAAGCGATCAAACCGTGCAGTTCTTCAAACTGGAGAAACGGTTCCAGACCACCAACGACAATTGCGGTAGTGATGGGGTTGTGAATGTATCGGTCAAACAAATCAGCATAAGAAACGGTATGTACAGGCGAATTAGCAAGAAGGCTGTTCTGACACATAGAAACATCGCACCCGGCATCATGACAGCACTTCCAATCACAGGTGGCGGTGCCGAGAAACATAGCAGGCTTTTTATACTGAATAAAATCTTCATCCAGAAAACCGCGCAGAGTAATAGAATCCGGCATAATCACATCTCACTCATCGCATTCAGGTCCATCCAGTCACGCATTTTGAATTCAGCCTTGCGCTCCTTGGAATAGGTGCGTTCCGGGGTAAGGAAACCAACGATACGCTGATAGGTGGTCACTTTGGGTTTGCCACAGATAGGGCAGGTATCACCGTAGAAGCCGTGGTTTTCCTCGCAAGCGCTGATACGGGTACAGAATGCAAAGTAAACAACGCCCTGGTCGGCAACATAGTTCAACATCTTCCATGCGGTATCAAAATTATTGAACGGTTTATCAATGTTGATGTGAGCGATGGAGCCGCCGTTGCAGGCTTTATCGAGAGCGGCAGACAGGCGGACTTTTTCCTGCAGAGTGGTTTTTACACCGAGGGGAATCCACTGGTTGCCGTACAAGGGCAGTTCATATTTTTCATCCGGGAAGAACAGCATATCTTTCTGCATCAGAACTGCGGCGGCACGCTCACCTGGGATTTCCTCAATGTTGGCGCTGTAGTCTTTATCCTTGATGTAATTGTTCTTGACGGTGTTGATGATTTGCAGGATATCCTCAGCGAATTTCAAGCCCTCATCGGTATAGAACGTGTTGCCGAACTCGTCCTTAGAGGTCATGTCGAAGTGCTGTAGGGTTTCGTAAATGCCGATCACGCCGATGGTATTATATTGGGAGGCCATGTTCATAATGTGCTTGGAATAGTTGGGGAGCAGGCCCTTTTCGATATTGCGCTTGATGATATGGCGAACGGAATCCAGAGTGTCAAGGCAGAGTGTTACGGCATTTTTGAGATTAGCAAAAAACTCTGCGGGGGTGGTGCTAGAATAAGCAAGACGAGCAAGATTGATGGTGTTGACCTTAATAGAACCAACCTCCAGTGCAGTACCGCCAATGGAATTAAAATACCCAAGATCTTTGATATCGGAGACAAGGCGGCAGCAGTTGGAGAGGCTGGTTACATCTTCGCTGATGAAGAAGTTACTATCTGCCCAGGTAATGTTATGAGCGCAGCACCAGCGGGCAAAATCTTCGTTGACAAACTTGCCATTCTTACGCAGCAGGGAGTAGGTAAGAACCGGAAAGGTCATCATGTTTTTGCTGCGGATCTCACTGACAACATCCATAAAAGCTTTTTCATACTCGATGATGCCGTCGATTTCATCAATCATAAAGGAGCCATCCGGGAAGGTTTTACCACCAAAGATGGCCTCCAGGTAGGACTGATCCATGATGGTGAAATTAGTAAAGGCGCTTTGGTTGACGCGCAGGTACGGCTGATTAAGCTTGTAGACAATGCGCTGGAACTCCTGGTTACGGTAATATTCTGGGGACTGAATGTAATAACCGGATTCGACATCTTTTTTCCAGAAATAATAGGAATAAACCAGGAAGCTGGGCAGGCCGCAAGCGCCACTGCTGCGATTGGAGGTCCAGCTGACAAACTCACCGACAAAATCCGTGAAGGTGGTCAGGTGCTTGGGCGGCTGGGCGTTAAAGTTGTCAATAAAATAAAGGCCCTTATTGACAAGTTCCTCGATATCATAAGCAAAGCAATAGGGGACAAAGGTACTTGATGCAGCATCGTGCAAGTAGAAATAGCCGAGGTATTCAGCAGTTAGCCAATTCTTGGCGGTATCCAGGCCATGGGATTTTTTGAGTTCATAGAAGATTTTGTTAAAGGCAAGAAGCTTGGAATGGGGTTTGTGCATCTCGGTGGTGAGAGAGCAGATATCCTTGGTGCCGACATTGGCATTGCCGTCGATACTGGCATCGGCCACAGTCTGCTTGTCGATGAAGTTATCAATAAAATCGGTGTAGTTCAGCTGTTCGTTTGCAAAGCCGTTGAGCTTGGCCAGGTCTGGGCCATACTTACTGATGAGGTAATCCAGTTGTGTGGTAAAATCTTTATCGAGTTTAAGGTCAATAGAAAAATCCATAGAATCACTCCTGTTTGTTAATCCAATCATTTGCAGTCTTAAAATCCATCAATGTGCCGTCCACCGAAAGCATCGGGACGGTGGTAATACCCATGGAGAGCATGGTTTCTGTGTTTGTTTCTTCTTTATAAGTCACCCCCTTTGCGGCAAGTTTAGCGGCCAGCACCTTGCAGCGCGGACAATGGGTTGTATACATAATGATGTTCATTCGGTATCTCCCTTCAATGTGGCGGCGGAAGCATCACGAGAGGAGAGGATGGTGTCGTTAGAGATATACTTGCTGTAATCAAACTGCGGAGTTGTACGATATGTAACGGCAGAAGCAGCCTGAGCGAAGGCAGAGGAGCTTGAAGCGTTTGCTTTTTCTTTGGCCTTATCCAGCTCCATGACAGTGAGGACGCAGTAATTGGCAAGATCCAACAGAGTATCGCGCAGAGATTCATTGACCTTGGCGGGGGTACCCTTGATAAGATTCATGAAGCGGTGGTACTTATGGGAGATCTGGACAGCGGCGGTGATGATGCCGTTATCGCCAAACTCCTGATAGAGCTGGGAGAAGGAATTGCCGTAATCTGCGTTTTTGGATTTGAAGGTATCGCACATTTCGACCTGGATGCGGCCAAAGCGCTGAACATCATTCATGAAAATAACCTCCTTATAGATACATAAAAAATTTAATTAGCCAGCCGGCAAAGAGGGCTACCAACGCGGGCGGGCAGAGACCGGCAAGAGTGCCGAGGAAAACACACAAGCCATCCGGCAGAGACCAGGAATCAAAGCAGCTGGACTTGCCGTCAATGACGTTTTGAACATCATTCTGCAGAGGAATTTTGTGGGGGATGCCGGCGGTATCAACGATGAATTCAAGAGCCAGGCCGATACCGGCTGCATGAAAGACGCCGATGGTAGGGATGGGGCCAATGGCTAAAAACCAGTTCCAAAGTTTGGATGCGGCGAACCCCCAGACGGGGATGTGCAAAGCCCAGGCAGCAATGGCGCAGGCGTTAAGCTTTACAACGCGGGTGGAATCAGTGAGGATTTTATGGACAACTTCGGACAAGTCCCGAAGAGCAGTTTCATCGTCTTCCACCTGGTTGATATGTAACTCGTAGGTTTTGAGGAGCTTGCGGATTTCTTCTTGGGTCATTCGGACGCCTCGATATCATTGAAAATTTCAGGGTAGACAGTCTGCAGCTCCTTGAGGACAGGAATCATGAGGGCGCGGATAGCGGGGTGGGCATCCTTGGCGGTGCGAAGGCGAAGGACTTCATGCCATTCGCGCAGGTTCCAGGTGCAGACGATCTCGGTTTTGAGGCAGAGGGGAAGGACATCGCGGGCTTCTTCCGGGGTGGCACCAGCATTCAACATGTCACGATAGCCTGTTTCAGCAAAGCCACAATAGTTTTTCCAGGAAATGCGTTTCCTGCCGGTATAGCCATGGTCAATAACTGTGATTTCATTGCCGAACTTATCTTTGTTGTAATTGCAGTAGCGGGTGGATTCCTGGGCATAGGAGCCGATACGGTGACGGACGATCTCGTTGGCAACGCCGCGGTCGGTGATGAATTTAATGGTCAGGCTGATATGCTCGACCATGGCGTAATGATGATTTTTGCAGAGCATGGCGACCATTTTGGAATCACTGCCGGGCTTGATGGCATCCTCGCTTTGATAGCAGGTGCGGGCGATGCGTTCGATACGCTGCATGGTGACATCACGGTTGAGCGGGGTGATCCATTCGTGGGATTGAGGGATAATTTTCATTCTGTGGGTGCCTCCTGTAAGATGACGCAGTTGGATGGGTAGAGAAGGATATAATCTTTCTCCCAGGCATAACCGCGGTAGGTAGGGTTGGAAACTTTGACGCGGCAAGGGGTGAAACCGATTACAACATAAGTGTTCCAGTTGATGCCGCTGTTTTTATCCGTCTGCGCATAGGCAACGGTATCACCGACATGGATTTCGCGGCCAATGGCATCGGTAATTGGTTCAGTCATGGGCGGCCTCCTGTTCGGGTTCGCGCTGCTTGATAAGATGGCCGATCCAGAACAAGCGCTTAGGGGTGACGGGATCTTCTTTCAGGCAGGCAAGAGTGTGGTTTTTGCGGAAACGAGGTTCAAACTCCAGAGTAAAAACGGTATCCGCATTGGAAAGAATGAAATCTTTATAGTCCTGGCGAAGGATAGGCCAATCGGGATCGTTTTGGATAGCGGTGAGATCGAACTTGACTTTATCGCCATCTTTGTAATCCAGGATATTGCCGGTGTTCTGATAGAGCCAGGCGATGGCTTTGCTGTTGCGCTTGATGTTGACGGCGTTTGCGATTGCTTTGTTTTTGATAAGATCACCTGCTTTGGTAAGAGTGAAAAGGTTGGCGGGTATTGAACGCTGCACGCTGGGCGGGTGTTAGATCATTGATGTTATAGGTAATGATGAGAGCGGAACATTTGGAAGCATAACTGCGGCAGATAGATTCAAGCTCTGCCTTGGCACGCTCTTTGCGGTGGAGTTCACGGGTAGTATTCATGGGGGCGGTGGATCAACTCCTTTAACGAGAAGATAGGTTTTGCCCTGGAGGGCAGCCGGGAGAAAGACCAGGCGGCCGGCAGCAAGGACGAAGCAGCCGATTTGAAGGCGGGTGACGACCTGGTAGCTGCGGTGGGCACGGAGCAGGGGAGAGGCGGATGGATAATTGGCGAATAGGACGGCTTGCATCATGGCTGAACCCCCTCCAGGTGCTGTTTCATTTCGCGGTAGAGGATATCATGGATGAGCTTGCCGGAGGTTTGAGGTTCGCAGAAAATGAGCTTACAATCATAGCGGGCAAGCCAGGTTGTGAGGCTGGCCACCATGGCGACAGGGGACATTTTGCTGCGGTATGTACCGGCGTAAAGCATTTCCCAGGTGGTGCGCTCAACAAGCAGATAGGTACGGGAACCGGCTGCTTTGGCGCGTTCAAATTCACGGGTAAAGCGATCACGCTGGGAGGTAAAGCAATTTGCGATTTCGTCGCTGGACATCTTCCGTTCAATCACGACGATATTTTCCAGGCTGTAGGGAACGCCGGTGGGCAGGATGACCTTGGCAGAATAATCGCCAAAATTGAGCTTTTGCCGTTCGACTGGGCAGCCCATTTGCTGAATGCGCTGAGTGAGCGCCGAGGTTTCGTGCTCACGGGTATCGATCAGGATAGTAAAAGTTTCAAGGGCGGATTTAACAAAGACTGGTTCGATAACATCACCCCCTAGGATATGAACCACCAGAACAAGCTGAAAACGATGGCTGTGAGATAGAGTTTGTACCAGGCATCACGAGATAAAAAAAACCGATTGTCATTGGTCGAGGGCTTTGAACCGCTCCACCGGCCAGGCGAGAATGAGGTTGAAGGAATAGATGAGTTCAAACTGGGAGGGGAAGAAGCCGCGGAAATCAAAGTGGGCGTATCACCAGACATCGAACTTTTGGTGATGTTACCGAAAATAGTGGCAATAACACTGATGGCAGTATTGAGAACCGCCATAACCAGAAAAAAATTAACGTACATGGCTGTATTTATAAAGAAAAGTGTTGAAATCCGTTGTGGACTGGACCCAACCGGCATCGGTGCGGGACCACTTGCCCTCCTGCTTGGTGCCAAGAACCTTGATGATGTCGCCTTTAGCGATGGGGTTTTGATCCATGGTGGAGGGACGGATTTTGAAATTAACGGTTTGACCGGTTGCAAGCTGGTACAGTGCGATGGTCTTGTTTTTATATTTGCCGTCAATAGAGAGAATGTAATGGTAGGTGGAAGCGAGAGAAGGGTTTTGGTATTGGAGGTAGCCAAGGTACTCGCTCTGGGCATCTAAGACCTGCTTGACATGTAGCGATTCATCCGGCAGATCACTCCAGATGGCTTGAAGAGCAGAATCATACTGGAAATCTTTATAGGTTTTAAGCTGGTCAGATGTGGTGGAGTAAGCTTCAATGTAAGGTTTGTACGAAGACTTAGTGTCCTTTGGAAATTGAGAACGGCCATAGAGGTCATTACACGCACTGATAAACTTGAGAATCTTATTGCCGCCAGCGAATGGCTTAAAATAATCCAGCAGGACAAGCGTTTCGATCTTGGCGGAGTTTAAGCTGCGGGTATGGGACATTTCTTTCCAGAGAGAGTAAAAATCGGTGAATTTACCGGACTGATACATTTTCCAGAGGTCATTGGCACAACCTTGGCTTAAACCTTTGATGGAGAGAAGCGAAGGGTCAATGGCGTGATTTTCTTTATCAGCGGTAAACTTGCGGTTATCATGCCCCCACTGGATAGGGCCTTCATGAATACCAAAACCGCGAAGCATTTCAGCTTTAAGGGCAGCTACTTTTTCCTTTTTGCCTTTATTGGAGAAGTGCTGCAGGCAGACCTCGTAAAACTCATAGGGATATGTGGCTTTCTGCCAGGCATTATAGAGGGAATCATAGGCCATACAGGCTGAATGCGATGAATTGAAGCTGTACGCTGTAGCGTCGTTAATAATCTGCCAAATCTGATTTGCGATTTCAACCGGCTCTTTGCCCGGTGGACATTGGCCTTGAAGCTTATCACAGAGGCCGGAGATAAACTGTACCTTTAACGGTTTAACCTTTTCAGGATGCTTTTTGGCAATATCCTTGATGATGCCGTAGCACTGGTCCATGGGGAAGCCGGCAAAGTTCAGAATCGTCATCAAATTTTCCTGATACAGAATAAAGGAATATGGGAACTCTTTTGTTTGAATCAGATTATCAATGACAGGAACGCCGTAATCAAACGGAACGCGGCGCTCAAATGTGGGATACATGGACTTGAAACCGGGGCGGATGGCAGCAACAAAAGCGGACAGCTCAGAAACGTTTTGCGGTTTGTAACGCATGAGTTTTTGAGTGGTGGAAGCTTTTTCGCACTGGTTGACACCGCAGGTGAGACCGCTGGCATAGATATTCCAGACGGCTGGATTATCCTTGACTTTTTCTGATAGTTCATCAACGGTCAGAGGTTCCATGCCGATACGCTTGAATACTGCTGCGGTAAGAGCTACGGTATCAACAATCAGCCAGTCATTTTTAAGGAACTTATATTTTTCAGCCACAGCGCCATCAATGACGGTGGTAATATATTCCTTTTTGGTTGTTTCGCTTTTACATTTAATAAGACCAATCTGGCGGCGGATGCTACCCTGATAAAGAAGATAGGCACAGGGAGCTTTTGATTTGGATACAATTAAGCCCCAGTAAACCTCGCTGCGTTTGACAAGATCCTGATATTCTGGGTCAACGTAATCGTAGATACTGATATCGGCTTTATCATCATCATCGGCATATTTGAGAGCAACTTCGTACTTTTCAAGCTGGTCGCTGATTTTATTGGCAGTTTCAAAGTCCAGCCTTTGAGCGCGGGCGTACATCTTAAATGCAGCTTTCTTTTTCATGGTGCCAAAGGCAATCATGGGGTAAGCATGGTCTGCACCGAGGATTTCGCGCTGGGCACGCTCGAATGGTTCCTGCGCACTGATATTCTGGTCGATATCGGGCAGGCTGTTCGTCTGAATAATACGAGTAGTAGAGAGGAATCGTTCTGGGTACAGACGAATGGGAGATTTGAAACGGTCAACTTTACTGAAACCACAGAGGGTATTGGTAAAGTAGCTGACAGCAGAACCACGGCCAGTGTTTGTGATGATGCCACCATATTCAATGCCGCGTTTGACGATTTGATAGTCAATTAGTGGATAATCCACCATGCCGGTATCGCGGTAAGTATGAGCTTCCATCTTGACGCCATCAAAGTAACGCTGATAATCCTCTGGCGGAACGTGTTTCATATACTCGCGGAACTTAGAACTGATTAAGCGATTGTAGATTTGATATTTTTCCTCTGGGGTTTTATCCGGGTACAGGGTGGGAAGTTTGCGGTTGGTTTGAAAAACTTCGCTATCATAATCTTCAAAATCACAAATCAGGTCTGTGTTGCGAACAGCCTGGTCAACTGCTTCTGGCGGGATGACGCCCTGTTCTGCAAAGCGTTTGCAAACGGTATCTTCATCGGGATAATCCATATACCAGCCGTCCTCATCATCGTAATGAATATCTGAGGCGGCAAGAAGAGCATCACGTTCAACAGATTGTTCCGGGTAGATATAGTGGCTGTCAAGGCCAACAATCATCTGGATACCGTACTTTTTGGAAAGCTCCAAGATTCTTGCGTTTAGCTGCTTTTGCTTATCGGTATTATGAGCCTGAATTTCAAGCATGAAGTTATCCTTAAAATGGTTATGTAGGCGAAGGACAAGATTTTCAACATAATTAGGTTCATAATGCCAGAATGCAACGCAGGCAGAAGTAACAAAAACATCGTTGGGCGGCAGTTGGAACAGGAGTTCTTCATCCAGACGTGGGCGATAGTAATAACCGTCCTCATTGGCGGTAGATAGAACTTCGTTGATCCACTGACGACCGTTTTCGTTTTTGGCGAGAAGAACAATATGGCAGTTGGTACGGTCTTTTTCGTGCCGGTCTTTGACCCAGTAAGCTTCGGTGCCAAAGATAAACTTGAGGCCATACTTGATAGCGATTTCACGGCATTCATGATATTTACCCTGCCAGCCGTGTTCCAAAGAGCAAAGGATGTTCTGACCGAGTTCAACAGCGCGTTTAGCATATTGTTCATAGGTGGCGGGAGAATCGGGGGTATAGATGTTGGAGCAGCAGGTGTGCTTATGGTAGTTCTGCATTAGCATGGCCTCCGTGTACCATTGAACATATCCTCCGATGCTCGTGAGAACTCAGCAAAAGATTGTTCTCGTTCTGCAGCCGCTGCTTTTGCAGCTTCTTCTGGAGTATCAAAATGGCCAAGGTAATGCCGAATGCCATTACAGGTAATTTGTGCTGTCCACGGTTTGCCCCAGCCTTTATTTTCCCAGACGTCGGCATAACCGCTTTTATTGTCCGCACGCATTGCCTGGTTTTTCATATTATCGGCATGTGTAACTAACCGCAAATTTGAACGTCGGTTATCGTATGGCTTGCCGTTAATATGATCAATTTCCATTTTGGCCGGAATATTTTCCTCTCCAAATAAAAGCCGATGCATCAAGACGTAGTGATTATGCCGAATATTATTTTCGTCAAGATAATAAGTATAAAGAGTTCGTAAATAACCATCTTGATGTTTATGCCAACAGTACGAAGAGATAAGGGAATAATCTTCTTTGGAAAAATAAAATTCATAACCAGCACGGGTTGTACCGATATAATATGTTCCATCGTCAGATAAGACATATGAATTTCTTTTTGTATTAAAATGAGTTATATCTCTTGAATGATCATAAATTGATGGCGTTTTTATTCACCTCCTGTAATTTATTTCAAAAGCCCTGCGGGGGCGGGGAACGGGTGGTCATGGGCGGCTCCTTGGTTAAAACAAATCAGCTTCGGTTTTGGGCGGGTCTGCGATGAGGGCCTGGGCGTTATAATCCCGGATGGCGGGGCAGATTTTGCGGTAATTGCAGAGGTTATTACAGAAGAAAGCACATTCCTTATCGACCTTGCGGGCAGGCCATGGAGTGGTTTCATCCTGGGGCAGGGACTCATAGACATCGGCAACCTTATTGATGTAATCAAGAGCTTCCTGTTTGAGTTCCGGGGTGTAGGGGTAAGGCTCTACAAAAGGTTTGATGATGAACTGCTGGGCGACCGACATGGGGAACCTGGGGCCGAGAAGATTCGTTTCTTTGAAATCCAGCATGGCAAATTCAATCTCGGCTTCATCCATACCGGCATCGCGGCAGGCGGATTCGACCGCGGGGGCGATGGTATCGTAAATTTTAGAGCGGTTGACGATGCGGATACACTGGGTTTTATTGCGCGAACGGGATGTGGCGTACCAGGTGTAACGGATCTCGACATACTTGAGCATAATCCAGGCGAGATTTTTGACTGTATAACCGGCCTGTTCCAATGCCATAGCGTAGATCACGAGCTGGCGGCCATGCTCCAATAAATCTGACGGTTTATACCGGGAGCTGGTTTTAAGGTCATAGACAGATACTGTACCGTCATCATTCAGCTTGGTTAAATCAATATAGCCTTGCAGGGCGCGGGTAGGACTGACGCGGAGGATAACCAACTGCTCGATAATGTACTTGCCGCGAGGCGGGTAGAAGTTCTGGCAGAAGTGGGTCATATCCTTGATCCATTTCTCTTTGATGGAATCATTGCCGCGAAAGTCCTTGGGGAAGGTAAGGCCGAGGGTATCACATTCATCCAGGGCACTATGTAGAGCGGGAAGGAGGTCGTCACAGGTTGCTTTGCCTTCGATGAGGTCTTCTGTGACTTGATGGGATGCTCCTCCTAGCAGACCATAGACACTTTGAAGTCCGGGGTCGTGCTTAATGTAGGAGTACCACGCCTGGAGTTGGCACTGCTCAATGGTGCCTAATTTGGAAAAACTGTATACATTTACGCCGGCATTGAAAAGTTCTTGCAGGCGGGAGTCTTTGGCGCGTTCGATTATAACCACCTCACTTTCGTTTGCAGGCAGGAGACATAGGCATCGCGGCCAAGGTCGGCGGGATTTTGTTTGCTGCCTGCGGGGATAATATCGTGGTCAGGGTCCCAGACATAGCCGACCCTGGTAGTTAGGATTAAATTGTTCTGGACAAGTTTGGCAGCTTCTTCCCGGATAGCGTCTTCTTCTAATCCTTCATCGAGAGCGAGAACAATAGTTTTGGGGCGAAGAGAAAAAATCATGCTGCGCTGGGCCTGAGAGACATGGCAGCCGCAGAGACCGAGCGAGATATGAGCACCGAATGATGCGCACTGCATGGGGGCTTTTTCTGATTCAAAAAGGACCACGTTCTGGGTTTCGATGATGCGCTGGTAGTTTTGCTGCAGGGCGAACAGGGTTTTGCTGCGCGGGCAGCTGACGATGGGATACCAGCGGTCCTGATGGGGGCAGTTGGGGTCATTGGAGCGACCCATGATGCCGCAGAGCTGGCCATCAAAATTGCGCTCCGGGATGGTGATACGGTTGGAAAGAAAATCATAACCAACCTGAAATTTTTCCTGCGTTACATAATCAATGCCATCGCGGAAGAACATCTGGTTGTACTTGCCCAAGTATGGCTGCAACGTTTCCTCTGGGATGGGAGGCACGGAGTAATCCTCCGGCTGATCAGGGAGGAGCTTGCGGTAGAAGCCGCCGAAGGGATAGTGAACTTTGGCCGAGAAATCATTCTGGTCGAGATCCAGAACGGTGGTGACAAAGGTTAAGCTATCTGGGAAAGTGCAGTTCAGGCGCGACATGATGAGGGTGAAAAGATTGCCTTTGCCGTTGGTGGAAAAGCAATAAAACCGCAGGGAATCAACATCTAGAACAATGCTGGTAGGGTTGGTGCCGTCCGCCCGTGAAAAGCGGAACTGGGCTTTGGCTGAATTAAACGTAATGTTTTCATAGCCGAGGGTTTCGAGGATGGTGTAGATATCATCCGAGTGGCCGATCAGGCGTTGGGAGAGGAGTGCCGCGTTCATGGGCGCACCCCCTTTAACGGCCGATGGCTACATGGTCATTGCGGATGGTACAATAGCCGACCTCTTTCCAGTTGTTCCAGCTGAGGTTTGCTTCATACAAAAATTGCTGACCGTCTTCATCGTTACGGGTTTTATCGAGAAAGGCGACGATGTACTTTTTGGTTTTATCCAGCGTGATGGGGGTGGTGAATTTTTCCCAGGTGCCATCCGGTTTGCGGGTGCGGGTGTATGCGTGACAATCACATTTTTCGCCGGTGTATTCATCCTGCCAGAGTTCCCGAATATAAATCATTTCGGAAAAGACCTCTTTGATTTGTTTGCCGTTGGAAAGGGTGGAGGCATCGAGAAAGCGCTGGTTTTTCATGTAGAGAGCCAGCTGATAGGTACAGACGATGGAGACGTTTTCCCGACTGGCACACTGGAAAATTTTGCGCGAGGACTGCAAGAGCTGGCGATACATTTCCATATTGCCGCCGTCATCGTCCGACTTCATGGTGTCCCACAGGAACATCTGGTAGCCGAGTTTGGAATATTTGCGAACCGACTTGATGACGCGGGAGGTGTCGTTATCGAACATTTTGATGAAGCGGATGGAAGAGTATTTCTTTTGGCTGATGGCTGCCGCTTTAAGCAGCATTTCTTTTTGTTCATCCGTGAACTTGCCAACCTTGAGATGCTTGCGAGTCATTTTCCAGTAGCCGAGATCATTGGTGAGGATATGGATGGTGAGCAGCTGTTTGTAGGCACGGACCTGCATTTCGTTTGAAATGATGCAGCACTTGACACCGGATTCGGTTAAAGGCAGGATCATATTTTCAAACACGAAAGAGGTTTTGCCGGTGCCGGAGAAGCCGCCCAGCATGTAAAGATCACCAAGGGGAAGGCCGAGAGTGGCCCAGTTGAGGCGGGGGCAGTTTTTACCGTAATTCAGACCGACCGTTTCGCCCTTATCCAGCTCTGTGATATACGATTCATCAAAGGCGACAGATTCGACTTTCATATCGCGGGTGGAGTTCATGCTGATGGTGTTGAGCTGATAGTCGAAAAAATCGTAGACTTGGGAGTTGGACATGGAATCAAAGCGGGAGGTATCCTGGAAAGTTTTGAAAAACTGCTCGCAGAGATCGGAGAGGGTGTTGAGCTTGGAGATGCGGTCAAAGTAGGCTTCGACGTTATCAACATCCACAAGGGATTTGAGCTTTTCGACTTCCGGGTAGCCGCCGTAGGCCGAGAAGACTTTGCGGGTATCGGCTTTATCCGAAAGGTAAGTATCGACCGAAATGCTATCGAAATTGCGGAAGCCGGAATCATACATGCCGCGGCCAAGCTGGTAGTAGAAGAGGGCATCTTTGGTTTTGATGGTTAAATCATTGCCGAAGTTGACCTGATCGTACTCGCCAAACAAAACCGGTTCTTTCCAGAGGCAGAAAACAAAAGAGGCTTCGTCTTGAGCGCGGGAGGTATTGATTTTATCAAGACAGGTTTGGAGTTCGATATTTAGTCACCGCCTTCCAGAAAATCTGTGATATCTTTTGGCTGAGCAGCGGAAGTGAAATCCTGCGGGGGCGGAGCCGGTTGGGGTGCGGCCTGACGGGATTCAAATTCCTGCTGAGATTTGAGGCGGCGGGCAACATCGTTGATATTGTTGGTAAGGATGGCCATGAGGTAGGATGCTTTTTGATAGTCCGAACCGAAAGAGCGGGAAGCCAGAGCGTATTCAATTTTGGACTGGCATTCCTCCATGGTGGCAAGGACAGCGGCATAGCCGTAATGCTTGAATTGCATGAGGCCACGGGTGATGACCGTTGGGAAAACATCGCCCGGCTCATAGCCCATATAGGAGGCCATGCGGGTAACGACCTGACGGTAATAATCAGATTCCTGCTTTTTTTGCTCATACAGCTCTTTGGTTTGGTAATAAAAACCATCCGGGGCCTTGAAATAGTCCAGCGAATTGCCATAGATGCCGGTGGCGTGACAGATGACGCGACGGCCTTTACGGACTTTGGGTGCTGCCATATTTGACACCACCTTTACGCTGCGAAGAGGTCAGCGATCTGGCGCAGGGTTGCAGCCGGGATGTTGGGGGAGGAGAACTTGGGTTCACCGGTGGCGGCCAACAGCTCCTTGGCTTTGGCCTTGATTTCATCCGAGGCGTTGGAGAAGCCATTGACGATGGTGTTGTAATATTCATCACGGTGAGATTCGTCCTGTTCGGCCTGCTTTTCGGCTTCCTCTTTTTTGCGGGCTACGGCTGCCTGTTTGGCGGCGGCTTTCTGCTCGGCCTTGGCGGCAGCATCGATCTGCTTATCCGTAACCGGAGCAACCGTGTGAGCACCGGCGACACCCTGTTTGAAGGCGGCGAGGAAATCCTGCGGATCAAGGGTGATCGTTTCGGGCAGGTCATTGAAACGGGAACCGGCATCAATGGTAGAGGTGCCGCGCAGATGGATGACACGTTTTTCGTTTTCGATTTTGCCGGATGCGATATCGCGCTCAATGGTGCCAACCATGACCATCTGGGCGTTATCAGCAATGGCGCTGTATGTACGGTCCTGCATGAGGTTTGTGAGCTGCTCATACTTTTCGCCGGTGAGGGGGTCCGTGCGCTCCTTAAACTTGGTATGGGACAGGATGAAGACGGCGATGCCGGCGTTGCGGATGCGGGAGAGCTGATCGTTGATGATTTTAATCAGGCGGTCAGAGCCGCGGTTGTAGCCGCCGAAAGCATCATTGATGGATTTGCAGGACTTGCCGGTTTCACGACGGGATTCCCTCATGACTTCATCGGTGGCGATATCAAAGAGGGTATCAAAAGTATCAAAGCAGACACCCTTGATGCCGTAGTCGGCATTGTTTTCGATCAGATCATCGACAATCTGGACAAGGCCGCGGTGGCCGGTTTCTTCGTCGTAATCATCGTCCCAGGTGAGGGCTTCTTCGACCTGGAGATTATCGAGGTGGTGGAAGCCGGACTCGGTGCCGCAGGAGATGAGCAGACCCTTGGAGGCATTGCCCCAGGCGGCAACAACGAGGTTGCGCCACCAGGTTGTTTTGCCGTATTTTCGCGGAGACAGCAGCATGTAATAGGGGTAGCTGGCAAGATCGCAGCTGATCTGATTCATTTTGAACGCCATAGGTTCACGCTCCTTTTGTGTTGGTGGTTAATTAAAACAGCTCGTCTTCATCCCGCGAGGTGGGGGCGGTGAAGGGCGGGGTTTCCGGTTCTTTTTTGGCGGACTTTTCCATATCGGCAACCGATTCATCCTTGGTGGGGGTATAGATCAGGTCAACAAACTCGGAATTCTTGAGGCCGAGGTCGATCGGGCCATCCTTGAAATCATTGCGGGGCATGGGGCGCATGAGGCGGAGTTCCTGAACACGGTTGCCGTAGATAGAGCCGCGGGGACGGAAATCTTCAAGAGTGGCATTGCCGGCCTTGATGGAACGCAGCTGGAAGGGAGTGAGGCAGGATTCATCGAACGGCTTTTCTTCAGCACCGTTGACAACACGGCCTTCCCACATCATGCAGAACATCGTTTTGGCTTTGGTATCCAGCTCGCCCATGCGGTACTCATAGGTGGACTTTTCACCGGGGTCATCCATGTTGTAGACGGCAGTATTGAAGATCATCTGCAACGGCAGATACTTATCGCCTTCGTCCTTGTTGATGTAGGATTCAACATAACCGTTGACGTAGATCTTGCCGGTTTCCTTGAGGTCGGCTTTGTCGATACAATCCTTGTTGAAGATGAAGGGAACCATGATGGCCAGCTTGGGCTTTTCGACCGGTTCGCCGTCTTTATCGAGCAGGGGTTTCCAAACGGAATCAATGTTGAAGTTGCGGCGCAGGATGCCTTTGGAATCGTAACGGAGGACCATGCGGCCATTGACGGTGATGCGGCCGGTGTAGTTCTTGAGAGCTTCGGCCAGATATTCAGCCAGGTCATAGCCGGTGATGAAGGTTTTTGTTTCATCCGAGCCGATGTTGGTGCGGTAGGTGCGGTAGGGAGCAACCTTGGAAATAACATCGGGGTCAAGGCGGTCAGACCAGCGAACGTCAATGGGGTTATTATCCCGGTCGTAAGTTTTGATGACATCGCCAGAGCGAGAAGTATCCAGCAGGGAGACGAACTGAACGCTGCTGCCGACCTTGACACCAAAGCTGAGCTGGAGGCGGGTATCAGACATGCCGCCGTAAGTAGCCGGGGTGGAGGTAAGCAGATCATTTTTGGTGGAAGGAGTAAAATCACCAACAAAGTTGAAGGTGATGGTGTTGTTTTTTTTAGGCATAGAGGACTCCTTAATGTGGCATATTTACGAAAACTTGTAATTAGAAAAGAAAAAAAATAAAAAGGCGGGGTTAATCAGCCGTCAAAATCAAGGTCGGAATCGTCATCGTCGTCTTCTTCATCGGTTTCGTCATCCTCGAAGTCATAGGATTCATCGTCCTGGGAGGCGGCACAATCACCGGAACAGTTAGAGCAATCGCCGGAGCACGTTTCATCACAGGGGAAGAAGGCATCATCGACGGTGAGATGGGGGTTGATGGCACAGACGGATTCAATGGCGTTGGCAACAGTATCGGCACAGGAATCACAGACGGTGAGGTCAAAGATATCGCCGTCATTTTCGGAGCCATAGCCGAAGCGGTAGTTCATGCGCATACCGTAACTTTTGAAATCAGGAAAAATCTTTTTGCAGACATTGCAGATAAACATGTAAGAACACCCCCGTTAAGATAAGTGAAAAAATGATTGCGGTGGTTGACGAAAAAACGGGGGCGGGGAGCGCGGTAGGATGAACATGGCGGACACCTCCTGACAAATCATTTCAAAGCGAGAAGGGCGGTATGCAGGGCAAAGAGTTCTTCCGCTGTGGAGGCCACAACGCGAACCGATGCGGAATAATCCAGGCTCATAAGGGAGAGCAGGCTTTTGGCATTGGCTTGGTTGCCGTTGCGGTCGATGACAATAACCTGGCCGCATTCTTTAGAGACCTGGTTAAGACGCTGGCACTCGGCAAAGCTGCGGATGCGGGTGGTGAATTCGTGTGCTGTGCCCATCACGCAGCATCCTGTTTGGTGTTTTTGTGGGTGATGAAGCCGGGGATGGATTCGCCCATAGCTTTGCAGGCGGCGACACACTTGCCGATCCATTCATTGAAGGGGTCGTGATCGAAAGGCTTGGCGAAACCTTTGAAAGCGGATTTACCGTCAAAGCTGGAGGTATAAATAGCACAGCATACGGTATTGCCGGAACGCTGGAAGATCATATCGCCGCCATGTTCCGTGACGCGGGAGGACAGTTCAACAACCTTTTTGCGGGCTGCTGCGATTTCATCATCAGTCCAGGTGATGGAGGCGGGATCATTGGTGGCCTTGGTGATAGCGGCATAGGACTTGAAAGCCAGCTCGACAGCTTTGTGAGCGATGCGGTGAGCTTCGGCTTTGTCGTCCAGGGAGACTTCGATCTCGATGGTGACGGTATCCGGCTCTTCATCATCATCTTCCGGGGCGGGCTTGGTGGCTTCGACCAGCTTGATTTCATCTTCCCACAAGACAAAATCGGAACGCTTGCCGCTTTTGCCCTGGTAAGAATAGGCATAAACAGTTTTGCCGTCGGAACGGGTGCGGGGTTTGGATTCGGATTCAATGATGGTATAGGTATCACCGGGCTTGACACCACGGATATCTTTATCCAAGCCAAAAACCTTGTACAGATCGTTAAAAATTTCGCTGTCCTTGACATAATCGGGGATGGGGGCAACATAAGGGTTGATGACGGTGACACGATCGCCAAGACGGAACTTAGGTTTCATAATTCATTCTCCTTTGAAAATGATAAAATTATTAAGATCTAAAGCGTTGGTGCCGAAAGACGGCACAACAAACACCTTGGAGCCAATGGGAGGGGTTTTGGGTTCTTGACCGGTAAATTGGGAAACTGACACGCCACCAAGACGGCCGCAGATGGTGCAATAATTGACGGGTAAGTAGCGGGTGAACGTTTTGCCGGTAAGATGAGAAGCGAAAGTATAAGAGGCCCAGCCGAGGGTATACATGTGCTTGTGCTGGGAGCGAGGACGACTGGTGGATTTTCCGGGTTTGCGGTGAGGCGTGGGTTCATCAAATTCAGATTCCATGACGGTGGTTGGGGTGATTGTGTGCGGGTTAGGTTTGGAAGTGTTCATGATCTAGTCCTCCTTATCATGAAGATGGGCGCGGACACCGATGGCGGCATCAACAAGGAAGCCGGCAGCAAAAGCAAGCAGGACAAGAAACAATAAGGTACCGGAATTAAGAATGACCATAAGAACACCTCCAAATGCGGAACATGATTTAGTTGGTGGTATCAACAATAATGGGGGTATCGGAGCCGGACTGGACGGTGGGGAGCTGGCCGTTCCATTTTTCATACATCTGCTGCTGGATCAGTTCCGGGGTGAGGGACTGGGAAATCAGACGGTTGGCATCGGCCTGAGCCTGGGCTTCGATCAGTTTGGCTTCGGCGTTGATCTGAGCGGTTTCTTTTTCCTGGTTGGCTTTTGTGATAGCAACTTCTTTTTCTTTTTCGGCATTGACGTTTGCGGTCTGCTGCTCGATCTTTGCCAGCTCCAGATCCTGCTGAGCGTTGACTTTTTTCTGGACAGCAGCACGGGTTTCGTCATCGGGGTCGATATTGATCAGAGAAACAGATTCAATGATGATGCCGTAAGGCTCGAACTTATCCTTAAGGTAGGCGGTGAGTTCCGAGTTGAGGGAAGCACGCTGGTCGCCAAGCAGATCAATGACGGAATACTTGGCCGTGACCTCTTTGGTCCAGGACATGATGTTGGGCTTGATAAAAACCTCTTTAACGTCTTTACCGGACTGACCCTTGAAACGGGTGAAGGTATCAGCGACATGATCGGGATCAAAACGGTAGGTAAAAGTTAAATCGACCGTGAGACCTTTACCATCATTGGACGGGACTTCAAAGGATTCATCGCCTTTGGAATCACCGTCCGAACCGGAAGTGAGGTAAGACTGTTCGATGCCGATGGTGTAGGTAGTGACCTTTTGGGTGGGTTTGACAAGATGGAAGCCCTGAGTAAGGGTGGTTTCCGCCACGCCGCCGTTCATGTTGTAAATGACGCCGACATAGCCAGCAGGAATACGGACAGTACAAAACAGAGCAATAACGATACAGAAGATGATGACAAGGGCAGAGATAACTGCACCAACGGTTTTGTTCATTGAAAAAACTCCTTATTTTTTGTTGGTGAACTGACGGAAGAAATTGAGAATTTTGGAACCAAATTCATCATAGTGCGGGGAAAGCCAAGCCCAAAAAAGGATGGCTGCGAGGATTATGAGAAGGACAAATGCGATTGGAATGGAAACACCCCCTTTGAAAAAAGAGTAAAAAATAGAAAGCCCCGCAGAAAAATGTGCTGCGATGCTTTATGGCTTTTTGCTGAATAAGAATTCAGTGAATGAGGATTCAGGGAATTTTAATTTTGTGGTAGTAGGTGGAAAAAGTTTCGGTATCGGGAATCAAAACTTCATGCTGGTAATCTGTAGGATAATTGGCTTTGAACCAGGCACGTTTTTCTTCGATCTGTGACCAGATGGAGGTGCAATCATACTGGGAATACTGCTCTGTGAAGCGGAGGAAACGGGGGATGATACCGCCGAAAATAACTTCATCATAAAGCCTGGAATCAGGGGAGGAGAGGTATATATCTAATAAAGGAAAAGATGAAGTGGGGTGCTGATAAGAGATGTAAAGGAAATCGTCCTTAAACATGTGATTGGTGTGATAGCAGGGCTTGTACCAGAGACCTTTGATAGAATCCGTACGGAGATAACCCCTTGCGCCATAGTAAGTGCCGGAAAGAAAACAGCTGGGAAGATCCTTATAGGTTAGTTTGGTGGGGTATTTGCCCTGAGAGAAAAGGGTTTTGGATTCAGGGTCTTTATAATGGGAAAGACCGGTGCGGCGGGTGGTATAAAGGTTGGCAGGAGTGGGACGGGATTTCATTTGGCAGCTCTCCTTCGATTTATATATCTTCTCCGTTGAAATTCATCATTAAGCTGAAAAAATTCTGGCGGGATGGAATTTGCACAGTCATAACGTTCAAGACAAAACAAACAGTCCACTTGTTCAGATTCAGGAATGTCACGACAAAGAGGAGGGGATAATAGTTCTTTCATACGAGAATAAATAAATTCATCAGAGAAAGATTGAATTTCCTGTTTTGTATATAACAAGATAAATTCCCCCTGAATAGAATCAAAAATAAAATCCCGGCAAACGACAAGTTCGAGCCGGCATAGCGAGAACTTGTAGGTTGACATTATCGTGACAAATTCAATCTTCCGGGTATGACCGGGAAGCGGTATGCGGGGCAGGCCGTAAAGGCGGTGCCTGTAGGTACCAGGGGCTTTGCCGGGAATATGAAACGCCGTGTAGGGCGAGACACCAAAGAAAAAAATCATCCCACCGCAGTTGAAGTGATTGTCTATCACTGAACCCAGCCGACTTGGATAAGCGCTCGGATATGACCGGAGTGCGGTGCTAGAGCACGGTTTTACCAGCGGGATGATTGGGTGGCAGGTTTGGCCATCGATCGGTGCTGCCATACCGAACGGTGATTTTTTTTGACCGATAAATCACCAAAAAGGTTTCAATCCCTTACGGCAAGTCCGTAAGGCTGGTGGAACATAAAAGATTTGAACTTTTGTAATTTCAGTTATGAGCTGAAGGCACTGACCGTCTGTGCTAATGTTCCATGTGGGGCTTCCCAGTGGGACTAGTACGCCACCGAGCATTTTCATTTCTGGCTGAGGGATACCCCATCCTCTCAGATCGTCCGGGAGCGACCCGGCCACTGGCGGAGCAAGTGGGATTCGAACCCACGCGGCGGGATAAACCACCCTACGTCCTTAGCAGGGACGCCTCTTATACCAGCTTGAGTATTGCTCCGTGTGAAAGGGCATCCCACCCTTGAGGTACCAGTGACGTGCTTAGCCGTCTCACCATATGTCGATAGGTACTTACCGCTGCTTACCACTCGCCGCAGCCCGGAGGACTTTCCCATCTTGCCACCAGTTGGAAAGGTGTTTGGAAGCCAACTGGAAGTTCCGCCGATCGGTTTCATGCCGGGTGCTGCGTGTTAAGACTGCCGTAAAGACGGCTTTGAACCCGGCAAGGTGGACTGTTACCTGCCCGAAGGTGCAAACGGAATAGTTTTGAGGCAGTGTGCCGCTGCTCTGCCATTGCTTTAGCATCTGGGGGTTAGACCAGAATAAAGCGTCCAGCGAGTTTATTTCACCCACTGATTTGACGGAGAGATTGCCCTCCGCGTACCCCAGACTTGACCGGCGCTGGGAGCCATGACGCCCCGGAGTGAACCGGAACGGTGGAGCCAGGTGGGGGACTTGAACCCACAACCTGCCGCTTACAAAACGGCTGCTCTGCCATTGAGCTAACATGGCATAATAACAGAATAAATTCATGATGGAGACGACACCCCGCGATATGGTACATATATTTGTACTGGTGACGGGTACATAGATTCAAATTCAAACACCTGGATATACGCAGTTACAGGAAAATTGTAACAACGCCATTTACGACAAGTGGCTTGCGTTTGATAACAAAGAGGGCATAAGCTTTTCGCAGTTCATTTGGAAATACGAACAGAACATTTTCAGCCGCAGACAGCTCGACAAACTGTTTGAACTGAATGGAAGCAAGAACCCCGAAAAAGCCGCTGACCACTGGATATGACCGAGGTGTGGAGCCGTTTGCTACCCGGTGTGGCCAATCCACGGCCGCACCGGTGTGACGGGACTTTACGGTGTGAAACCAAAATGAAGTTATTCTGTTGTGGAGCGGCTGAGGGGTGTCGAACCCCCATCCCAAGCTTGGAAGGCTTGTATACTGGCCGTTGTACGACAGCCGCTTACCAGGGCGGATTGTTTTAACGTGCTACCGCCTTCGCACGTTGCCCATGTACCAGCCTTGAGGACAGCGAGGTGCCGACACAGCCATGCACATGACCTTGCGCCAAGGATTTAATAGAGCCTTGAGCCTTGGGGGTTGAGGAATAAACTTTGATGAAAAATAAGGTTTGAAATTTGAGCGTTGAGGTTTAAGCGTTAAGCATTAAACTTTCCGGGCAAAACATTCATTCTGACGGGCTGGGCATACAAAAATGCAGCCACAAAGAATGAACCAATATTTTTATCATAATTGCAATGATCGTGGAACAGGTGTTTATAGTTTTAACTTTGTCATTATTCCACAGCGGACAAAGCGGCTTGTGGTTTGACGCTTTCGGTACACAGGCAAATGGTATCAAAACAGCTTAGTAGCTAAATGTGATCTGGGTAATGGCGTTGGAAACAGAGAGGGCGGAATCAATTTCGTTGTTGAAGGAATTGATCTGGGACTGCAAGTCTTCAATGATTTGAGTACAGCCTTTGGTGAGGCCATCGACCAGCTCCATGGAGTTCTGTTCAAGATAGGTGTTGCGGATCTTGGCGACAGTTTCAGGATCGGCATCCTTGGTTTTGGAATCGCCGCCGCAGATCGATTTGGCCATATCATCGGCCTTGGCTTCCACACGGAGATTGGCGGAGGTGATCTGAGAGGTTTCGCTTGAATACTGGGCCTGAATATGGCTGCGCAGGTAGTCCAGGTATTCCATGCCGTGCTGCTTGAGAGAGATGGCTTCGGCCACGGTATAAGTTTTATTGTTGACTGAAATTTCTGTGACCGCGTTGGACTTGGAGACAGCGGCCTTGATGGCGTTGCGGCGATTGATGAGATCCATAGCGGAATCATAACTGGCCTGAGCGGATGTTTTGAATTCATCCACCGTGATTGCACCGAGCTTGGTAGCTTTGGCTTTGGCGGCGACACAGAACTTGGCGGAATCGATCTTTTTGATGATCCGGGAATCAATCGTTTTAAGTTCCACCAGAGCGCGGTGAATGGACATGGATTCGGTAGTCATGGGAAAAACCTCCTGAAAATAGTGTTTGCGAAAACTTGTAATATAGCGCCCGTAAAAATGTGGGACGACGATGCCCCACGATGAGGAAAAATTATTTTAAGTTGAGCTGCTTGTAAGACAGCCACTTTTTGTAAGAGTAAACGAAATCATTGCTATAAACGCCCCAGAGTTTTTCTGACAGCTGTTGTGTTTTGAAGAGCCGCAGGAACCGGCCGGATTTATAACAAGAGCTGACGAGAACTTTTTTGTTTTTGAAGGGATTGTTCACCGGAAGCTGTTCTTGGCGCTGAGAATAGACGCGGTTGATGTTATTGACGATATAAAAACCGCTGGCGTCCGGGTCCGGCGTTTCGGCCTTGTTGGCGCCTTTTATACCGCGGATCACATAATCATCGCGGCCAAAAAACGATACTTCACGCACACCGGTACGATTGGGCACCAGAATACTTTGCGCAAGCATGGCTTTTTCAAGGTTGATACAGCAGAAAGAGGAAGAAATCACAATATCCTGCGGGAGGTGATTTTGTTCGGTGGCGTAAATTACCATACGGGTAAGATCGACATCCGCTTTTTTGATAAGAGCAATGTTTTTGACCTCCACACCGCACCAGGCAAGGGTATAGATTGCACGGGGCATACAGTCCAGATCACTGTTATTAAAGATAGCTTCCAGCAGAGATTCGAATTCTTCATCAGAAAAGAGCATCTGCTGAGAATAGGAATCAAGGGACTGCTGCAGAGTGGGTTTGCTGGGATTGGAAACGGTAGTGAGGGATGGCTTGGACGAAATTTGAGAATCGTCCTCATTATCAGCCAGTGACATCTGAAGAAACTGACGGAACGGATGACCTGTTGACTGATCCAGCGTGATAACGTTTTGAAGAACCAGGTAATCCAGGTAACAGGAGAGAAGGACCAGCTTGTTGCGGTTGATAACTGCACTTGCCGAGTTGCCGATGATTGCCTGCTTATAAAACGATGCGTACTGCTGATAGGAAAAGGATTCAAACCTGGTGCCGTACTGATGCTCATACGTTTCGAGCGTGTAGGAAAGCCGGGGAATGATTTTTTGGATATACTGCGGAACGGTTTTGCCGTGATTGACCGTAATATAAGCATTGGTAATATCAGAGATAAGTTGCTGATAACGATCAATACGAACAGAATCATTGTTATACCGATCGATAATAGTTTTGCCCATACAGATCCTGCCTTTCTAGTTATTTATAGTATAACGTATGTAGACAGGAAATGCAAAGAAAAACTATGCAACCGGTGTTGGGCGGGGTTCCGGGATGATCCAGCGGGTAAGGAATGGATTTTGAGTGAGGAAAGCTTTTTTGGCCCGCTGCCAGTTTTCATCCGAGAAGCGGGCAATCGGTTCACCAAGCTGAGAGTTCAGGAGGGTATCCCGCGCTTCGACCACGAGGGTAGAATCCCGCGTAAGGCCGCGGATGGAACCGGCTGGGTAATCAACATGCGTTGGACTGGCACTTGCAAAGCGCTTGGTGGTGAAGGGGATGACATCACACTGGCCGCTGAATTTGTTATAAACATCATTGCTGACGACCAGATAGGGATGAATACCAACGTACTTGTGCGTACCGAGCAGAGCATGGTCTTGCGGAGCACAGCCCAGCCGGATTTCGCCAAACTTGGGAACCGATGTACTGGGTTTGAACATAGCGTGGAAACCTCCTTTACTTATTTATTGCTTACCTTGTGATATTATCATACCACGTTACTTACAAGAAGTCAACAGTAAAATTCAAGATTTTTGAAAAATATTTACGGAATAATTTACACCATCCAGAACGAAATCATAGGTGGTGTAAGAGTAGGTACAGCGGCCAAAAGGGATCTCGTTGCCGGGGGTGCTGGGGGTGACGGCGGCCTGAATGCTGAGAGCCTGCAGGACAATAGTGCTGGTTTTGCTTTGGAAGCGAAGCAGCGGGACGCCGGTGGAGGCGGACATGAAGCGGATTTGATCTGGCTTGAAGGTGGAAAGGGAGGACATAGCCGGGGTGTAGAGGTGGACATTGATGTAAGCTGCGTTTTGGCAGGCGGTGGCTAGCTGGGCAAGGGTGATAGTTTGTGTGTTCATGGCTCCTCCTTATTCGTTGACGTCCGAAAAGATGGACTGGAAAATGGTGGGAATTTAATCCCAATAGTTGTAATTTACAACTATTTGTTGTATAATGCGAGTATAGCACAAAGGAATTCAAGATACTAGAACGGAAACCTGTACTAACATTGAAAAGGGGACACGAAAATATGGAGATTGGGCAAATTATACGAGAGTGGCGCAAGGCAAACGGGATAAGCCAGCGGGAACTGGCAGAGCGACTGCGATGCGGAACCCACACCGTGATGGGGTGGGAGAACGGAATCAATTACCCAGGGTTTTGGGCGTTGGGTGTATTGGCGGACGAGATGCACTGCACGGTAGACTACCTGATGGGGAGGGAAGATCATACTGTAGCGGCCTGTAAAGAATCCACGATGGAATCAATGGCATCGGAGGCTTCGGAACAGAGATCAACAGCGGACTGAAGTTCATCCATGGCGTCCTGCATGGCGGTGCCGCGGTCGGAATCCTGCATAGACTCCGGCATATTATCGAAGGCTTCTTCCTCAAGATCGTGCAGGTCCTGAACCTGGGAGGAAAGATCGTCCTGGATGGTGGAGGAGAGATCCTTGAAAGCCTTGATAAGACCGCGAATTCTGGAGCGGCGTTCTCTATTCATAGCAAATTACCTACCTTATTATATAGTGATTAGAATGAGTGGGTTTTGGATTCGGTTACGGTATGGATAATGGCGGGGCTGCAGGACCAGGCAAAGTGGGGCTGGCGGCCGGTGGAAGTGACGACAGAGGTGACAAGATCCATAGCAGCAAGGACGGCTTTTTGGCGGATGATGTTGCGGTCGTGATCCTGAAAAAGATAGCGGCGGACGAAAACATTTTGAATCTCCGAATTGGCCACGGCGATATAGACAGTGCCGGCAGGCTGAGATTCCGCATGAGGACCTGCAATGCCGGTGATACCAACGCCAAGCTCTGCGCCAGATTTTTGAGCTGCGCCGATTGCCATTTGGGCGGCGACAGGACCGGAATAAACAGTGTAATTCTTGATGGTATCCGGTTTGACAGAAACAAGGTTCATTTTGGCAGCGGCAGAGTAAGTGACAAAGCCATACTCCATGACGCTGGATGCGCCGGGAATACTGGCGAGAGAGGAAGAGAAGAGGCCGGCGGTGCAGCTTTCGGCAGCAGAGATGTGAAGAGATTTGGATTTGAGCAGCTCAACAAGCTGTTGGGAGGACTGAGGGATAGAATTCATGATAAAGCTCCTTTGAATGGGAGGATGTACGCCAGGGTTTTGCGACCCTGGTTTTTATTTTTTTAATAGGACAGAACGAAGAACAGCCAGGTAAAAAAGATTTGGCCGGTATGGAGGAGCTGGTCTGTGGTAAGAGAGATAGAACCTTCGTTTGCTTTTTGGTGGTCAATAATAGCATGAAAACCGGTATTGGTAAGAATGGAAGAACAGAAATAGGCAATTGCATGGGGATTATAAGGAACGAACAGAGAGTAAACCAGAAGCGGAATTATGATGCAAGTTGACCACATGAAGGAATGTTCGATGAGGGCGGTGATGTAATCAACAGGATAGTGTTCCTGAACGAACACCTTGGAGTACTTGAGGTCCCACCACAAACGCTGCTTGAGATCGGCGAGGATGCCCTGGAGATTGTAATCGGCAATGAGGTGTGAGAAAAACATAAGGAGGAGGAGAAGAAATTTGATGAGCATAAGGATTCACCTGCCTTGATCTTACATGGTGTAGAGTTTGACAGCGATATCAAGAACTATAAGGACAAAGCAGATACCGATAAAAATCAGGGTACCTTTATCATTATTCTTTTTCATTTTAGTGCTCCTTTCGATTTTTCATGGCTTCCTGAGCCTGAGCGTAAGTGAGGGTTTTGCCTTCGTGGCCGGGGAGAGGTTGAGATTCCCAGGTACCGGGGACGCGGTATTGTTCAAGAGAACGACGATTGAGTTGTTCGATAGAATAACCGGAAACATTGGCAGCGTATTCATGATTGACCTGGATGCCCATATCTTCACAGTCATGGCAGATCATGATATAAAGAGCTTCTGCTTCTGAGCAGTGACGTTCTTGCTGAACCTGAAAAGTATATTCACCGCGCAGGTTGTGACCATTTTCAGCAATGGCAAGCCAGGAATCTTGGACCTCTTGCTGTTTGCGGGCACACATGGGAAGACCTTCGTTGGGGTCAGGTTCAGGAAGAACTTTAAGGGCGACTTTGGCAATACCATATGAGAAGGCATATACAGCGGCAAACATAAGAGTTGCGATAACAATAGCCGCGAGAAGACAAAGAATTGGCATATTGTCACCTCCTTAGATTTTGAAAATTGAAATTTATTTGGAACGAAGACGGCAGCGCATGACCTGGATGGACTGGACGCTGCGCTGAAGACGGGCGGAAAGCTGACGGTCGGGGATGGAGTGGACGAGGATAAGATTCATTTCCTCGGTCGTCCATTCACGCTTAGGGTAGCCGGCTGTTTGCCGGTAGTTGTTGCGGCGATAATAATTGCGGGCAAGGGGATCAAGACGGGAAGACATGAGGGGAGTGGGTCAGCTCCTTGTTGGATTTGGGTATTTGCAAAATTAGGTGATTTTCTATTTGAAAATAGGTGGTCTACTAATTTATGCAAATACAATTCCTTCGTTTTTGACAACAAATTTACATTTATAATATGGATATGCGTTGCCATTCGTATTGTAATATCCATCTGCTTTGCCATTATGTGAGCCGCTAACTCCTTGCATCACATGAACTTGCCCGTCAACAAGAAATACACTTCCTGGATAGTTACGGTTCAAGTTTCTATATGCAGGATGATGCTCTTTCACCTTGAGCTTGCAAACATCACCTGGATGGCTTTGACGAAACTCTTCCAAACTGTCGGTAGTCTGTTTAATAGCCTTGTGGCGATTCGTTGCCACTGTTTTGCCATTGAGTGTGTACACGCGGCTCATGTTCGCTTTGTGTAGCACTCTTCTATCATGGCGGCGGAACTGCTTTAATTCGTATGGCACATGGCTGTTTATATTGCTATCACAAACATCGTTGGGTAAAACAGAACAGGCAATGCAATAAGCATCAAGCCAATGGTCTTTACTCACACCGTGCGCTGTACGATAGTCGTAGGTACTTTTACCATTGGTCACAAAGAAATGCTTCGGAAAAAGAGAATTCATCTCTTTCGTCAATGCCGGAATGATTTGATTCAATACGCTCAAAGCACTGTACTTTTTGACGAGTCCGACTTTTTCTTTGGCGAGTTTCTTTTGCCAGGTAGCATCCTTATGAACGAGATTGTGATGCTCCGTGCATAGACCAACAATATTGGCGATAGTGTTGCTACCGTTTTCGGATTTTGGTACTACATGATGGTAATGTTCAATGGGCTTCTCACAAAATAGGCAATGGTGTTCCTGCATTTCAGAAACAGCATTTTCAAGGCTCCCTTTTTGGTAGAGTGGGCCTTGCTGATACTGCCATTTCTGAATGTTAGGGTTGTCAAGCTGCATGAACGCAAATTTGTTGACTTCAAGCACAACATCACTGATAGGAAGAAACTTCTGAATTTTCTTCACCAAGTTGATGTGTGTCTGTAGCAACTGATTTGCAGTAGGCGTAAGCCATCCTTCCGGTCTTGCACGATTGGTGAACTTTGCCTCTTTGTTTTTGATACCAATGCAAAGTACATCTTTCTCACAACCCGGAAGATGGCGCTTGATAACGCCAATTTCTTTTGCACGTTTACTAACACTACCATTTTGAGCAGTGGTTTGCTTTACGCACTTCTTAGAAATAGTGCCGTTGGTTTTTGCTCTCCGCTGACGGCGGCAGCGTCTGCCGTTGGTGCGTCTTGCGCAGCGTGATTCCTTACGCTTTTTCATCAGCTTAGGGACTTCCTTATTGCGGGTCTCAAGATGCGCAGTAAAGACCGCCGCCCCGTCTGCTTTGACAACGGCAATGCCGATGTTGGTCCTACCAGGGTCGATACCCAAGTATAGGGGTTGAACTACATCATCAGTTTCATAAAGCAACTGGATAGTAAACGGTTTTGATTTTACGACTCGTGCTTTTCCATTCTTAAGGAGATGGCGCACATGCATACAGCGAGTCGTTGGCATCAAAGGTTTACCATCTTTGTTTAACACATATACAGTAGGCATATACGCTACCCTTCTTTTACTGTAAGTCTCTCCTGCTGAAACAGGAGGTTGTGTTTCCCTTGGCTGGGTGTTTGCTGTGAGCGGTATTGTACGAGACAATGCCACTCGTGCGGAGCTATCAACTGGGAAAATCGATAGGCGCAACAAACATCCAAATGCCTGTGGTATTTGTAAAAACAGATGGTTTTATTCAAACCACCTATTTTTGCAAATACCCTTGGATTTATTGGGTGAAATCATGGGCGGACTGAGCAAGAGGGAGGCAGTGGGTACGCAAAATCTGCCAGAGTTTGCAATCCGGTTTTGTGCGGGAGAGGAGTTGCAGGGCGCGGTCCCTGGACATATCGCGGTGGGCAAGAGGGTAGTTTTGAGCCAGAAAGTTGCGATGGGATTCATTGTTGGTGAAAAGAAGCTCGGTACCGGGGTGAGTTTCCGTTAAGAAGAAGTAGGGGCCGGTAACTTGCAGGCGGATGCCAGCGGACGGAGCACAGTAGAGATCGAGGGGAGAATCATCCTTTGCCGAGGTGTAGCCTTCGCCAAAAGAAGAGAGCCAGCGGTGGACGTTGGAACCCCAGGGGCAGACGGTGGGCGGCGGCATGAAATCATTGCCTTCCCAAACTTTTGGGGTAAAAGTTTCATCATAGGGGTAAGGACAATCCTGTTCCGGGGTAAGAGGCGGGGTGTAGATTAAAGGCGGATAGGCGGGCTGGGTGGTGCAGACAGCTTCCAGCGGAACAGAAGCACCTTGGGGCAGAGGAGTGAAATCACAGGCTTCGGTTGGATAGGAATAGCCGGACGAAGAATGAATGTTTTTGGTTTTGACCTGGCGGTAGACGGTGCGGAGCTTACCATCCTGATAAAGGTTGCCGAAGATAAAATCGTTCTGGCTGACAAAGTAAAGAGTGCTACGATCGCCATTGAAACAGAAAACAGCGGCGGCAGTTTGGTCGGCCAGGTTGGGACGGGGGATATCCGGGGCGGCGTGATCAAAATAATCCTGGAAGCTTGTCCAGTTTTTGAAGTAGAACGGGTAGTTGGGATTGGGAGCAAAATCAGAACAAATGCCCTGATAGGAACCGTAGTGAGGATGGGCGCAATCCGAAACAAGATTGACGGTGATGTTATTGGCACGCTTACATTTGATGCCCTGATAAGCGCAGTGACGGCAGTGAAGCTCTTCATCGTAAAGTGGATTTGTGGCGGACATGGAAAAACCCCCTTAGACGGCGTAGTGGATATCGCGGGAGCGGGTGCGGCGGAAGGCGAGAGCGGCGGGAGTGGTGGATTTGATCTGGGTGATGGCATCATAGCAAGCCTTTTCATCCGGGTCAGAGAGTTCATCATCGGAGATGTGGCGGTATTCAAATGTGAGATCCTTGCCTTCAACAAAGGGAGTGCCGGAGGTTTTATCGAACTGAACGGAATCATTGTTGTAGGTGACTTCGAAGATAAAATCGCCGTTTTTGTTGAAGAAGCGAACGTATTCTTCCGAGGAGGGATCGAAGAGATCACGGCGGACATTGCTGGCGGTATAGACAACACCGTTTGCGAATTTCATGGTGATGTTATAGCGCTCAGCGTTGAGGTTGACAATGTTCAGATCCTTGATAGCTTCCGTGAAAGGCAGGCCGGTGTTGAGTTCAAAGGCGATGGAACGCAGGCAGTCATAATTGAGGTCAACGCGACCGGCAAAACCGATGACGGCATCGATCTGGTCATAATATTCCGGCTTGAGCTTATCCTGCATGTAGGTGCGGATTTCATCGGCGGTGGGGTAATCGAAGCGGAAGTGGTAGTGGAAGCGGCCGGGGCGATTGACAAGGAAATCATTGAGACCTTTGAGATCATTGCAGGTGACAACGAAGAGGCGCTTACCGTTGGAGGTACCATCGAACAGGGAGAGCATGGTAGACTGAGGATCGGTTTTATCATTATCGGAGGGATGAGCGAAGGTTTTATCGAATTCATCAAAGAGAATCATGACTTCCTGGTCGATGGATTCGAGGTAGGAGGCAATGCCGGGGATGGCTTCATCGACAATGAGGACGGGCAAGCCGGCAGAGATGGCGCGGGTGGAGAGCAGGCGGGCAAACATGGACTTGCCGATACCTTTTGCGCCGCTGAGGATGACGCCAAGAGAACGCGGGAAAGCGTTGTAGGACGCTATAACTTTTTCGACCTTGGATTCATGCGGGCCATAGACCGTTTCGTTGACCTGCATATTGGGGCGGGATTCCAGGTAGAAGCCGCTGAGCTTGGAGAAACGGACGCAGTAGGTGGCGGCGGGCAGGAAATCGAAGGTGCGAAGGGAATCATCGTAGATCTGGTACTTGATGCCGGTGTTGACGATTTTCATAATTATGTAACTCCTTTTGATTTTTGTTATAGAACAATGTTAAAAGTAAAACGAGGTGGTGGAAAATATTACAAAAATGGGAAGTGGTACGGTTATCAGTACGGGGCTTCGAGGTTGCGGGGATTATAGGGGGCGTAAGTGATTTCGATTTTGCCGGGGCAGGTACAGGTTTTTCCATTGACAAAATACTGACGCCAGTAGTCATCGTCACATTCGCCTTTGGAGGTAATACGGAAGGTGAGGGAAGGGAAGGAGCGGGAGAGTTTAATCATATCGTTGGCGACATCGAACGGACATTCGTTTTCGGGGTCGAAGGTGAGGATATCGTTCTCGTCATCATAAAAATAGGCGGAAGGATCGAAGGGTCTGAGGCAAGGGGAAGCATCGGCGTAAAGGGTTTGGAGTTCATGCTGGATGGCATGGCGGGTGGGTTCCGGGATAAAAGCGGGGGTATCATCGCGGAAGACATCGAGAGTGTAGCGGGTAAAGTAGGACATGGAATCATCTCCTTTAAGATGCGGCGGCGGAATCGGTAAGGGATTTGAACATCGTTTTGGGAAGGCCGGGGGTAGATTCCTGACGGGAGATCCACTGGCGTTGGTAGGAGACAACACGGGGATAATCAGCAGCGGGGGAAACAAGTTTTGGGGTTTCGATGTTTTCAAAGACACATTCCGCGATGATTTGCAGAATTTCCGGCAAGGTGGTATCAGAACCATAGGCGGCAACAAGACCGCGCAGAGAACAGTAATAAGGTTCAACGGCTTGTTCCAGCTGGCGAATGGTATAGGCGGAGAGGTCGATCGTTTCGGCGGCAACGGCATAATAATTGCGGTTAGGAGAAGCCGATTTGGAGTGAAAAGGAACGATATCAGTGAACTGGTATGTAGTGGGAGAGAGCGCACGGCAGAACTGGCGGGTGTCCGGGTCAGTTTGGAAAAATTGTTTCATTGGGGCGGTCCTTTCAGGGGGTGGTGAGAGGCTGGATGAGGGAATCAAAAGAGATGGAGGAAATGGGAATGGACTGCGGGATGGGAATGGACTGCAGGGAGGGAGAATAACTGGCAAGAGCACAGATAGGGAAGATATAATGGAAACCGTAAAAAGAATACATTCGTCTATCAGATGTATTGTAAACATCTTTCACAATGTAAGAGTAGCCGCAGAATTGTTTCATACCTTGCAAAATGGTGATATACGGAGTTTTAATTCCACCACTTTCATTCAAACCGTATTCTTCTGCCATGTCATCCCATGTACGGATGGTGACGGTATCACCGGGCCGAGGGTTAAAATTCATTAAGAAGCTCCTTTCAGAAGATCATCAAAGGTGAGAGTGGATTCAAAGACGGGTAACACAAGAGAACAGACAGGAAAATCATAGTTTACATCCGCAAAAGAGCACCAGGAGCCAGCAGCGGTAGTGGTTACACGTTCAACAGTGTAGAAATGACCGCAATATTGTTTCATACTTTGAAAGATGGCGGCAGGAAGCGTTGGGATATCCCCATAGGAATCAATGCCAAACTCTTTTACCATATCATCCCAGGGGCGGATCATAACAAAATCACCGACTTGAGGAAAATACGAACTCATTATGTGGCTCCTTTCATAAGATCGTCGAAAGAAATGGTAGAAGCAGGAACAGGTGGGGCAAAAACGAACATGTCTTCAGTAAAAGGGAAATAGCAGCAGTCCAATTTATAAATCCAATATTTATCGTTAATGGATGGCCAGACATGTTTGACTTTGAAAGAGCGACCGCAATACTGTTTCATACTATCGCTAAAGATTATATAAGGGGTTTTAATTCCTAATTCACCGCTGAAGCTGCCATATTGAGAGAGCATATCATCCCAGGCGCGGATTGTGACCGTATCGCCAGGCTGAAATCTGTGAGGGTAAGACGGCATAGGTTAAGCACCACCTTGAAGTAAATCATCAAAGGAAACGGAAGGGGGAGGAGTAGGCACGGGGGAGGATTCCATAAGAGATTGGTAGGCGGCATAAATTTTTGAAGCGTAATACATTTTGCCATCCTGGGTGGTGAACTGAAAGAAATTTTGATTGCAGATACCTGTGGCGGTAACGATTTGAGGGGAATCAAAATCACCGCGGGAAACGGCAGTAACGTCAGAAACAGGACAGAAACCGAAATGAAACCGAGCTGATAAGTTCATATAGGGAGCGACGGATTGTTTACGTAGATCAGAGCTTTGGCGAAAATCATCATAGAGAGCTTTACATTGAGCGAAGGAGGGAAAGAGAATTTCTTGGTTAGGAAGGATGGTGGGGTAAAAAAGATCGGTTGTTTCGGGGATCAAAAGAAGTCACCACCTTGGAGAAGAGAATCAAAAGAGAGAGAAGAGGGCGGAACGGATTGGAGTTTGGATTGTTCAAACATAGGGGAAGAAAAAACCACGGAAGTACCGTCGAAAAAATAAGAATCAAATTTTGGAGATGGATAGCGGTTTACATGAACAATGGGAAGTGTTTGTCCGCAATATTTTTTCATAAACTCTGTGAAAGTTTTTGGGACTTTGATTCCACCATATTCGTCCAAACCAAATTCGGATTCCATATCATCCCACTGACGGATGGTAACTTCATCTCCGACATTGTAGGTAGGATAATCGGCAGGGTTAAGAGATTTCATTGAGGGAGTTCACCTCCGGCAAGGAGTTGGTCAAAAGAGATGGCGGGAGGAATGACGGAAGAGGATTCGTTAAGAGGGGCGAGCATGGCGGGTGAGAGGAGCCAGCGGCGGAATCCAATTGTAGAGGGGGTGCCATGAAAGAGAGAGAGAATAGGATCATCAAACTGGAAGATATCGGAAGAAAGATAACGTTTATCTCTGTCAAAATAGGAAGGTTCGTTTACGATGGTGAGAGTGGCACCGCAAAGGTATTTCATTTCGCTATTAAAGAATGAGTTGTCCGGCAAGTAAATACCATAGGCACTATCATGATGGCTGATGGAATTGAGTTCATCCCAGGAGAGGATGCGGACGCGCTGGCCGAGGTAGAGGTCTTGGAAGGTCACAGAAAATCACCTCATTGAACAGTATGAGCGCCATAACAAGCAGCGTCAGGGACGATAGGACTCGGCATAGGGGTGGGGCTGCCGGATTTGGACTGGGGTTCGGGTGCCCAGGAATGGAGTTGGCCATCCAGGATTTGCATTTCCTTGGCGATGGAAGCAATAACGAAATCAAGAGAGATGGCCTGACCGGTAGTCTGGCGGCCCCAGTAGGACTTGCCCCAGCAATCAAGAACGACTTCACCGCGGGCTTTGAGCTTTTCACCGAACCAGTTGGAGACCGCCCACCATTCAAAGATTTCAGGCGGGGTGGTATCGAGGTCATCGTATTCATCGTCACTGTAGACAGCACCGCAACACTGGCAGACATGAACAGTTTCGGACTCGCAGCAGGCACGGGCTTGGGCGAGAGTAGGGTAGGTGAGGCCGCAGACGGGGCAGATATAGGGGTCCACAGGTTCCGGGACGTCAGGATCATAATCCGGGTTTTGGAATTTGGAATCATCGAGGTCCGGGACATCAACTTCATCAAAGTAGCTGGAATTACCGCACTCGGAGCAGGTTTGGGATGAAGCATCACAGATAGCGGATTCGTAATCGGATTCATCGAAAGGAGGATCTTCCGGGATGCTGGCGTCATAAGCGAGAGCGGAGAGGATAAAATCCATTTCCTGGTTCATATTGCAGAAGACTTCACGGTTGATGAGCTGGTCGAGAATTTTTTGGTTGGGGGTGGAATCGGAAGAATATTCATGACCGTTGACGGTGTAAAGCATAAGATCAACTTCCTTTTTTTTGTATGTAGGGGGGTCAGGATTCAAAATCGGGGTGGTCGAGGGCGGTGGCGTTGGAAAAGAAGACATCAACCATATCCTGATCGGATTCGATGTTATAGCAGCCGCCGCAGGAATTGTTTACTTCCCACTCATTGGAATCGGGGTTATATTGATAGAGGGTGAGAGCTTTTGCTTCGCCGTTGAGGTACTGCTGATAGAGTTCAAGCTCACTTTTGATCACGTTCTCCGCATGAGAGCGCCAATCCGGGGTGGAGTAGCCGAGGTCAGCTACGTCCTGGCGGGTGCAGACGGCGAAACCGGCAAGGCCGGAATCAAAATCATCATGGAACGGCGTGGTGGAGAGAGCGATGGCGGAGTGAACGTAGGCATAGATAGGGAGTTTGACGTATTCAGGTTCGATGCCGGCTTTGACATCAGGGACAAAAGCGCTGACAGGTATATCACCGGAGAAATAACGGTTGGGGGCGATATAGAATGTGGAGTAACAATCCCAATCCGTGCGGGGGTTGGGAGGAAAGAGGTCGGGTTCTTCGGAGATAAAATAAAGATCATTGCCGGATTTGGCGTAGGTGCCGGTGAGGGTTTGTTTGGTTTGAACGGGGATGGTGAGGGTAGACATATTTAAGCCTCCTTCTTGGATGCGGATTCGACTTCCGGCTTGGATGCGGCGTTAATATAAGTGTTGACGGCGGCATTGAAGCGATCAAACAGGACGCCGCTGTACATGACAAGGGTTTTGAGCTGCTGGGCACCGCGATGATAGCGGGCACGGAACTGGGTGTGAACTTCGTCCCAATCGGTATTCATATTTTTATAGACGTTGCGGTAGGTGACGGAGAAGTTGCAGGAGGTATCATGGTAGATGGCAGCGGCTTTGGCGATGGCGGCATTGATGGCGGCAGCGCGTTCATCGAGAAGGGACTGAGAAGGGATGGGCTTATAGTTTTTGGGTTCGTCCGGGAGGGGAGCAGGGACGGGCTGAGAATCAAGGTCGGTGGTGGGGGACTTGATAATACAGGGTTCATCTTTAATCAGGCCAAGTTCCCGCTGGACGCCGAGGGGGAGCTGAGAATTGGGGTTGGAATCGTTTTTGCGGACGTGCTTGATGATGGCATCGTTATAGATATCGTTCAAAATGGAATCAAAGATTTCGCGGTAGGTGGTGGAGGCCCCGATGATTTGGATGGTGGAGAGGTAGGAGGTGCAGGCATGGGCTTTGCGGTAGTTGATGCGCTCCTGCTCCTGGACAAAGCCGTAATCCCGTTTCATTTTGGCGTAGATCTGGTTGAGGATATCGCGGCGGGAGGGGTAAAGCTCCGGGGCATTGCGGATGATTTTATCCATGGTTTGGTAGACTTCATCACGCCAGGTAACGGGGGCGGATGCAGATTTTGGAGTTACAGTAACAGGGACACTTGACTTTTGCGGGGCGGGTACCGGGGTGGATTCGTTTTTGGAACTGGGGGCGGGGTCATCGTGGACGGCATAATCCTTGGGGGTGACGGTGACGGGCTGCGGGGCGGGCTGTTGAGCGGGAACGGCACCGGTGAAATGGTTGGCGAGGGCAGCGAGGGTGGTGGTCATTGTGACCATGCAGCGGGTGGTTTCGGCCTGGGTTTTGAGGGTGGAATCAACAAGAGCCTGGATGGTTTGCATGGCGACGGCGGAGGTTTGGTCTGGGGTGGCGAGGACGCTGCGGCCATAGTAAAGGGATTCCATAACGTCCCAAACGAAGTCCATGAATTTATCCGCATTGGGCTGGCGGGAGAAACGGCAGATTTCCATAACCCCCCTCAAAGTATATACACAAATTTCACGGCGTACCGTGCGATTTCCTTCAGCGACCCCCAGAACGGAGGTTTCTGAAAAAGAGTCAAGGCGATCTTTATTTCGCTCATGAATTTGCCAAATAGCATCATCAGCTTTTACATAGCCTAGTGCTTCACCAATTTGACGCCTTGTCATGTAGAATTCGTTTTTATTGTTTTCGTCCTGGTAGACGTTGCAGGTGAGGGAGCCAAAAGGCTTTTGGGTAACAAGGGTAAGATTTTGAGTCATTTTGAAAGTTCCTTTCTGTGATATGGGATAAATAGATATTGGATATTTGTTATGCTTTGACGGTGTTTTTGCGGGTGAGTTCGAGGACGGTACAGAACGGGGCGAACCAGCCGCCGCAGGAATAGAAGGCGTGCGGGGTGGAGGGCTGACATTCATAGCAGACAGTACCGTTGATGATAGCGAGGGTGTAGGTAAGTTTGGTCATAATGGTTGATCCTTTCTGATGGTAAAAATAGATTCAAAATAAAACAGGGAACAAGCTGGAGGGGAAACGGTCTTCTTGGGTGGATCGATGGTTGAGTTTGCGAATAACGTATTAACGTTTGTTTTGGTTCTAATGCCGGTCTTTTGATGTCACCTCGAAACCGTATGGAGGCGCCTCGTCTGCAGACGACGCCCGTGATCCGGGAGGGGGAGGCGGTAACAAATTTGAACTCTTGGATATAACCGAAGAGTGAAGCACGAACTGAAATATAATCAGCAAATGATTCTATACCTTGTTAAGCTGTTTTATTTTTGAGGTTGATCGTTGGGGCACGGCGGGGTGTGGTTGGCAAAATTGGCCATGGAAGCGCCGTGGTATTTATACTTGGGGATTTGCCAGTTGAGAGGTAATTCCTTTCAACAAATCATCAAAGGAGAGAGTGGAGGAGACAACTGTGGGATAAGATTGTTCAAACATGAGGGAAGTAAAAACCATTGTGCTACCGCCGAAATAATAACAATCAGAATTCGGAGATAGATAGTGGTTTTTACGGACAATGGTGAGTGTCTTCCCGCAATATTTTCTCATAGGCTCTGTGAAACAAGCTTTTGGGACTTTAATGTCACCAAATACGTTCAAACCAAATTCAGAGGCCATATCGTCCCATTGGCGAATGGTAACTTTATCTCCAATGTTGTAGGTGGGATAATCGGCAGGGTTAAAGGCAATATCCATGGTTATTGGACTCCTTGAAGTAAATCATCGAAGGTAATAGAAGGGGTAGAAATACGGTTTTTGGGTTCATTGGGGAGGGTTGCGGGGAGGAGCATGGCAGAGGTGAAAAACCAACCGCGAGGAGAATCACCATCATTAAGGTCTACATAAACATCCGGTGAATAATTGAGAAAATAAATGGGTTCATCAGGAAGATCTTTATCATGAACGATTTTGACAACAATAAACTCTTTGCCACAGTAAGGTTTCATGTCAAGAATAAAAGAAAGTTTATTGGGATGAACAGTGATATCACCGTAAGGATTGGAGCCGAATTCTTCCATCATATCATTCCACTGGCGGACGATGACGCGATCACCGACGTGGTAGGTGGGGTAAGGGGCTGGCATTCAAATGCCTCCTTTCAGGAAATCGTCAAAGGAAACAGGGGAAACGGGAACCGGGGTGACATAGGGGTGGAATTCATTGGGGGAGAAAAGAGCGGAGTTCCAAGAGAATTTGGCAGCGGCGGAGGGATCGACAGCGGTGGAGAGATCGTAGGGTTTTAAGAAGTAAAAGCCAGAAGCGTCAAGTTTACGAGCAATTTGCATGATGCCGCCACAAAGAGAACGGCGTTTAGGGGGTATAAAATCTGCGTTACCATTAGGAAGGGGATCGAGAAACAGCGCACAGCCAGCATCATTTTTGGGAAGAGCGTCAAACTCTGCGGCAGAAATGATTTGAACGAGGGTGCCAACGGGGTAGGTGGGAAAATTCATTGTGCAACTCCTTTCAACAAATCATCGAAGGACATGGAAACCGGGGGCGGAGAAACGATATAAGGGTGAAATTCAGAGGCGGAGAAGAGCCAGGTGCCCCAGCGAAAAACGGTTTTATCTTTAGCGAAGAGAGGGGTAAGTTCGTATAGGTTCCCTCCATCGCCTTTGGTAATGCTGGAAATGCCGGTAATGACAGCCGAACAGCCGCAAATAGGAAGTTTATCTCTGTGAAAGGAATCGTCTGCGCCGGAAGGAAAATGGGCAAGAATAAAATTGCCGCGGTCATCCGTAGGATAGGAATAAACTTCTTCTTCGGAGATAATTTGGACAACATCGCCAACTTTATAGGTAGGATTCATGGTAGGCTTCCTTTCTGTGATGGGGGTTAGAGGTTTGCGATAAGAGAATCAAAGCTGGGATACGGAGCGGGGATAGTGCGGGAGATCATGCTGGGCGGGATGATGTGGTAGGAATCGCTGTGAGGAAAATAGAGGCGGAGAAGGCCGGATTTGCCGAGGATGGCAACGATCTTGCCCTGCTTGCCGAGGATAGGCTCATAGGGGAGAGAATCGGTGAGGGTGAAAGTGGTGCCGTAATCATACTGGAGGGAGCAGAGCATTTCCGGACCGGAGACGATCTCGACCCAGGTGCCGGGTTCATAGCCGGGGAGGAAAGGGGTCATGAGGAATCACCTGCCTTGAGAAATAAGTTCATCAAAAGAGATGGAAGGAGTGGGGAGAGGAGCGGGGGTGACGGCTTCGGGGGTATCGTCATAAGTAAGGGCGGAATGGGTGGTGACAAATGTTTTGTTATTCATACTGGGGACAGCAACTGCGACGTTAGAGCCAGTATCAGATTTGACAAGGCCGTGGAAGGTAAGATAGCCTGTACATGTGCTCGGTAGATTGCTAAACGTTGTATATTTGAAATAAACGGGAGTGCCGGGTTGAATGTAATAAGGACCCATAAGAATCACCTGTATGAATTAGAGGGCGGAAATAATTTCATCAAAAGAAACGGTTGGGGAAGGTACGGTATTGGGAGACTTATAAGTGAAAGGATCGTTGGGGTCCTGGATTTCGGTGATGTATCCATGAGGGACGTGGAAGGTGCGGGAATCATCGGTCCAGACGATGACGCAGTTGCCGATATCTTCTTGGACGGTGCCGGAGAGATAGATGATTTGAAATTTAGTTTTCAGGGGGTTGTAATCCGGGCTGATAACTGGTCCTACGGTAAAGAATTTGACCCGTGAGCCGGGGGAGATAAGTTTCATAAAAATCACCTGAATTCATTGTTGTGGGCGGGTTCCGGGGTATTACCAGGCGCTCCAACCATTGGGATGGCCGGAGGCCCAGCGAAAGGAAAGTAAAACCATGACCGTGCGTTTACCAGGCGCACGAACAGGGGGCGCAACGAGCTGCTAAGAAAGGAAGAAACAACTGAAGCGCCTGGGAATGCCCCGGAACCATGGGGCGGAATGGAGAAAATAAAAATCAATTTGTGAAAGCTGATGAGAGGCAGCCACCGGAATCGGATGGTGGTGATGACTGATCTTCTGAGTTTGATTTGGGCGGCCTCCGATGTTGCTCGCTTATTTTGTTAAAGACTGGGGCATTGGCCCGCCCTTTCTGATGCGCTGTGAGGCGACCCATCGTGTGTCTGGGAGTACGATGACTCGATGCAGTCGCTGCTGCGACGTGAGTGAGTCCTGGCCAGGGGGTGGGACAGGGGGACAAATTCAAACCCTCGGATATAACCGGAGGGTGTTTGGCTTTGACTTGAAATAAAATCAAAACGAAACTTTACCTTTGAAAACAAATTGATTTTTTTTTGGATTATGCGGTTACGCTGGGCGGGGCGAGATCGGCCTTGATACAGGATTCAAGGTCAAGGCCATATTTGGCGTTATACTTTTGGATAATGTATTTGGTGGTATCGGGCTGGACATCCTTGAACCAGGTAATGTTGCCCTGGAAGGACTGAAGGTCTTCATCCGGCCACTTTTTGCCCTTTTGCCTATCGCGGAAGTAGGTATCAATGGTGGCTTTGAAGATTTTATTTTTGCGGTAACCGACTGTGATTTGGTTATCCTTATTGAGCATGACGCCAAGAATCCAGTTGCGGCCGGCGCGGGAGTGGAACTGGGTTTTGGTTTCATTGAGAGTGAAAGGAGCGTTCATTTGGGAGAGAAGCTGGACGATGAGGCGCTCGACAGCATGGAAATTGAAGATAACTTTGCAGGAGACGATGATATCATCGGCGTAGCGGGTGTAGCAGAGGCGGTCGGTGATGGGGGTTCCGTCCGGGTTATGCTTGCCGGATTCAAAATGGTTGACAGCCTTGGCGAAGGCGTGGTCAAAGGGGATCATCATGATGTTGGTGATGAGCGGGGAGATGGGGGTGCCCTGCGGCAGTGCGCCGTTAAGGAAGCAGAGGTCGAGAGCCTTGAGCAGTTCCGCGTGGCCGGTGGGGCTGGCGAGGATGAGGTTGAAAGGATAAATAAGTTCAAACTGGGAGAGAACAAACGCCGGCGTGGTGGAGGGGAAGAAGCCATGGAAATCAAAATGGGCGTACCACCAGGCACCGAACTTTTGGTGACGTTTGGCGGCGGAGAGGACGCTGCGGTCCTCGACATAGGCGAATGCGCAGGTGTGGTGGTCGGCAAACATCCAGGACTGGAAGAGAGTTTTGAGTTCCTTGAGGGCTTTCATTAAGTCGGAGTTGGGGGCATCGATCCAGCGGAGACCGCCGGAGGCTTTGGGGATGGGGAAATGGTTGTACAGGCTGGAACGGGGAGTGGTGAGGCGAAGGGATTCATACTGTTGGTTGAACGCCTGAAGCTGGAGGATCATTTGTTCCACCTTGGTGATGCGCATGATGCGGGGAGGAACTTTGTTACAGATGACGGTACGGGTAGCACCGTGACCGCCGGTGGAAAGGTTGGCGAGGTTGAAATCCCCGCGGAGGAGTTCTTCAAACGTCATTTCCCGGAAACGTTCCGGGCAGTTATAAGTGATGTAAACCATGTGAGTGCTCCTTATGTGAGGGTTATGTTTGTGTTCTGATGGGAGATGGAAGCTGCCGCGAACGCCATCGTCGTCGATTCCGATGAGAATGTCCTTGAGTTGTTGAGCTTGTGAACTGATTCTGATGGGCCTTTGTGCTAGCATTAGACACTGATCGTCGAATTTCATTTGGTTGGCTTTTTGTAATTTTCTACCAATCGGTGCTTGACAAAAGGTTCGGACGATGCGATATGTGTTCGGGAGTAACCGTCAGGTCCGCCGGCCAGGATCGGGTGGCTGGGTGGGTCGGGGTAACAAATTCGTGCTCTTGGATATGACCGAAGAGCCTGAAGCGAAAAAAAGCTTACAGTATACAACACAAACGAAATTTAATGGAACGCTAAGATGACAGGGTTACAAACCGAGGAAAGCGGATTCACCCTGAAGGTTGAAGGGAGCAGAGAGGCCGGTGTGGATCAGCTCGCCTTTTTTGATGAAGTTTTGGAAGTTGGTGACGGTATAACAGGCGGCAACGCGAACCGTGGGGGCAACACCGAGAGTAGTGCCGCAGGCCGAAACGGGGACCTGGGCGGTGGCTTCGGCGTGGGTGAAGTTCATTGTGGCGCGGAATTCCGCGACCTGTTTGGGGTCCGACCAATCGGCGGCGTAGAGCTGGGCGTCAAAGAGGGCGGTACGGACATCAAACATGGCTTTAATGAAGGTGTTAAAGCGGTTGGCGTCCACGATTTTCTGTCTGATCTCGATGTTATCCACGGCGAGAAAAACGTAACCGGAGAGGGGCTGGCCGTTCCAACCGGAGGGTTCCAAACGGATATCATTTTTGGCTTCCGGGTTGATGGCACAGAGAATATCGCGGAGGGCTTCCACTTTGAGCTGGCCGACCTGAGGGTCAAAGAACATCTGGTTGACGATGTTTTTCTTTTCCACCGTATCAAAATCATAGAGGGTGAAGTTGGTCAGACCATAGCGGGCAAGAAGCTCCGCGATGGTGGAGCCGACCGAACCGCAGCCAATGATGTGGATGCGGCCTTTGACATCATGCGGGGAGAAGACATCCAGGCTTTTGGCAAGATTCATAAGGCACCTCCGTTGGTGTGATAATCGTAATAGGTGGGGTAGTGGTCGTAATAATTGCCGTCATCGTCCATCCAGCAGCGGGCGGCGTTATCCCAGAAGACGTGGGGTACGGTGCCGCCGGTGGGCTTGACGGGAGGTTTTGTTGTGGAATAAACGGGCAGAGCCTTGGTGACAAGGGACTGAGCGGTGGCGGCAAAATCGGAAAGGGTATCGGTGTAGGTAACAGAGATATCATCTTTATCGTAGATTTTGTTGGCGGCGTAGTCATACAGGCGGGCGGTGAACTCGCCGCGCTTGTTCCAGATCATGAAGAGGTAGAAATCATTGCCTTTGAGCTTATTGACAATTTTGGACTCGTTTTCGTCATCGACGCCGGAAGGGGAAGTGGACATGTTGACGTGGCTGTGGGCCTGGTAGCGGATGTTGTTGAAAATTTCATCGGGCTGGGAGAGCAGCCAGTCGTTGTATTTATCCTGGTCGGTTTCGACGGTGACGCCAGTAACCTGCTGGGGGTAGACGAGGATATCATAGATTTCATACTCGGTGGGGGAAAGCTGGCGCATGAGGCCGTGCCAGGCGACCTCGGAAGTGAAATCATCAATGAGGCGGGACTGTTTGGCCCAGGCATCGGCGGTAAAATTGATGTTGATTTTATCTTTTGCCTTGGTTTTGGCGAGCTTGACAGAGCCGGTGAGGAGCTGCTGGCGATAGAGTTCGATGGCGGCATCCAGAGCGGTCTGATCAATGTGGATAACTTGCATGGTTATTCTCCTTCCTTAACGGAATCGTTTGCGGATTTGAGCTGTTCAATGGCCTGCTTGGGGGTGATGGATTCACCGGCGGCGGTCAGGATGACGGGGATATCCGTGTGATAGGCGGCGGCGAAATCATCAAAGAAATATTTGGTGGAGATTGTTTCGACGAGGTTCATGCTGCTGGCGCTCTGCTGACAGATGGCAATGGCGGCAATAAAATCTCGGCGATCCTCGGCATCCTCCAGCATGGGTTCATAGTTACCGAGGCAGGAGTGATGATTGATGTGAGGGTTGGGAACAGCCTGAACAACGTTCATATTGATCGCGTCAGACATGGCTGTGACATGGCAGTTGTAATTAAGCTTATAGGTGGCAGCGAGTTTGATTTTGAAGATATGGTCAATGAACACAGCCCGGAAAAGGATGCGGACATCGTGTTCTTCTTCACCGGTAAGATCCTCATAGGGGCGGTCACTGTTGAAGATAAAGGTTTCGACATCATCCGGGTCATAGTTGGAGAGGAATGTGGTGATGGTGAGGAGAAGCGCTCCATCGTCAGTATCGACGGAAATACCTTTTTGAGTGTGGAGGTAATCCTTGAGTTCCGTGATAAAGGTGGATTCATCTTTGGAGTCAAGGCCGGTCAGCTCACAGTTGATGCTGGTGATGTTGGTAAAAATTCCAGAGATACGGGCGCGGGTTTCTTTCAGCTCACGGTAAAGGTTTTCAATAGAGCGCTTGAGATCCGCTTTACGGCGGTCAATGGTACCTTTGAAGAGGGATTCAATCGCTTTATCTACGGCTCTGGAGGGCAGATCGGTTTTGTTATAAAGAGGCTCCGCCATCCGGGCGAGGGTTTCCGAGCCAGTATCCGGGGTGGAGAGGGCGCGGAGGTAAGCGAGCTCATCGGAGGTGAGGGGGTGATCCTTGAAGAGCCAGGGCAGCAGGCGGGGCATGGCTGAGGCAACACGCTGGTAAAAAACACTGCTGTAGAGGCCGCCGTCGCGCTGGAACTGGACGATGGTGATACGGGCGGCTGCATCCTGATAAACTTTGTACTTATCAGAGAGATAAGCGCCAATATCCTTGACTTCCTGGATGGAATCGGGGATGGCGGCTTTATCGGTGACAAAGAACAGAAGGGATTCATTCGGGTTAGTGGAAGGCTGGAGGCCGGAATCATCGCCAAGGATGGCAAGGGTTTTGCCTGCGGTGAGGCGGGGATAAACCGTGCAGGCCAGAGCCTTGGTGAAAATTACTCTGAAAGTGGTGCGGCATGGGGTGTTGTCCTGCCATGTGATGGTGGGCGACATGGTGTTGAGAATATCGGTGTAATTGGGGAGTGGCATGGTGATTCATTTTTCCTTTCTGATTAGATTTGGAACGATTGGCCGCGTTTGCGTTGCCCGCTGCCTGCCGCGTGGAGGCTGTTCCTGTAAGGCAGCACCCCGGTGGGGGAAGAGACACCACCGGAGAGGAATCAATCAGGCGTTATCCTGCTTGGCAATGTTGACCAGGTAGCACTTTTCCGCGATACCGAAGTCCGCGAAGGTCTTATCCAGGTCGCCTGCGGCCAGAGAAGAACCATCCAGCTTGGTCTGGCCGGTGGTGTAATCGACATCATGAGCTTCCAGGACGGAGCGCAGGGTGGTGTTGGGATCAACGGGGTAGGTGTTGCGGTGCAGGTTATCGACGATAGTGACGTTAATCATGGTAAAAAATCTCCTTATGATGAAATATTTTTATGTTGGATTGTGGATTGGGGAAGAAAAATCATGGCCGGGCTGCTTGTTGTGGGGGTGAGTGCCGGCCGGTTTGGTTACTGGGCGGCGGTATCGTTCGCCGGGGTGGCCTGGGGTGCCGGGGTGGAAACTTCAATGCTGGCGATGATGGCATCGTGGTCGGCCTTGAGCTGAGCCAGGGTTGCGGTGGCCTGGGTTTCGATTTCATCCAGGTGCTTCTTGGCGAAGCCGATGCGCTCAGCGACATGCTCCTTGGCCTTGGTGACGTTTTCGAGATCGGCGGGCAGGTCCTCAACGTAGATGGCATTGTCGGTGCCGAAGGCGGACTTGGCGAAGCAGATGCCGTAGGTGGACATGCTCTGCTTGGCGGACGGGGCAATGGCAAAGATGATTTCATCGTCATCGCCGGACTTTTTGCCGGGCTTGGTCAGCTGCAGGGCCTGGGGAGCCTTGGTGTGGAGGGTTTTCAGCTGGGCCATGGTCAGGGCGGAGGTGATGGAGAAGGTGGTTTCGTTGATTTTGACAGTAGACATAATGTGTGTCCTTTCTTTGGCGTGTAGCCAATGTAAAAAATATTTGCAAGTGCGGAATGCACGGTTGCCTAGGTTGGGGAATTGGTGAGGGAAGCGAGTTCATGCCAGGCTTCGCGGTAAGTATCGGCGGACTGAATGAAGGTGGGGCCGTCACGGATTTCGTAATGGCCGTGGGTGGGGATGATGATGTACATGGGGGTCAACTCCTTTTGCTTGTGAAAACTTGTAAATAACAGGGTGAAATAAAACCTGCCAGACGGGGCAGGGCGGGGAACAAATTATAATAAGGCTGGGATGCGCTGTGAGAAACGAGAAGAAAACAGGCGAGAAACTGCATAGCCACAAGGAAACACGGCCTGTAGGGGCTGTGTGGGGCGCTGAGAGGGATGCGGTTTCATGCTGGCGGGTGACTTTGTGATTTTGATTATATACAAGTTTTCGCAAATGTTCAAGCCGTAAAAATGTTGCTTGATGCGGTGAGAATGTTGCATGGCCGATGACAAAATATGTTCGTTTTTTGGGCGGTACAAACCCGGTAAAGCGGTGGGTTAGTAAAAGCAATATTCCAAAACGGCCTAAAAATTGCGTGTCGTTACGGCTAGGAAGGTTCAAAATCGGGCTGAAAACAGCACGTCAATAGCGTTTATATATAAAGATAAAGAAAGATATATAAGAGGGCGGTGCGTCCGGCGTTTGGAATGGGAACGGGTTTTGCGCTTGTGTTACGGTTTTGCGGAACTCTGGGGCACGGGTTTGTAGGCAGCGCAGGTTTTGGTGGCGGAACAGGAAACGGTGTTTGTTTTGGTGATGGGAATGGTGGGTGCGATGGGAGGAGCGGCAAGGGTGGTGGCGGACTGGAGAGTGAGAGGTTTCGTTTCGGCTTTGGCTTCCGTCATCTTGGTAGGTTTGATTTTGCCGTCAATAACATCGTGCAGGTAGTTATAGCAGCCGATGACGAACAGAGACTTGCGAAGAGGGTCAGCGAAGAAATCATCAATGGTGTAAGGATAAGAAGCTTTTTCGTGAATGGCTTCATTGCTGTAGTTGTAGCCGTAAGAGTAAACGGTGGTGGGGCTGTGGCGGACATTGAATTTGCGGGTGATGTAGTTGCAGCCGAGCTTGACATAATTCATGAAGGCGGCAGAGCTGTAGTTGAGGACATCGCGGACGGGAAGAGAGACGGGGAAATCAGCAGCGGCAATAATTTCATCGTAGAGGGTGACGATACGCTTTGCCAGGCCGGTTTTGGTGGTGAGGAACCAGTCGTCCTGGGTTTTGAGCTGGCGGATGGCGGCATCAAGAGCTTTTTCGGAAGTGATTTTTCTTTCAAAGTCAGTCATGGTAAGTAATTCCTTTCTTGGCTTAGAGTTTAATAGGCAAAAGAAAAAAGCCTTGCGGGTAGGCAGGGCTTTGGAGGTGATTGATTTTTAAGTTTCTCCCAAAGGAGTTTTTTCATGATACTGAAAATCCAGATCGTAATTACGGCCGCAGATACATTCTATTGTTGCGATAGGTTTGCTTCGCGGGGTTTCGGGTTTATAGATATGAAGAATGCCCTGTGTTTTACCGCAATCGGGGCATTTGAAGTCGGTAAATTCATCACAGAGAGGTTCGAGTGTCACCCAGCCGTCCGGGTTGCTAACAATAACATCCCAGATGAGAAACATAATGTTACCAGGAGTCAGGACATCGGGGGAATCCTCATTAAGATTAGAAAGCTTTGGTTCTTCGCCCCAGGACTTATTATACCGGAACTGGGAACCTGCGGGAATACCAGGAAGGTCTTTCAAGGTGGTTACTTTATAAACCATAATGCAACGCTCCTTACGAGTAGGTAGGGTTTTTATGGATATGATTCAAACTGGAATACGGTTTAGAGGCTGAGCTTGGTCGGGTTTTCATCGGCGATTTGAAGGGCGCGATAGAGAATATTGGAGATGGCTTTATTGGTGAGAGCCAGCAACTTTAAGGTCTCGGTATCGCTGGTGCAGGCAAAGGCTTCAAAGTGGGAATTGAGATAGTCAACATAAGAGCTGAGAAGAAGAGAATCGTTTTCGTCGTGGTAGGCTGTTGCGGTATCGGCAAGGATGCGGGTACGGGCAAGGGCAGAGATGACAGAGGTGTCACGGAAGTTGATAGGATTATAGCGGTCGGTCACATGATGAACGGTCCATTTTTCTTTGCCGGTACATTCAAGGATGAAAAGGCGGGCGGTACTGTACTCCAAGTCGGTATCAATATCGTTCTGGACAGCATCAATCTTATCAGGGGCAGGGTCGAGATTATAAATGCTCTGGCCGGAAAGTTTTGAGATGAGAAGCAGGCGAGGATGACTGGAGGAAAAACCTTCACGGCTGCCGTTGTTGATGTTGGAAAGATAAGCGGAGGTCATGAGAAGGTCCTCACGGGAAGCGGGGATGGGGTAAGCGAATTCATAGAGGAAAGAGGTGAGCTGCTGAAAATCCATAGGATCGCGGTTGACCTGGATGACCATATAGGGTTCATTGTCGGCGCCGAATTGTGTGGCCGGAGGGGTGAAGGTGCGGAGCTGGGAGAGGGTGATGTGATGAATCATGGTTAGTCCTCCTATTCTGTTTTATCGTTTTGGATAAGGTCGATGAGCCGGGACTTAACAACATTTAAGCTGGCTGAAAGAATCTTACGCATATTGTTCAGCTCTTCAAAATTTGCGTTTTTAACAACTGCGTCATAGCATTTAGGTTCGGGCGACCACCTGAAACAGGATTCCATAAACAAAATCGCATTTTCAAAAGAATAACTAGCAGGCGGGACAGGAGTATCTGAAACCTGATAAAAATTATAAATGAATTTCTTATTTCTGCTTTTATTGTCCTCACGTTCCACAAGAAAAACACGGTTAGGGATATCTTCCAAGTGAACTTCAACGGTGACCTGACGGCTATCCCAAGAAGGAGCGATAGATAAAGAATAAGAATTCATATAGCATTTGCTAGAGATAACAAGCCAACGACTGACATTTGACTTTTTATTACGAGGCTGACTACAAATCTCGCCGATAATATAAGAGATGTCGGCGTATGTTTCAATGGTGGGGATTGTAAGTTTTTTAAGATATTCAATGATTTTATAATAAGGCTCTGCAGATTTGTTAAGTTTCTTGAAAAAAATCGTTCCGTTAGGAGTTCCATTGCGATTGATAACGAGACTTGAAGGGATTTCGGTTAGGGCTTCAAGCTGTTTGACGTTAAGATAAGAGATCATACTTAACCCTCCTTACTTGAAGATTCTTTAGAAGAGAATATTTCAAAAGAACAATCGCCGTGACCACAACTGTATTTAATTTTAATACGAGGATTGCCTGTTAAAGGGTTGGACTTGTCAGCACGAATAATGCCGTAAGGGTTGCCGCAGCAGGGACAACGGAGGTCAACAAGGTTTTGGTAAAGCGGTTCAATTTTCATCCAGTTTTTGGAATGCCACAGGATAGCATCAATCAAGAAGCTGCGGTTACTTTCGGATATATATCTGGATTTTGCATTGTTAAGTTCATAAATAACGGGGCCCTTACCTCTTCCACCTTCTTCATAACAGAAAGAGTAACCAGCGGGGATACTGGGTAGGTCTTTCAAGATAGTTACTTTATAAACCATAGTTCAATTTCCTTTCTTGAATCGTTTTGCACCGCAGGTTAATGCACTGCGGCGAGGACGGGGGCGGCGGCACAGCAGAGGGTTTTGCAGCCGATGACGCGGCCTTGGGTATCGCGGACCATGCAGCAGGGGTAAAAGACATCGGAGCGGGTGGGAACGCGGGAGGCGACAAGAGCACTGACAATGTAAATCGTATTGGGCATGGGGTTTGGCAGGTTTTCGACATCGCCATAGTAAGAGTGGGAGATGGGGATGGTTGTACCGGAAGCGGTGGTGAATTCGCCGTCGGAGATGGATTCAACATAGACGCGGGCAACCACGCCGAAGGGCTTGATGGAGGCGGTGCCAATGTTGATTTCGTGCGGGGTGAGGTTGAGAATTTGGGTAGACATGGGGCGGTACTTCCTTTCATGTTGCGCAGCTTTGTGGCTTGCGGATTCGTTTTGAATTTACAATTTGTTCATGATATTTGTTACGATGGTAGAATTTATGCGGATTTTGACTTGAAAAGTTTGGTGAAAACGGAGAAATAATTTTGTTTTGCGGTTTGGTTTATGATTGGATTATACAACCAAACGTTGTAACACGCCAGTGCAAAAAGTTGGACATCAGTAATAATAGCGGCGTTCCAGATCATATTCGCCGTGGGGAGTGAGGCCGTTGGGGGCGGACCAATCGCAGGCGTCTTCTTCGTTTTCGGCAGAGGGGCGGATGATGGGCCAAGTGACGACATAGCACGGGGCGGTAAAATCCTTGGCGATTTCGTTGGGGCAGATGGCTGTGGCAACGTACTGGGCGATACCGTGGTAACAATCATAGGAGAAGTAGGCTTGTTCCAGGAGGATGAGGGGCTTGCCGTCATAAGAGCAGGCACCGTTGAGTTCCAGGCGGGAGAGTTCGGACTGGAGGTTGAAGCGGTGGCGGGTTTTGGTTTTCATTTTGGTTTGACCTTTCTTTAACAAACTGTGTTGTTATGAATGGGGTAGCGGCGCTTGCGAATCATGGGGCAGATGTGTTCATTTTCAATGTAAGCTTTGCGGTCGGCTTTGGCTTCCCGCATTGTGCTGCACTGGGTAAGGACTTCAAGGCCGTCGCCATAACCATAATCATAAACGACCTCATATACGTCCTCAGTTTTACGTTTATAAGCCATGATGGAATTTCCTTTCGTTCTATCAATATATCAGTTGATTTCGGCCAGCATTTCAAGCTGTTCTGCGGTAAAAATCCGCGCAAGGTCGGCATATTCCTTCTGTACGGCAAAATAAGTTCGTACTGCTGCACGGCTATCGGTATTGTAGCCAAATTCCGAACAGAAATCATCAAATGTGCCGGGATCGGACTTTTCGACTGCCGCAAGAATATCATAGGCATTGGGCCTTGCTTCGGTTTTCATTTTCCGCAGCTTTTTGTGTGCTCTGGTCTTTTGGGAGGCGGTCAAGTCCGCGAACGGGGTTTTGTATAGCTTTTCAGCATAGGATTGAATCGTCTCCTGCTGGATGGCTGTATTGTTGATAGAATCCCAAAAAGTATCAGTCATGGAACCTTTGGGCGTGGTCAGCTTAAACTGGTACATGGCACGCGGAGTGCTTTCTTTCCAGTTGGTGTTGCTGGCGAAACCAACGAAATCAATTTGCATGGTAGCGTTGGTTTTGGCAAGGAAATCCTGAGCCTGCTGAAGATATTCGTTCATTGAAATCATCCTTTCATGATTATGCAAAAATGATATAGTTGCCGTTGGAAACATGGAGCACGGTAGTACGCTGTTCCAGCTTTTTGACAAGAGCAACGATATAATCATCCTGGTCAAATTCATCATCGGTTTCGATATCGTTGTCGGCTTTGTAGTCTTCGATGGGGTAAGTATAACCTTTATCGTTGATAAGGTCATCAAACGAACAGCAAGCACCTTCGCCGTATTCGGTGCAGTCGCCGCAGATGGCAACGGCATCAAGCTCCATGTTGGGATCGATATCGTTGTAATAGGCGAGCAGGGCTTCATAGCCTTCCAACGAATAATAATCGCGGCCACAAGCGGCAAAGCGGTTTTGCATGGTGGAAACATCAATAGTGATTTTCATTTTGGTACTTCCTTTCAGCGGAGCTTAGAGATAGTAGGCGGGAAACGCCTGGCCGACTTCGCGGTAAGTGGTGAAGATGGGGGCGTGGTGGCAGATAAAATCATGCAGGCCGGCACGCAGGGCACTGAAGATTGCGTCTTCGTTGTAATGGGCGGACGCTTTGTTATAATCGCGCTGCCAGGTGGTAAAGTAGGTTCGGATTGCTTTGGATTCCCAATCATTTTGGAGGAAGGCGGGAACCTTGCCGGAATCATACTGCTGCCAGACTTTGGCAAAACGGATATCGCCATAGATGCGGGAGGCCATGTTATAGGCGATTTTCTGCTCTGCGGTGCAGACGGACTTATCCACGCCGCGGATTTTGTGGTATTGCAGTTTCATTGCGGAACTCCTTTCAATCAGAGAATGATCTGGGTACCTTCATCCAGGGCTTTGCGGAGGGTATCGGCAAGCGCGTTGAGGTCCGTGAAGTTTTCATTGGGCAGGGGAGAGTTGACGGCGTGATAGGCAAAGGTTTCAAACTGGCTGCGGGTGATGGTGCCGGATTCGGCCAGCTTGGCGAATTCAGCGAGGGAAGCGGCGGTGGGTTTGGGCTGATGGAGGGCAAGGGCGTCAAGCATTTCCGGCTTGACTTCCGTGTAGCCAACGGTTTCAACATGTTCATCCGGGAAGGCCGTTACGATAACTGTGCAGTTGGGAACGGTGTGGGAAACGATGCGGGTGGCGGCCAGGTCTGTGACGGTTTCCAGAACGGTGAAGTGACGGTCTCCGGTTGCGGTTTCATAATAGACGCGGAACGGGGTTGTTTCGAGGTCGGAGAGGTCATCGGCAGGCTTAACGCGCAGGTCTACAAAGTGCGCGGGGTTCTTTTCGATTGCGGTGCGACACTGGTCAAGAATGTTCACTGCGGCGTTGGAGAAGCAGTTGAGGCTTTCGACCGACCGGAATTCATCGTCCAGCCAGGCGCGGGCACTCTGGCGGGCTTGACAGGCGGCCGGACGGGTATTGAAATAGCCGATGGTGGTGGGCAGGTGAAGAGAATCGGTGAGGACGAGGGCATAAAGAGAATTCAACATTTCGGGTACTTCCTTTCTGCTGCGCAGGCTTTTGGAGCTTGCGGTTTCAAATTTCAATTCATGGTTCAATCTTGGCAGGGGATTCAATCGGCATCAATGGCCAGGGCGTATTCATCCGACTGGCCAAAGACGGTGAGGGTGACGGTTGCAGGGTTGGACGGGTCATAATCAATTTGGATGTTGGTCATAACCAGGCGGCAGGTGGCGGCGAAGGTTAAGAGGATAAGGCCGAGGGAGAGGAGGAGGGCGGAGAGAATGCGGCGAGATTTCATTTGGGAGACTTCCTTTCATTGGCAAAGCCGATTCAATTTATCTGTAACGCCAAAGATAGCGCGGCAGGTATGAAAAAACGCCCTTGACGGTTGAATCAAAGGCGTGGTGCGGGTCAGACCGGTTGCGGAACGAAACGGAATTCCCAAAGAGCGGGATTATAGCTTTGCAGACAGGTTTGAATCATCAGAGATTTATACTCGTCCGCTTGCTCTTGGTTTTCGGCTTCGTACTTTGTCAGAAGTTCTTTGGGTTCCCCTGGCAGACCGGTCCATAATTCACAAACAACTTTCAAAATATCCCTCCTTTGCTATGTACTGCTTTGGGCGTGCAAAGAGGGGGCTGTTTGTGGTTTTGGCCCACAAGAAAACGCCCTAACCGGAATGGCTAAGGCGTTTGTTCTGGGTCAAAATATTCATGATATTCATGATGGGATGGTGGGATGTCATGCCGCCTTGCGGTGGGTGGCGGTGCGGTGCTTTGCCGCTTTGGGTCTTGCCACTGGTTTGTGAATGGCATACACGGCCAGAATCAAAATGGCGATTGAAACGGCCAACAGAATGAAGGGGTGGCGCTCGGCCAGGGCGGGAAGGCCGAAGAGAATGGCCAGTGTTACAGCGGTAAAGGCCGCGAACCGGGTGAGGTGGGTCAAGAGGGTTTTCATTTTTTCAGCCCTCCAGTTCTGCCTTTGTATAGACGTCGGAGTCGTTTACCCCATAAAACAAGTCCGGTGCTTCGTCTTCGCTATAGACGGAGGCTTCGAACTTATCTGGGTTGCTATTAAAGCAGCACAGAAGGTCCGTGCAAACCTGCTTGCTAAGCTTTGCCACATTGAACAAGTAGCGAAAGTCCTGTTCATACAGAGCATAACTCATGCCCACCTCGATGTCAGAGGCGAACTTTTTGGCTGTTTCGCGGTCGTCGATGTAGGCGATCACTCCACCAAAAGTGGAATCGCCGATATAGTAATTGAACAAAACTGCGTTTTTCATGGCAATACTTCCTTTCAAACGATTCATTTTAGTTACCCCGTAGGGTTGGTGGTAGGATGCTTCCTTCCCCCGGCCTACCAACTCCGGGCATAGGGGTGCTATCAAGCGGCAGGCTGTTCTTCGGCCTTGGGGGTAGCCTTGCTGGCAGCAACATGGGCAGCCCGTTCGGCCTGCTTCGGAGTCTTGCCGCTGAGAAGGGTTACAATTTCTTCCTTCTCTTCCGGCGTGGCATGGCTGGCCATAACAAGAGCCAGAACGGCCTGCATGTTGATGGCACGGGACTTCAGCTCTTTCAATTCGGCCTTGGCAGCTTCGAGTTCATTGCGGGTTTCTTCCGCGGCATCGGCCTTCTGCTTGTTGGCTTCCTTGGTTTTGGCAGCTTTTTCCTTCTTGGCCTTGTTATTGGCGGTTTTTGCCGCCTTGAAGTCGGCTTCGGAAACACGTTCCAAGGGCTTGCCCGCAATCAAGCGGCCACAGGAAAGAACCAGATACTCCAGGAAGAACGTTTCGACTTTTTCCCAGTTCGTGCCGGTTTCATCCGCGGCCTTTTTACGGGCAGCTTCGGCATTTTCGCCGATAATGAACAGGTCAGCATCCGTGCAGGAATACAGAGGGCGGGCAGCATCCACCGCACGGCGGCCGGGACGCTGGCCAAACGCTTTGAAGAACGTATTCATCTTCTTGCGAACGTCCGCCGCGGCAGCATCCAGTTCAGCCTTATTTTCCTTTTCCCAGCCAGCGGATTCACGGCAGGACGCCATGAAGTTGGCGGCAAGGTAGATACCACGGGCAGAGTTAAGCAAACCGGCCTTGGATTCAACAACGCCATAGGAACGAAGATTTTCATCCGTGATAGTGGCCAGTTCGTTATCCGGGTCGGCATAGTCCTGGGCAAATTTGCCAAGGGCGGTCAGGGTGAGCTTGTTAGTCTTTTCGGACTTGGGAACCGGGTTCTGGCGGGGTGCCTTGGAAGTGGTTGCCTTGGTGGTTGCGGGTTTGGTAGTAGTGTTTTGCTTTTTCATGATTTTGCTTCCTTTCGTTTATACAGTTTTTTTCTTGACACGGTGGTAAGCCGTGTGGTAAACTACAGATAAGAGGACGGGGTGCCGCCGCGTGAACAGTGGCACCCCGCTTGCCTAGGAACTAATCAGCTTCTTCCGCTTCCAATTCCCAGCATTCTGTATCACTAACGAACGCAGAAACACCGGAAATTGGCTCGGATATGTACTCTGAATCTGTCCACATTGGCAAGACCCCCTTTTCTGCCGCCTGGGTACACCATGGGCGGCTTTTTTCTACCCTTTCGGGCAGTGGGGGCGGGCCAAGAAGCAGTGACCCGCTGGGCTGTTATGTACTTGCTATTCCAAACCTTGACTAGATTATTTGATTTGACATTCCAAGGCTTGAAAGTGTAAAGTTTACAAGGTGCAGTCAAGCGTACAGCGCTAACTTTAATCAGACTGCCAGCGCGGAAACTTCCACCGTTTGGGGGACGGCTTTATATTCCGTGGATTTCCTGACTTGCCGCTAACCCGAATAGCGGTAGTTTCTGGAGACTATCCCCGCAGAATGCAGGGCGGCCACATTTTTTCTAACTGTGACTGTTAGTGCTTTGTTGAACCGGTTTTTGAACCCCACTAGATAGCAAGGTTTGCTTCCGGGTATGGGAAAGCTGTACTTTCCGACTATTCAGTTTTCAAGGTACAAAGAAACAACGTTCCCTTGACGGTCGAATATTGTACACTTTTCGGGCTGAAAACTTGTGTTTACTTGTACCGTGTTTCTCAAACACTTCTACACGCGTTGTTAGGTTGACACCATGCCATTGGAATACCCAAAGGGTACACCTGTAGCTTATGCAAGGCGGCTCTCCACCCCTTGCCATGCGTGTTTTGCGGGAAGATATGTTCAGCGCAAAATTTACAACTAGGACTTTTGCAAGGGCCATTGTAGTGTTAAGCAAATGAGCGGCGCAAATGAGCGCACACTACACGGGCCAAAGAAAAACCAGTGTACAATATTCTGTTGCCAAGGTGCAGTTGTTTCCAGTATCTGTATACCGTTGACCGTATCCAGTGTTAGGGCACCAAGGGCGCCCCCGTGAATACGCGGCAAACAGATTGTCTACTTGGAACGGGGTGTTTGCTGTGTTCCTTTCGACAATCACATAATACCACAGTAGAATTTTGACCTGATTTTTGCAGGTATACCAGCAGGGGCGCTTTATGCGTATATAAAGGTACAAATCCGCAAAATGTGGTGTGTAAAGCCAGCAAGGCGTACTAAATATGGGGCTGTATAGGGTAAAATTTGACGGTATACCGCTAAAAATCCACTACTTGCAATCCACGTTCAATAGTTTGCATAGGGGGGCAGGTTAAAAAGAAAAAATGACGTGTGAGCGTTGAAAATGGGTCAGTTATCCCCTCTCACTCCAGGCTCTCAAAACACAAACCAGCGTACCTACGTCACTTCTCCCTCTTCCACCTCCCCACCTCATCTCCTCCTTTCTCCAAACCCCTCCTTTCCTCCACTTTTCTCCCTCTAGATCCCTGTTTCCTTAATCGTTCCCTTTCTCGGAGAAAACCGCATAACAATCCGCTTTCTAGGCTCCTTTGGGGCCTTATTTTTTTACCCAAAAATGCCATAAAAACGCACAATTTGGCCACTAAAACGCGCAAAAACAGCGCCAAAACGCTAAAAAACGCATTATTTCCGCTCGAAAACGCCTCGGAACGACTCTGGCGGAGCTTTTTGATCCCCGAAAACGCCCTCTTTGGGCCTTCACCAGGGGCAGATCCATCCATTTTGAGACTAGATCCGGCCAATAACGAGCACCACAGGGCTATCACAGGGCGCTCTGATCGCCTGTTGGCCGTTTTCCTACCTATTTATACTGTATAGCTGGTTCTATCAGCCTCGCTGTCGCCAGGTAGACAGGGGGTGCAGATCGGGTCCCGCTGTCGCTAGACAGGGGGAATTCTTTCGCCCCATACAGGCGGAGCCTGAAATGCCCCAGGCGCAGCCTGTTACGCTTTCTCCTGAAATTTATTTTTTGCCACTGTTGACTTCTTGTAATTAGCAGTGCTATAATAGAACCATAAGATAAAGCTCCGCAGGACAAAGCTCCGCAGGACACACCACACAGGAGGGAAGCCCACTATGAAAAAAAGAAACAGCGTAGCTCACTTTATTCCGCGCACAGTTACGATGCAGGAGGCCACAGAGGCCAAAGGTGGGCTGGACCTACAAGGCGCTGCAAGCTTACTGATGGCGATGATGCAGGCAAGCGCCGATACTGACGGCCACAACGCCCTAATGGAACAGCTGGCATCCGCCATGGGTTATAAGCTGGTACGCGAAACACCACAGCCGCGCCAGCGGAGCCGCAGTAAGAAAGCCCGTGCCGCCCGCTATGCCCAGCCCAAACTGAGCCTGGTAAAAACCAATGGTGTGGCAAAACCAACGCCGGCAGAGCCGATCCGCAGCCGCGAGGACTTTAACGCCATAGCCACCTATCTGCACACCCAAGGACGCCCGTATAACAGGCAGCGGAACTATACCTTATTTATATGTGGTGTGACACTGGGCCTGCGTGTGGGTGATCTTTTACGCCTTACCGTTGATGATGTGTGGGATTGTGAGCACAACTGCCCGCGCCACCGCGTAATTATCATCAATGAAAAGACCGGCAAGCGCACCAATGACCTGATTACCCCGTTGGCAGCAGGCGCGATTACTACCCTGATTGAAGAGATGCGGGGCCGAACCATGAATGTGCTAAAGCCAGGCTGGCCATTGTTCCAGAGTATGCGCAGCCCCAAGGGAGTGCCGCAGCCGCTGGACGAAACCCAGGTGTGGCGGATCTTAAACCAAGCGGCAAAAGAGTGCGGCATTAAAGAGCATATTAGTACCCACAGCCTGCGCAAAACCTATGGCTATGCTGCAAACCACGCCATGACAGAGGCCGGACTGCCGGCTGGCCAGGTGATGGAAACGCTGCAAAACAAGTTCCACCACAGCAGCCAGAGCATTACGATGCGCTACATTGGCTTGAGTCAGGAGCAGATTGATGCAACGGCAATGGCAGTAGATACAGTGTTGGGAGTGCCGCCGTTGGCTACTATATAACGATGCCCATTAAATTTGGGTGCCTGGCAAGCACCCACTTTTTTACCTTTGCTAAATACAAGTTTTCGCAAATGAAGGAGGCAAATAATTTATGGAAAATCACAACACAGGCACCATCAATAGCTCCGCTAGATATTGTTTGGCAAAACCGGGTGACAAGGTACGAATCACCAAAACACATCGGGCGGGCATACACCAATATTTGGCCTGCGAGGGCGATACATTCATAATTACCAAAGTGGTGGACGACCAGATCCCCTATGGGCGGTGGCTGCAGCCGAGCGGTATGCTGGCGGTCAGGGAGCTGAAACTTGACCCAAACTGCTGCACGTTAATTACGCCGGAGGAATGTGGGGCACCGGCTGTTACACCAGAGCCAACCACGCTACGCAGTGTGACGATTGATGTGAGCGACCCAAAGGCAGCACATAAGGCCGTGGATGATGCGTGCGCAGAGTACCAAGCCAACCGGACGAGCCGCTGGAGCACGGCAGAGACATGCAGCGCAAAACTGAGCGCCCGGAAAATGATGGCCACGCTATGTGAGCAGGGTGTCAGCATGGTTTGGTTTATTGAATCAGATCCAGACCGCCAGCGCGTTTGCTTGGAATGCGACAATGGCACGCCGGACACATGGGCGAAAAGTCATGGCTATTCTGCCAACTATGTGCAAATCACCTTTAACGAGAATGTAGACTTCAATGAATGGATTGGCCGTTACGCCTGCCTGTGCGCATTGACGGGCACCCCTATTGCCGATGTCGTTATGCGCAACATTAAGATTGACACTTGAATAATTAACAAAGTTTTGGAGGTAAAAACCAATGAAGAAAATCCCTACCTTATATAAGCGCGAATTCAGTGGCCACAAGATTACCGGAATCCGTGACGAGATTACGCCGGGCTGTGAGGCGGCGCTGACGGACGAGAGCATTGCCACATTGAAGCTTGACGGTGCCTGCTGCGCGATTATTAACGGCGAATTCTACAAGCGCTTTGATGCCAAGCCGGGCAGAGCAGTACCGGAGGGCGCGATTCCGTGTGACGAGCCAGACCCGGTAACTGGCCACTGGCCCCACTGGGTGAAAGTGGCGGCAGATAACCCCGCGGACAAATGGTTTGTGGCGGCACGAAACAACAGCTGGGATGACCTGCCGGATGCAACCTATGAGGCGATTGGTCCGCACTTCCAGAAGAATCCCTACGGGCTGGACAAGGACGTGCTGGTGCGACATGGCACGATCAGTATTGATATCCCGAACCTAAGCTTTGAGGGAATCCGGCGCGGGTTGGAGTTGGCCGCCATGGAGGGCATCGTGTTCTGGCATGAAGGAGCGCCGCTGTGCAAAATCAAACGCAGTGACTTTGGCTTTAAGTGGCCGGTGACGCAAGACGAGCTGAACGCGGAGTTTGGGGCAAATAATCCTGATCCGTGCGAGTTGGTGCGGCGGACGGCGACTATGTACAGCAGGCATGAATTCCCGACAGATATGACCAAGATGTTTGAGGTTGAACATGAAGCCGCCAAGGAGGAAACTCAGGCATGAAAATTATCGACTTTGAACGCAAGGGCAACCTGGTACGGTTCTACCTGGGTGATGATGACCTGGCGGAATGGTGGGGCGATGACTGGAATGATACGCCGTATGAGCACAACGCAGAACGAGTCAATGACGAATACATCAAAGGCTACTGCGATATGATGTTCCCGTTTGACGACCTGGTACTGGAACCTTGCTGCGGAACCTGCAACAGCGGGTGGTGTAAAGATGATATGGTGGCGCAAAAAGTGCCCTGCATTATTCAGGTGCCGGCTGCAGTACATAGTGACAGCTTTGATGAAAGTTTTGACCACTGGGTAGGGGCCAAGGGTGTACATAAATTTTATTTTGGCGACCATATGGAACCGAGCGCTATGGCTGCTACCAATCCTCATTCCTAAATAATAACTTTGGAGATTTTTAACAATGGAACAGACATGCTTTAGATATTCCGTACAGCCACAGACGGAACACATTAAGGATTACACGCATACAATCGCCGTAATGTTTGAAGACATGGTAGATTATGCAGACCGCAATGGCCTTGACCGGAACGAGGTAGTAAACGAGATGCTGCACGACATGAACGCTATGAGCGGTTACTGCGATATGAATAAATACCGGCCGTTGCCGGAATAAAAAAGGTGCGGCATGACGATTGAATTATGGCGGGGCAGCTGAAAGCCAGTAGGCAAACTTGATCTTGAATAATTGGGTCAAGGACAGTGACACCCATATTTTTACAAGGAGATTTTTTATGGGAAATTTGCAGGTATTCAAATACGAAAACAACGATGTGCGCACGGTGGAGATGAATGGCGAACCGTGGTTTGTAGGCAAGGATGTAGCTGCTGCACTTGGTTATGGAAAGGGAAAATCTCTTGCTAACGCTGTAACAAATCATGTTGATTCTGAAGATAAAGGGGTCACTGAATTGATGACCCCTGGCGGTAAACAAAACGTAACAATTATCAACGAGTCCGGCTTGTACAGCTTGATTCTTTCCAGTAAACTTCCCACCGCAAAACAGTTCAAACGCTGGGTTACCGCGGAAGTCTTGCCGGCCATCCGCAAAAACGGCGGTTATATTGCCAACCAGGAAACCATGACAGACGCGGAACTGATGAGTCAGGCTTTGTTGGTTGCCCAGAAAACGCTAGAAGCCCGCACTAAGCGACTGGAAGAATTGGCTGCTGCGAACAAACAGTTGGAAAGCGAGAACGCTGAAATGTCTGGCAAAGCACAGTATTTCGATGCCGTGATCGATCGGAATCTGCTGACCAACTTCAGAACCTTTGCCAGCGAATTACATATCAAACAAACTGTGCTGGTTCAGTTCCTACTAGACAAAAAGTACCTGTACCGTGACACACAGGGCAAACTCAAAGCTTATGCGGAGCGCAACGATGGATTATTTGAGATCAAGGAATTTGTGAACCGCGGTAACGGGCATGCCGGGACCCAGACACTGATTACGCCCAAGGGACGCGAGACATTCCGGCTGCTGATGGAAGCCGAAGGACTGATTGGTATGTCGGACGATACTGAGGACATGGCCGATGCTGGTTGAAACAATTTATACGGGTATAAAGATTTGCGCTTTGGCTAGTGTGTGCGCCTATGGCTGGCTGAGAGTACAGCAGGAACGCAAAGCTGAGACAGCTAAAGAACAGGCAGAAAAAACTACATGCAAGAATTGCTGTTACTGTCGGATGATTATGACTGATAGCCGGATTGTCTGCGAACTAGAAGAGAAGCCGATAGAACAACCTGCCCATTGCACGCTATTTACAGAATGGCCTGAAGACTACACGTCCAGCTTATGTTTATACTGCAAACACTGCAAAAACTATGGCAAGTTTTTTGTTCGTTGCGATATAAGCGGGTTGCGTGATAAAGCCGAAATTACCTGTATTAACTATGAAAAGCGCCGCAAATACTTCCCAGATCTAGGAGGAATACACTAATGACCAATGAAGAATTTGAAATCCGCAAGAAAGAGACTGCCAGTAACATGCAATTATTGCTTGACGAGATGCGGCAACTACATGACTGGATTGTGCTTAACCCAGTAACAGATGTTACACCCGAAAACTATAAGGACTGGGAGAATTCGTTCGGTGCTCTACTTGACAGTTTCGAGATCCTAGACTGCAACTAATAAGGAGAAACTTTATGTCAAAATTAAAAATCGCCAGTGCTATAACTCACGCTTGCGCTGTGGCCACTGCGGTATTGGCTGCTGGAGCTGCTGTACACTTAGGCATTGACTTAGAAGCTAAAGCGCCAAAGGCTGTAGACACAACTACTGTATATACCACACACAAAATCTCCTACGCATTCCTTGAAACGCGACCGTATACAAACCGGTATGGCGGCATTTGCGGCGCTGACACATACCTGCACTGCGGCGTGATACAGGATGATGGGAGCATAAAAGAAGAAACCGAGGATGTAGATTACGTCACCATAAAATATTCTGATGAAGATAATAGCTACAAGGCCGACTTTTACGACCGCACCACATACGACAATGAATCGTTCGAAGATCGGTATACCAGCACGGTGTACTACCTGACCGACGAGATGATGCGGGACCTGGGTACCGGAGGCAGCATATGAACGAGGCGTGGGAATCTACAGTGGACGCTATACTGATGATCTACATATGGGGACCGCTGATGCTGTTGGCATTAGGGATTAACTGTACGCTGTTGATTTTTAGCATGTGGAAGATAATAACAATAGCAAAACACATCGCCAAGAGATATTACGAAAAGTTCATATGTAAAATTTTCATGAACAATAAAAACGAAAAATGAGGTGAAAAAATTTTTATGGCACGACTGATTGATGCGGAGGAGTTTGAGGCGTACTGCATTGAGCGCGACCCGAAGTATTCAGAGGCCGAATGGCAGGCTTACCTGGATGGTGTACAGCAGGTTTTGGAGGCCATTGATGCGGCACCCACCATGACAAAATATGTGCGGTGTGAGGATTGTGACGAGGTTGTGAACTCCATTATACGCCCAGATTTATACTACTGCACGCTGCATGACTGCGAGACAACAAAGGAGGGGTTCTGTGATAAAGGACATGCCGAATAAAAGTCATTGGGAGCTTGGCAAGCTGCTTTGTGCGCACCTGTGCGGCGAGAAAACGCTGGATGAAGTCATGGACACGATTGAACTGATGCTGGCGCGGGATGTGTGGACAACGATGGATAAAATTAACCCCATTGGTGGACATGGCCCTGCAAGCCCCTATGATCAGCCTTTGATGGCAGAAACAAATTATTCAGCCCAGTTAAGATACGAGCTGGAAACGCCTGTGCGGCGGGCTAAGGAGGTGTATAAACCACATGACAAGACTTGAAAAGTTACAAAGCGCAACGGCAGACGATCTAGCCAGCTTGTTCACTATCATGGATGACGGAGGTGAGTACCTTCCGCTGCTGATGCCAATGAACCTGGTGAAAGATCCTGACAACCTGGACGAGATTATTCAGAGCCAGAGCGAATAGCTGCAGGGCGAATATTGGCCGGGAGATTTTGGGTTGGGCTGTTTTGATGAACCGATAATGCCGGAACCAGAGATCTATTCATAAACCGCGACACCGCACGGTATAACATGGTCTGAGACGCGCAGGGACGCGCTGTGAGCCACAATACAAGGAGATGCGACATGCAATACATAAGCCGTGAAGATGCGTTAAAAGCGCTTGGAGACGAGCCTGCAGTGTGGGACGAAGAAGACCTGGTTGAGATACAAACCTGGCGCGACTGGGACGACCACAACCAAGCAATCAGTACCGTTACGCCATTACCTTTTGAGCTACGACCATTATGCCCGGAAGAACTGTTTAACGCAAAAGGAAAAAGCGTGATTTTATCAGCACCGGATCAGCCAGGGCTGGATAAACGAGCAGTGACCTGCAACGGCCTGAAAACCAGAGGAACACACCAATGGCTTGACTTGAACGGACAGCGCTATGACCTGGGACTATTTTTGAATCGACACGTTACGGCCTGGGAGATTGTATAAAACCAGGAACGAAAAGAACCAAGGACGCGATTTCACCAAACCCATGCGCCCACACAGGGTTAAAGGGGTACGGTTGAGCTTGGGATGCACGCAGAACAAGCGAAATGGTCGGCGGATACGAATTCCCGGAGGGCCAAACGCCGAGCAAAAGTACCACCTATATTTCTTTATTAAGGTTTTTCTTATTAAGCGTAAGTGAATGTTGGTTTTACCCCAGGTTTTTCGTTGTTCAAAAACGAATTGGACTGCGGATTTTGCATCGTTTCTGAACATCGTTTTCCAAAATGCGTTTTTCGAGCCGTTTTTTAAGAATTGAATGATTATTTTCGAGCCGTTTTTTAATGCGGCAAAGGAGTGTTTTTTAATGTATACGAATGGTTCCTACTTAGCGAAGCAGGTTATGCAGGTGCCGGAAGAGTTGATTTTGCGCAAGGACGTGTCGGAGTTACTGCCGGTTTACATGCTGATGTACGCAAAGTATTCGCCGTTTTACGATTTACGATTTTACAGTTATACGAGCCTGTCAGAGCTGGTCGAGCTGGTTGGAACGTTTGGGAAAGATTGCCAGCACCGCAGATGCTACAACCGTGCGGCAGATGCAGTTGAGTTTTTAGAAGCATGTGGCGTGATTATGACAGAGGGGTACAACCGGGCAAAACCGACCAAACCGTTTAAGTATCGGTTCAAAGATCTGAATGAGGTGTTTGGCAAAGATGAGAAGGATGGAAAGTTTGGTTATGCTTCACTATCTTCAAACGAATATTTTTTGCTGTTGAACAGAGTATCCGCTGCCTATTCTACAGGGCGTGGCACGAACAATCTGTACCGGATCTACTGTTACCTGCGGTTGAGGTACCGCTTGTGGCAGCGTACATACGGCAAGGAGAAGATGGGGTTTGTGGCGACGTGGGTAGGATACATTAAAGCGATTGCCAAAGAACTGCACCTGGCTGATAAGACCGTATCAAACGCAATCCGAGTTATGTACCAGTGTGGATTGGTAGTGCCGTACTATGGAGCGATTGAAAAAGGGCGTTTGGAATCTGACCGGCCGGAGATGATTTTGGCGCTCCCGCTAATGTGTGGTGACAACATGGTGGAGAAGGTTGTGCGCGAAACAAAGAACCGGTACCGGCGCAAACCCAACCGAGCAGGCTCCAACTGGTACACGGCAGGCCAGACATGCGGAGCGGAGGACAAGCCAGAACCAGCAGAGGAGGTGATGCCGGAGCCGGAGCAGGAAACCCCGCCAGAACCGCCGATGGAAGAGTTGTGCAACACCCAGTTTTGCGACGGGTGGGAGATGCCGCCTGATAATTACAGTGACTGGGGATTGTGTGAGGATGAAATATTCTAAGCAAAACGAACGTATATTGCCCACTTTACCTTTTCTACGAAAAAATATTTTTTTGGAGGTATAAAATTTTGAACAAGAAAGAAGCTGAAACTTTGTTGATACTGACAAATTTTCTGCATGACCTGTGGCAGGGATTTAAGGCCATGGTGCTGGTTGGAAGCTGCATTGTGGTGATTCGGTTGGCGTTGCAGATGTTGGGCACTGTGGCCACAGTTGGAATTTTTGTGGCGCTGCCGGTTTTATACGCGCTGCTGTGGGCGGCACTTTCCCGTGAGGCGTTTGACAGCGGGCGGGTTAGCATTGAAAAGATTTACAATCTGGAAAAAGCCGAGAACAAAGAGGATGACCCGAATAACAAGGAGGACGAGTAATGTTCGCACCACCACTATATATTGTGCGAAAGTTGAACCTGACCTACATTATCAACCATGACTATAACATCCAGATCAGCCAGGAGGAGGAAGAGCGCTTTTATGTAAAGCAGGGTGATAACATGCTGTTCCGGCAGATCCGGCTGCTTACATATGAAAGCAACGAGTACAACCGGTTTGTTGTGTTTGTGGATTGCGTGGGTGGCCAGAACAAAAAGGCGGCCATGAAGCGGTTGATCCAGCACGGGTTTAGGATTGGAAAGCAAGAGTTTGTGCTGAGTGAACGCAGCGCCAGTATGGTGCGGCAGGGTATCTTGAGCTTTGTGGACAGGCGGTTGGCCCACGACCTTGACGTGAGAATCACAATGGGAATACAAATTCAGGAAACAGTATTGAGTAAATTTTACGCTTATCGCGGCCTGATGTATTCCAGCTGCCACTGCATTGAGAACTGGTATCCGACCATTGTGGTAGTGCCGGACTGCTTTGTGACGATACCAAACCAGAACATTAAATATGTATATGACCGCAAGATCCAGTTCAAAGACCGCAAGACCGGGGCTGACCGCGAGTGGGTGCAGAAAGACATTGCAGAAACTACCCGCGACATTGAGATAAACGCCTTTGACGGCTGCGGGATCGCACACCCCAAGATTATGCAGGAGATACAGCGGCGGTTGGGCAGTGAGACGCCCGTGACCAGTGTGGTGTGGCGGATGCCGTACTTTAAGGGTGTGCTGAACCAGATGGATTATGAAACGTTTTTTGCAGAACGCGGGGTACGATTCATCAAAGATATTTGGGGCGTGGAGCATGACGTAAGCCCCGGCGCTGAACCCAAGATTATTGCCTGCGAGAGCATGTACAAGGGGTACAAGTATTTTAAGAAGACCGGCACGATTGCGGACTGGGAGGAATACTGGTACCAGTTCAAGAAGAACAAGCACTGCATTGGCATTGCAAAGTGGCAGTTTGATATTGACACAGAACCGCTATACACCCGCGGCAATTACCAGATTTTGCAGGACCTGGATTTGCCGGTAGACGAGTTTGAGCATCTGGCAGATTACAGCATTGATTGGGTTGAAAAGATTGAGAACGGTGACCCGGTATACACCTACTGCTTTTTGGGCATGCTGGCTGACCGGCACAAACCGCTGAATAATTATTGCGCGGCGATTTTGAAGAACCCGGAGATGCTGAAAGAGGAGGGGGTGCGAAAATACATAACCAACCTGCTTGGAAAATATAAGGATGACATGAAGTGCGGCAAGTTGTGGCTGCGCGGTAGCTTTAAGTTCTTAGTACCTGACCTGATTATGCTGATGGAACACATTGCCGGCTTACCCTTGAAGGGGGCGCTGGAGGCGGATGAGTTTTACAGTTTTGACAGAACAGGAACAACGCTTGGCGAACGGCTGATTGAACGCAACCCACACATTTGCAAGAGCGAGCATGTAATCCTGAAGGGCGTGACCAACCCGCTGCTGGAAAAATATTGCGGCCAGTTGGTGAACACGTTGATTGTTAATTGCAAGAGCATTACCCCGCAGAGATTAAATGGCGCGGATCGGATGATGGTCCGGGGCTGTGGTAACACAGCATTTGGAACGGTGTGAACCCTTCGTCAGGGGTGTGGCCCTTATGGGCTGCTAACAGGGAATGCCTGCCTGAGAGATGGCAGGAGAATCCTGTGGCTGGAAACGGCTGCAACGACTATCTGGGATGAGTGTACCAGGGTAAGGCTGCTATTGACACGCAGTTTGGAGCGCACCGCTGCCGGGAGACCGGTAGAAGATATAGTCTACACCTGCAAAAATGACGTAGGTGTGTATGACGGGGATTTGGTCCTAGTATTAAATAGCCCTTTGATGATGAAGGGTGTGGACAGGAACGCAAAAATTGTAATTGACATTGAAGATAAAGTAACTGCGCTGGCGGAGAAGGACACGATCCAGAACCGCACGGCGTGCATTATGCGCAGCTTGAAGAGTTTGATTGGTGAAATTTCCAATTACGCGAGCTGCTACCACAACAAAACACCAAAAACCGAGAAGCAGAAAGAAACATACGCCCGGTATGTTGACCTGCTCTCCATAACCAACGGTGGCTTCGCCGTTGTAAAACCGCGTGAATGCCTTATCAGCAGTGTCGTCTAATGGGCGGCTAACGGTGAAACTCTTTACAATACAGCGTAAAGACAATACCGTGCCAAGCTTTGATTGCCAGTTACTGGTAATCACTGAAGGTGTAAAGACTAGGGGTGATGAGTGTAGCCCTGTAGGCCGGGAGATGATAGCCCGGACGCCAAGCGCGCGGCCATGGAAACATGGAAGAGATAGTCTGGCCTGTATGGTGACATACGGGGTAATTGAAAAACGAAAGCCATCAAGAATCGGTGGCCCTGTGCGGTGACGCGCAGTGGAAACAGCTGGTGAACCTGCAAGAGCAGGGTGTACACAGGACAAATGTGGAAACGCAGGAAATGGCGTTTTGTCTGTGTGCTAACAGGGAAACTATCATGGTTGATACAATCCTGTGCCAAGCCTTATACATATAATAAGGAAGGTCAAGAGACTAGCCCGCAAGGGATGTACGCGATCCGGTGAAAATCCGGCGTGGAAGTGCCAGCCTCTCATACACGCCAAGAGTGTGAGATGATGATATAGTCCACAAGCAAGAATGCGATTTTGCAAAAACCGGTGTGTTGTACCCGGTTCCGCGGCAGATTGCCAAGTATGGCAGACCTTTGCCGTATTTTATGAAGTATGCAAGCCCGTACTACAAGCGGATGAAGCGCCTGAGCTGCGCCCACAGCAACATGAATAAGATGTGTTGGGTTATTGAAAAGTGGGCGGACGGGCTGCGCCACAAAAGGAGTGACGGGTTTGATTATACAATTATGATTGACGGGGAGGTGGGATTTAGCCAGGAGCATTTTGATGCGATTGAAAAAATCTACTTTGAGTTTAATAAAACGGTAGCCGAGCTGGCAGAGACTGAATACCATTGCCGTTACTTTGACCGGTTCAAAGATGAGCTGGAGGCTGAGGGCGTTACAAAGGAGTTTGCCGCCAACTTTGAGGTTGACTGGCAGCTGTACTACAACAAGTTCCGTGCCCGGTGTGCAGAGATTTGCCTTGACCCCAAAGAACTGGCCAACATTGCCGTGATGCTTTGCTACCAGAAATACCCCCGCCGCAGCAAGAAGTTTATGTGGGTGGTGGCCGGCACCGGCATTGTGGAGAACATCCAGCAGGTGAACATTTGCTTGCCGCAGCTGTGCGATGACGGTGAATACGAGTACCTGGGTAAGCGTTATGCCCTGGTGCCGGTTGGCAACGAACTAAACATTGAACCGATTGAAGGAGGAGAGGGGTAATGTATTACAGTTATTATTGCAATGAAAAGATGCTGCTGGATAACTTTGACGATTACAATGAAAGCCCGCGACTGTTACGGCGGTTGTTGGCGCAGAGTGGGTATGAGCCAGATTTTTGTGCAGATATGCAGCTGGCCCATACAGACCCCAAGTACATAAGGCAGTATGACCGGTTGGACTTAATCCAGCAGTACAAGAAAAAACAGCTGAAGAAGTGTGGACTGCGGCAGGTTGACAAGATCTACCTTTATGAGAGCGACCTGACTTACATCCGGCTGGCGATCCGTACTTATGGGCTGACGCAGCGACAGGTGAAGGTTTTGCTTGGTGTGATTATTATGTGCCGGCTGAATGGTAGCGACATGCTGGATCTGATGAACCGATACAGGATCAAACAGTTCTGCTCTTGCTTTGGGCGAGATGTGACGGCGATACACATTGATGGCGTGAACTGGTGGGACGGTTATGAAGCGCCGGTGGAGCTGGATGTGCTGAGTGACAAGTGCGGTATATTGAACCGAATTACTTGCAAGCCGGGTCCGGGGCGGATTGGCTGTTTGTATGAGTATCCGTTTTATGATCACAAAAGCGAAGGTGTTTACTGCTGGGATGTGACGGCAGAGAACAACCGGTTGGATATGGATAAATTGTGCGCAAAGATTGGGCTGTTTGACAACCGGTACTGCGAAAAGTGCGGGGAAGAGATTGCGTGGAATGCCAAGACACACTACTGCAAGACCTGCGCGGAATTGGAGAAAAACGCCAAGACATTGGCTCGCGTGACCCGCTACAGAAGCAAAAATAATACCTTGTAACGCTTGAAGCTGAAAACCCCCTATATATGATTATAGAGGGTGGAGTGCCCCTGACCATTATGGCCGGGGGTTCTTTTATTCTCAGATTATTTTTTTTATAAGGAGATTTTTGAAGATGATTGTTATTTCTAAGGAAGAAGCAAAAATGTTGCGCAAGAAGTTCCCCGGTGTGCATATGGTTACGACCGTGAACAAGACGATGGTGGACGAGCTGCCGTATGTACTGCAGGCTTTGCCCAACAACTATTTTGCGCAGGAAGCTTTGGCTGAGATGGAGCGTGACCAGCGCCGCACCGGAATTGTGAATACACGGGGTGACGTGAATGCTTGAACTGCACAAGCTTGCCAAGGAAACTGACAATGAATACATCTACCGCATTTGTGCTGCCAAGGACCAGATTGGCACCTGGGACGATGTGGCGGATGTAATCAATAAAGAGCTGGGCCAGGACAAGGATGAGTGCGTATACCGCAAGAACTGGAAGGCGTTCAACATTCTGGCGCACGCCAGTGAAACTAACCTGAGTGACGCCCAGCAGATTTTGGGCGAGATTAAAGAGCAGCGCCGCGAGCTGGAGAAAGAAAAGATCAAGCTGCGGGATGAGCGCAATGAAGTGAGCCGTCTGATGCGGGTACAAGCCCGTGGAGAGAGCATGCGAGAGCTGATTGAACGGCGATTCAGCGCTTATAAGCCAGAGACTTTTGAACACATTGGGGTAGTTAGTACAGAAGCACTGACGACCGATCTGATTGTTCACCTGACCGATCTGCATGCGGGAGTTAAGATTGAGAACCTTTACAACAGCTTTGACCAACAGGTACTGCGTGCCCGGCTGAAGCGTTATGCAGAAAAGGTGTATGTGATCCAGCAGCGCCACAATGGCCAGAATTGTTTTTTGGTGCTGGGCGGAGACCTGGTAAACGGTGAGATCCACCTGAACAACCGGCTGGAAAACAACGAGAATGTGGTGGACCAGGTGATCAGCGCCGGGGAAGCCGTGAGTTGGTTTGTGGCCGAACTGAGCCGTATGTTTGAACGTGTATACATTTATAGTGTGCCGGGCAACCATAGCCGGGTGTTCCCCGCCAAGGAGGATAACCAGCACGGTGAATACCTGGACAAGCTTGTGACTTATATTGTGGGCGCACGCTGTGCGGCACTTGGCAATGTAGAAACCTACCAGAATACGATTGACGAGACGATTGCGGACTTTATGGTTCGCGGACGGCTTGTATACGCGGTGCATGGCGACAAAGACACACCGGGCAGCGTGGTACAGACCTTGACTATGATGACAGGTGATAAGCCTAACATTGTGCTGATGGGACACCGCCACACCAATGCCCTGACGACTGTATACGATACGAAAGTATACGAAAGCGGCTGTGTGGATGGCGCGGACAGTTACTGCATGGATAAGAGATTGCGAAATAAACCGGAGCAGAACGTGCTGGTGGTGAATGCTTACGGCGTGGACTGCTGTTACGATATTACGCTGGATTAGAGCGTGGGATTTTTTGATGAGAGGGGATGGTCTTTAGAGTGGGTGAGTATGAGAAGAAGCAGCCCGAATACTTTTGCAGTTATTCGGCGCGGCTTACGAATTTTTTGAAGGCGTTTGGTTTGAGCTATGAGAGCCGGCAGATAAACCCCATTACCCAGACAAGCTACTGTGTGTTTAAGCGCAGCCAGAAATTGATGGATGTGGTGGAGTTTTGGAACGAGTGCCGGAACAACTTCCGTGATTATGATGAGAACGGGAACCGCGCCGATAAGGCGGGTGACTGAACATGGCCGGAAGACCGAAAGGCTCTAAAAATAAAGCTACAATTTTACGAGAAAACGCAGAAGCGCAGGCCAAGATCCGCCGCATGATGGCAGAGGACGATGGGCCTGCGTATTTTGTTTGCGCCTGTTGCGGCAAGCGGTTCATGCACCAAAAGGATAATTTTTCCCCTGCGCAAAGCGAGCTGTGGCGAGGGAACAACCATTACTTCCCGGTATGCAAAAGCTGCATGGACAAGCTGGTTGACCATTACACCCAGGCGCTGGGCAATGAGGATGAGGCCATGAAACGGGTGTGCATGCTGTTTGACATTTATTACAGCGAGGGCCTGCTGAAAAGCACGGCAAAGCATGCCCCGAACACAAGCCGGATGACAGCTTGGATCAGGCATTGCAACATGACCCAGAACCATGGCAAGACCTTTGATACCTACCTGGAAGAAATCAACGGGCGGGTGATCAATGATGTGAGCGATATCAGCGAGACACGACCAAACGGCGGCAAGGTAAGCCAGCGCATGGTTGAGTTTTGGGGGCCAGGGTTCAACGAGGCCGAGTATGTGCGGCTGGACAATGAGTACAAGGACTGGATTACCCGGTATGAGTGCTCCACCAAGGCGCAGGAAGAATTGTTCAAAGCGATCAGTATGGCGCAGATTATGCTGACCAAGGCATACCAGACGGGTGACACCAAGAAGGTAAAAGAGGCCAGTGATACTTTGCAGAACCTGCTGGGCAGCGCCAATATTAAGCCAAACCAGACGAACGATAATGCGCTGGCAGAGGCAAACACCTTTGGCACCTTGATTAAAAAGTGGGAAGACAAAAAGCCGATCCCGGAAGCTGCGCCCGAATGGCGGGATGTGGATGGGATTGGTAAATATTTCCGTACTTGGGTGACAGGGCCAATGATGGAACTGTTCAAAATCAAGAACCCGTGGCAGAAAGAATACGAGGAAGGCATGGCACCTTATACGGCGCACCGACCCGAATATACCGGCGGAGAAGAGGAAGAGAACGAGAGTATCCGCAACGCTATTTTTGGCACCCCCGGAGAGTGAGGTGGTGCTTGAATGGTGAAGAAAACTGCAAGAGAGGTTACGGAAGATAAGACAAGCCGGATTATGAATGCCGTGGCGCTGTGGGCCAGCTTTTACCGGGCGAACCCGCAGAGGTTTTGCAAGGATTATTTGAACGTAAACCTGAAGATGTTCCAACAGATTTTGATTTATTGCATGGCGCTATGCACAAATTTTTGTTTTATAGCGGCGCGTGGTCAACACTAGGCCCCCAGGTTGGGAAACCAGCTTGAGTGAACCGGACAAAATCGGTAGAGGCTGTAAAATGCTAATACCGAGATAACCTACCTTTTTAATAGAAGGAGGTATTGTAACGCATAGGCGGTGAACCTGTTACTGACAGAATATAACCCGCCCACGAGTGCCCGGCACCCTTAGAGGGTGAAAATGTATGCTGGACTTATGGGAAACCATAAGAACTACCGGATAAAAAGCCGGTAGGATAACATTATTGCTAGGCAAGACGTTCCTATGTGCAATTTTCTGCTGTTGGAAAGCGATCTTGTACCCAGGCAGCTTGATTGTGATTGCGAGCAAAACGCGAAACCAGGGCAGCTTGGTACTGAAAAAGATTGAGCAGGAGTTGGTGCCGCGAAGCCCATTACTGCGTAGTGAGATAAAAGATATAACGATAAACCAGAGTGTGGCGAAGATAACCTTCCGCAATGACAGCGTGATTGAGGTTGTGACCGCCGCAGATACTGCCCGTGGCGGCCGTGCGAGCCTGTTGATTATTGACGAGTACCGTATGGTTGACAAGGAAGTGCTGGATCTGGTTTTGAAGAAGTTTTTGAACTATATCCGCCACCCCGGCTACATGGATAACCCCAAGTATGCCCACCTGGCGGAACGCAACCAGCAGATGTACCTAAGCTCTGCATGGTTTGAACAGCACTGGTCATGGGATTTGTGCAAGGATTACTTTGTGAACATGTTTGACACCACGAAAAATTACTATTGTTTCCGATTCCCGTACCAGATGAGTATTAAGGAAAACCTGCTGCTGAAGAGCCAGGTAGAAGACGAGATGACAGAATCGACGTTTTCTGACATACGGTTCCGTATGGAAAATGAGGCGCTGTTTATTGGCACGACAGACGGCGGGTTATTTAGCTTTGACGACATTAACAAGCAGCGCAAGATCATAAAAGCGTTCTATGCGCCAAACATGATTTTGAACAATAAGGCGGCTTGCCAATTGCCGGCCAAGAAGACTGGTGAGAAGCGGATTTTGACGGTTGATATTGCCCTGATGAGTTCTAAGCGCCGCGATAATGACGCCACAAGCATCTTTTTGAACAGTTTGGTGCCAGACAGTACAGGCAAGTGTACCAGCAACATGGTGTACACCGAAAACTGCGAGGGTATTATTACGCAGGATTTGGTGCTGAAGCTACGCCGTTACTTTAAGTATTTTGAGTGTGACTACATTGGCATTGACGCAAAGGGCCTTGGTGCTCCCATTATGGATCTGCTGATGCACGAGTGCTATGACCCAGAGACGGGCGAGACATACCCACCGCTGAACTGCTGCAATAACCCGGATTTCCAGGAGCGGTGCCCCGACAAGACGGCACCCAAGGTGATTTGGGCGATCATGGGCAACAGCCAGTTTAATAATGACGTGACAATTGCGTTGCGAAGCGGAATCCAACAGGGGAGAATCCGGTTTTTGGAATCCGAATATGACTGCGAAGAGATTTTGCGGGCGAACATTAAAGGTTACGACAAGCTTTCACCCATGGAGAAGATGGCGCTGCAGATGCCGTACATCAATACCGGATTGGCTGTAAATGAGCTGGTGAACCTGGAATATGAAGCAACGAATAATTTGATCCGTGTGCATGAGAAGCCCGGCGCACGCAAGGACCGTTACAGCAGCCTGAGCTACAACTATTACATTGCGCTGCAGGTTGAACGCATGATGAGTAAAAACTTTATGCGCAATAAGAAGATTGAAATAAACTTTAGAGCGCCCAGACTGCGGCATTAAGGAGGCGGCTATATGGAAGAAATACAGCAGAAAAAGGTCGCCATGATCAGCCCGGACGGCAAGAAAAGCTTTGTGCCATTGACGGAATTTATGAGTAAGGTGCGATATGCGAACCTGGCAAACGTGAAGATCCGCGACCTGGAAAATAACCGCGACTACAACCCTACTTATAAAAAGTACACCAAGAGCCAGATTGTTACCTATTTGGCGAACCCGGCCAACTATGAAGTGCAGCTGCGGCAGATGAGCCAATACCTGTTCAATATTTCGAACTATTACAGGCGGCTGATCCAGTATTTCGCCAACATGAGCACGTTCAGTTACATTGTGGTGCCGTATGGCGTTGATTATTCCAAGAATGTGAACCTGCAAAAATTCAAAAAAGGTTACTATGCGGTGACGGCACAGTTGGAAAAGATGAACCTGCGGCACGAGTTCAGCCGGGCGTTGATGGTGGCGTTCCGTGATGATGTGTATTACGGATACGCATGGGAAACGAACGACAGCTACACATTCCAGCAGCTGGATGCAGACTATTGCAAGATCAGCAGCATTGAGGATGGTGTATACAACTTTGCGTTCAATTTTTCTTACTTTGATTCCCACCGTGAGCGATTGCCAAATTTTCCGCCGGAATTTACCACGATGTACAGTGCGTACCAGAAGGATTCCGGCTTGAAGTGGCAGGAGTTGTCAAGTGAAAATTCTATCTGTTTGAAAGTAAACGAGCAGACGTATGTGCCGATCCCGCCGTTTGTGAGCTTGTTCAGCGCACTGGCGGATATTGAAGACTATCGGGCGATCAGTAAAGATGCCAGTGAAGTGAATAATTACAAGGCGTTGGCGCTGGAGATCCCGGTGGGGGATGACGGTACATTTTTGATTGACTACGACCTGTGCAAAGAGTTTTACGACATGCTGTGCAACGTGCTGCCGGAGAACATTGGCGCGATTATGAGTCCGATGAAGATCAGCAGCTGGGACTTTGAAAAAAGTGGAGCTGTAAGCGGCAGTGACGATGTAGCAAAAGCCGAAAATTCGATGTGGAAGCAGGCGGGTGTAAACAACATCTTGTTTGGTGGCGGTGAAGACCCCAGCAGCTCTACGCTGAGCCTTTCTACTGTGAATGACCAGATGATTGTGTTTGCGATGATGCGGCAAATTGAACGCTGGATCAACCGTAAATTAAAGAGTGTTTCGACGGCAGTTAAGTTTAAGGTAAATATTTTAGATGTGACGTATTTTAACCGGCAGGAAGTGCATGACCGTCTTGTAAAAGATGGCCAGTACGGAATGCCGGTGCGCAGTGCCATTATGGCGACAAGCGGATACAGCCCAAGCGATATGGAGAACATGCAGTACCTGGAAAACACGGTATTGAACCTGTCAGCCAATGAGGTACCGCTGATAAGCTCCAATACGCAGAGCGCTGCTGACAGTAATGCCGCGACAGATGAAGGCGGACGCCCCACCAATGCAAGTGAGGGTAAGGCGCTGACAGACGCAGGCGAAAACAGCAGCGAGGAAGACCTGGCGACAGGAGGCTGATTGATCGATGAAGCGTGAAGTTAAAGTACGCGGCCGTGACATGGTACTATATTTGCTGCGCCAGAAAAAGAAGCTGGTACGGGAAGAGCGCGACAGTGGCGGCCATACAGTATATATTTTTGAACTTGACAACGATGATTTGAAGGCTGTGCAGGAGTTTGCCGCACAGCAGAAAAGACGAAATTACTTTTGAGAGACCGCTATGCAAGCGGCCTTTTTTAGTTTACGGGGTGATTGGATGTGAGTGAGCGGTTGAACCGCCTGCCAATTACCTTTGAAAAAACCGGAGAAGTGATGGGCAAAGATGCGCGTTTTATTAACGTGACGATTGATGTGCTGCATACTGGCGGCAACCTGAACGGATCGCGGTTTGAAAAAGAGGTAGTTGACCGGGCAGCAAAGAGTATTGCGAATACCCCGATCCTTGGATACATTGAGCAGAATGACGATGATGAGCTTGATTTTAAGGGCCACGAACATGAGCTGATTGTGGACGAGGACGGGATTCGATATGTATATGCCGGCAGCGCTTACGGTGTAATACCGGAGAGCTGCAACCCGCGCTGGGTAAGCCGGGATGACGGCACAGGAAAAACACGGGAATATTTGCGCGTTGACGGGTTGCTGTGGACCAAGTTTGACGATTCCTGTGGGATTTTTGAGCGGGATGTGGTGAAAGGGCAGAGCATGGAGATCACCAACATGGAAGGCTATGTGGATAAAGACGGCTACTATGTTGTGCAGAATTTTGATTTTGATGGCTGCTGCGTGCTTTCCACCACTGACCCGCAAATCCGACCAGCAATGACGGGCAGCACAGTTACGGCGAATTTTACCGCCGCGACGATTGCGAGCCAGGTTAAGGATATGCTGGCGGAATACACAGCTTTACAGAGATCTGAATCCTCCAAGGAGGCTCAGATAGATAATTTTGCGAAAGGAGACGATTGCTTGAAAGAAAAAGAAGAAATTCTGGCTTCTTACGGCATTGACGCTTCTACGCTGGAGTTCTCTTTGGAGGAAATTACCATTGAGGAACTGAAAGCGAAGTGTGAAGAGATGGCTGCGGCAAAATCTGCCGAGCCGGAAGATCCGCAGGGTGAACCGGAAAGTGAGCTGGCTGCAGAGCCTGCTGCTGAACCTGCAGAACCCGAACCCCCGGCAGAACCGGAACCCGCTGCGGAACCGGAAGGCGGAGAACCTGCTGCGGATTACAGCCTGAACCTGTGCGACAAGCTGAACGAAGTAAACGAGGCCATTAGCGCTGAAACCATGATTGACCCGTGGGGCTATGAAGTGAGCCGCTATTGGCTGCAGGATGTGCAGGATGATCTTGCCGTTGTGATGGATTGCCAGGATTGGAAGATCTACAGCTTTACCTTTACCATGGATGGCGACAACGTGAAAGTTGATTTTGCCAGCAAGAAACGCATGAAGGTAAAGTACGAAGCCTGGGATGAAGGCAGTGCCGATATGGGCGTGCCCGCGCTATACAGCACAATGGGCGACAAGGCCAAAGAGCAGACCGAAAAACTGGAGGCCGCCAACAAGCAGTACAGCGAACTGAAAGCAGAGTATGACGAGATGAAGCCGAAATATGATGCTTACGTTGCGGCCGAGGCTGCTGCTGCCAAAGAAGAAGAGAGCGCTAAACGCGAACAGCTGTTTGCCGTTATGGATCAGAAGCTGGATGGCGATGCTGATTATGCCAAGCTGCGAGATAACAAGACGATGGAGTTTACCGTTTTGGAAGATGCTTGCTACAAGCTGTTGGGCAAGAAGGCCGCTGAGTTCAGTTATGTTCCGCCCAAAGAAAAGAAGGGCGAGGTAAACAAGGTACGGTTTGGCGTGAATGGCACCCAGAAAACAGAGAAGCGCTATGGCGACCTGTTTGAACGTTACCTGCATACAAAAGAGTAAAAAAAAGGAGTTACATATTATGGCTAACATTAAACATGCTGTTGTTGGCACCGATATGCTGGTTGGTTCCAGCAACGCTGCCTACCTGAAGAGTGTTGTTTTTTACAAGGATGGCAGCCCTGCCGCCATTGATAATGGCAACATTGTTGTGATTGGTGATGCGATCGGCCCCGAAACCTACAAGGCTGAAGCACCTGCTGCTGATTCCAAGCGCCCTATGCTGGCCCTGGTTGCCGGCGTTGAGCTGTTTTATGATGAGACCCGCACCCATTACCTGACCGAGTGGGAGAACGAAGCTGGCAAGCCTGTTCGCGTTTACCTGCTGGTTGCCGGCGCTGATTCTTTCCGCGTTACTGCTGAAGCTTTTGACGGTACCCCCGAAAAGGGCAAGTTTGTTGCCTTTGCTGCTGGTTCTACCAAGCTGAAAATTGAGGCTGATGCTTCTGCTGACAATGTTTTTGGTGTGATCAAGCGCGACCCTGTGAAGGTTGGCTTTGGCGATGGCCAGTATACCTATTACATCGTTGATGTGATCGCCTGATTTTTTGTATCAGCGAGTTAGTTATAACTAATTACTGGTGTGGCCTATGGCTGCACCTATCTTTATATGTAAAGGAGTATTAACATGGATGAGAAACTGATTAAGCTGGCCGTTGATGGCTACCATGGCCACCTGGGCGAATACAGCGTGAAAGACAGCCAGGAAGTTCTGCGCCAGGCCATGATTGAGGCTAATAATGGCAAGACCAGCATGAGCTACAAGGATATCCGCGACGGCAAGTGCAGCAACCTGTTTGCTATTACCGAAGTTCTGATTGAAAAGGTCAGTGAAGAGGGCCTGAAGGGTGACGAGTTCTTTACCAATTTTATTGAGGACCGCAACACCTCTCTTGGCGATACCAACATTTTCCATACCACCAAGCCGTGCCTGCTGACTGTTGCCGACATTGCTGAAGGCACCCAGGGCGTTCGCCGTCAGCGTCTGGAAGCCGGCCAGGACATTACCGTGAATACCCAGCTGCGTGCTGTGAAGGTTTACGAGGAAATGAACCGCGTGATGGCTGGCCGCATTGACTTTAATGACCTGGTTGACACTGTTGGCCGCAGCTTTACCCAGTATGATCTGGACAGCGCTTATCTGGCATGGACCAGCATGTTTACCAAGCTGGACCCCGTTTATACCCAGAGCGGTTCTTACAATGAGGACAAGCTGCTTGACCTGATTGAGCACATTGAAGCTTCTACCGGAGACACTGCTACTATCGTTGGTACCCGCAAGGCACTGCGCAAGATTACCACTGCTACCATGGGCGAGCAGGCCAAGAGCGACCTGTACAGCATGGGCTACCTGGGCCACATTGCCGGCACCCCGATGATTGCGATGAAGCAGCGCCACAAGATCGGCTCTACTGAGTTCATTCTGCCTGACGACACTGTTTACATTTTTGCCGGTGACACCAAGCCCGTGAAGCGCGTTACCGAGGGTGAAGTTACCATGCTGATGGGCGACCCGATGAACAAGGCCGACCTGACCCAGGAATTCCTGATGACCAAGCGTACCGGTATTTCCATTATTCTGGATCGCGACTTTGGCAGCTACAAGTTTGCCTGATTTTGAGCTGAACGATACCCCTGCCGCAAGGCGGGGTTCTTTTTTTATATAAGGAATATTTTGGAGGTATGTTTTGGCAACTGCGAAGATTACCAATGAGACCATGGTGGAATGCAAGAACGGCACCCATGGCAACTTGTTTTATGCTTCGACCCGCAACCCCGGCTACACCGTTGAGTGGACCGAGTTTGGCGAGGTACAGGAGATGGACTACGCCGAGCTGCTTGTAATGCGTGGCAGCCAGCCGCGGTTTTTTCGTGATAACTGGATTTTGATTGAGGATGCCAATGTATTGCGCAAACTGGGTGTGGAACGTTACTACAAGAATGCGCTGACCACGGAGAACTTTGACGAGGTATTTAAGTGGACCCCGGATGAGATCCGCGAGAAGGTGCCCAAGATGAGCGAGGGGATGCGCGACAGCATCCGTATCCGCGCAAAGGAGATGCTGAAGGCAGACCAGCTGGACAGCCGTGCCATGATTAAAGCATTGAACGATGTGCTGGATTGCGATTTGGAAGAATCCGTTGCATTGGAGGCACCCAAGAAACCCAGAACCCGCAAGAGCGGCGTTGAGATTGTGACGATCGGCGGAACCGAAGAATAATGAGAGGAATGGTGCGGGCCAATGGGCACAAGATACGAGGAAGTTTATGAGCGTTACCGTGGCCAAGTCCGCAACTATGAGTTCCTGGACTACGATGCGGTGACAAGAGAAGCAATGCAGCTGAATCTTTTGAAGATGGCAATCAGCGATTTTGAGGATGTGTGCAAACAGGACCTGAATGATAGGGAAGATGACCTGCTGGAGTTTAACATTACGCTGACGAACCGCGAGAAGGATATTTTGGCACTGGGCATGATTGTGCATTTTGTGCGCCAGTATGTTTATAACACAGACGCATTGCAGAACGGATTAAGCACAAAGGATTTTACGTTGTTTTCGCCAGCCAACCTGTTGGAGAAGATGACGACCCTGCTGACCACGACAGAGCGGCAGCAGATGAAGGAGATTAACCTGTACTCTTTCCGCAATGGGGAAATTGCGAGCTTGACTGAGTGAGGTGGTAGCGTATGAACTATGAGACATATGCTGCTATGCTTGGCAGGCACGGAAGTACGCGACGTGACCGGATGGTTGAAAAGAGCAAACGGGACACGCTGAGAATGGGGCCTGACTCCCCTGCCTATAAAGAGGTAGAGATTGAGGGGGTACCCCACCACATGATGATTATTAGCAGCACGGTGACAAACCAGAAGATTATACGCACCATGCCGGGCGACAACTTTGAGATTGGAAAAATCATGCTGTTTAGTAAAAGCCATTGGCTGATTACAGAGCGCGATGCGGACGATGAAATAACCGTGCGCGGTAAAATTGAGCTGTGTAACCGGAGCATCCAGTGGCAGAACCATGAGACCGGGGAAATTATTACCCGGTGGGCGGTTGTGGACAAGCCGTATTTTTCCAACCTGAACGAAGATGTATACATGACCATTTCCAGCCGCGAATTCCAGGTGAAAATACCGTATGATGAGGAATCGGCTTTGCTGGATGTGGGGAAACGCCTGATGATGGAGCAGATCAATGGCAAGCCAAAAACTTACCGTGTGACCTGTGTGGACGCTATGACAGAACGCTATGACTGGAATGACGCCCAGACGGGATTTTTGGTTTTGAACCTTGAACAGGACCAGCATGTGGAAGAACAGGATAACGCCGAAAAGATGCTATGCGATTACCAGGAGGTAAAGCAAGCACCGGAGGACGGCGAAGTGGTTATTAAATACGCGGGCGAACCTAAAGTGCGCATTTGCGGGCGTGGCAAGATTTTTAAGGCCACGATTGATGGCAAGCCGCTGCCGGGATGCACCTGGAGCCTGAGCGTTGATGATAAAGCACTTGAAACAAAGGTATACCTTGCCAACAGTGTGCAGTGGAACCGGGTAACTGGGGACAGCTGCCGGGTATGCGCAGAGGATAATGCCGTGCTGAATGGAGCCACCGTGAAATTGACGGTCGTGGCACCGGACGGCAAGAGCACAGACAGCATTGCAGTGAAGGTGGTGGACGTATGAACCTGAGTGAGCTGGGAGAATACAAACACAAAGTAGCCGCCCTGCTGGCACAGGACGACACCATTATTAACCTGCTGCTTGGCCCCGTGGACGATGATACTGACACGGACGAGATGCTACTGGGCGATAAGAGCATTAGTACCGGACATATTTACGAGTTTGAGTATGTGCCGGAGATCAATGAAACGGCGGATACCTACCTGTGCATGGAGACTGTAGTGGCTAAGGCACCGAGCGATACGGCATACAGAGTGTACCTGTACATTTTTGCCTATTGCAATAAGAAGGTAATGAAGAGTTACCGACACCCCGGCGTGCTGGGGACGAAGGCCGATGTGTTGGCCATGAACGTTGATCGTTTGCTGAACGGCAGCGAAGATTTTGGAATTGGGAAGGTACGGTTATTGAACAACGATGTATACAAGCCGAATAATAATTATTACGGCCGCTGCATTACATACGAAGTGATGGCGTTCAACCGCAAGATGGGTGGCGCAAAGTGAAAGTACCGTACTATGAACTGCTGAACCCCGAAGGTTTTATGGTGAAAAATGTGGGCAGAGTACACTCGCCCCGACTGAGCGACATTAACGAGCGCGGCTATATGAGCTATCAGTTTGCGCTAAGCACTTTGCTGCTGACACCACAGGCGATGTTTGAAGACATTGCCAAGGTGACAGGGCAGGAGAACCCGTATGAAGCTTTGAGCGAGGAGGAAAAAGCCACCATTAACACCTTTGATTTATTAAGTATGAGCAAAGAAAGCCAGGCGGAGATGATTGCCGCACTGGCCTTTTTTATTGATGCGCCACTTGAATATGATGAAGCACACCATGCTGTACTGGTGAATAAAACCGAGGTGGACGATAAGATCCTGATTGATGGTTCCATAACGCGAGATAACTGGGCAGAGATTTGCGATATTTGCCTGCAAACCGCGTACATAGACCAGAAGCGGGAGGAAAACTTGAAGTTCAAAAATGAGGCTGCCCGCAAGTTTTATGAACGATTCCAAAAGAAAAAGGCTGAATATGAAAAATCGAAACGAAAAGGGTATAAGAGTAACCCTGATTTGGAGTTGGGGAACATCATCTCTGCGCTGGCGACAAACCATAACAGCCTGAATTATACGAATATTTATGATTTGACGGTGTACCAGGTACATGACACTTTTAACCGTCAGAACATAAAAAAACAAAATGAGATCCATGACATGAACTATGCCGTATGGGGTGGCGAGAACGACCTTGGCGGATGGTACAAACACATGGAAACTGATAAATGATAACGGAGGAATAAGATATGGCTGTAAATCCGAATATGGCGAACCGTGAAGTTGCTGATCTGGTTCTGCTTGATTACAAGACCAAGAAAGTTTTTCTGCCCATTGATTTTGCCAACGTGACCACCACTGACTTTACCGCAAACCGCGTGTTTGCAAAGGGCGGCCAGGGCGCACCGAACCGTGTTGGCTTTGATGGCGAGCGTGCAGGCACCCTGAAGGTTGATACCCAGATCATGCCTGTTAAGCTGTTTGCCCTGCTGAGTGGCCAGGACATTGGCAAGGTTGCAAAGATTATGAAGCGCGAGGTACTGACCGCCACCACTGACGGCATTGAGCTGAGTGAGACCCCGAAGGCCGGCACTGTGCAGGTTTTTGCTGTTTCTGACGACGCTGGCACTGAGATCAGCGATCTTACTACAACTGACAAGAAGGTTACTGGCGCTGGCCTGCAGGACGGCAAGAACTATATTGCCTACTACTTCTACGACAAGAACGATGGTGTTCAGACTGTCAAGTTTGATTCTGACACATTCCCGCGTGCCTTTGAGATCCACGGTATGATGCCGTTCAAGACCGAGGACGACGAGATTGTACAGTGCGAGCTGGTTTACTACAAGGCTCAGCCGCAGGCAAGTTTCAGCCTGGCTTTCCAGAACACTGGTGATCCGACCACTGTTTCTATCACCTTTGACTGCATGGCCAACCAGGACGGCGACATTTACGACATGAACTTTATGGAGTGATTAACGCAAATCCCTACCTTATTATATAGGCTTGGATTGTGATGTTTGATCCGTGGGGGAGCGAAAAGCTCCTCCATTTTTAGAACGCGAAAGGAGTAGTGTGCATGGAAGACAAGGATACCGGCGGTATTGCCGATGTGAAGATTGAACCTGTTGAAACTGCTGCCCCGCCTAAAGTGCCCCTGAAGCGTCAGGTGCGCCCGCTGAAGGGCGTGGTTGTGTACTGCAACAAGGAACGCGGGTACATGGGTTTTGAATGTGACGGGCACGGCTACCAGGTGCCGGTGAAAGACGGCTATGCCGTTGGCGATGTGGTTAAGTTCAAGATTGCAGACGGGAAGATTGAGTTGTGCAAGTAAGCGGACGAAGCAAGTATAATGTGAGCCGTGACAAGAGCAAACGCACCTATGACGGGATTGTGTTTGACTCTGAACTTGAGATGAAATATTACAAGGATGTTGTGCTGCCGGGGGTTGCCAGCGGAGAGATTGTGGATTATCAGCTGCAGAAACCCTATGAGCTACAGCCAAAGTACCGCAAGGAACGTGGGGGAAGAATGGAGACGGTACGAGCCATTAACTATGTGGCTGATTTTTGGTTGAAGTATAAAGACGGCACGACAGAGGTAATTGACACCAAAGGATGCCCAGACACTGTGGCACTGATGAAGCGGAAGATGTTTGATTACCTGTACCCGGATGAGCATTTGCGCTGGATTGTGTACCGTAAACGGCGTGGTGGGTGGATTGATTATGACACGCTGTAAGCTGGCCTGCCCCTGAAAGATGTGGCGGGCTTTTATTTTTTTGTAAGGAGTTTTTTATGGAAATTAAGAAGAACATCCGTGTGGGCGACAGAATCCGATTTGTGGATTTTGTTTGCGACATGTGCGAGAAGGACGGCAAGCAGTATTACGCGCTGTTTGATTATGCTTGGCGCATTGCGGTGATTACCTTTTTTGCCCCGGAAGCGGAGCTGGACAAGATGGACACAGATGAGATGTGCGACTTTGTTTACAGCAGACAGGGCGTTGAGATTGTGGAAGACCCGGATATTGCGGTGGTCACAGCGGGACTTTATGAGGCATGTGAAGCCGAGATGAAAGACCGGAAAGAAAAATACATGAAGGTATTTGATGCGATCAACCACCCGGACCCGCTTGACCGGATTGCAGACGCCTTTGCAGAGATTGCAGGGAATTTGAGCCAGCTGGGAGACCAGGAATTTTTGGCCGATCTGGTAAAGAAAGTGCGTGAAGGAGAGCAGCCCGCAAAGAAGCCACCCGTGAAGATTGAGGTTGTGAACGGCAAGGAGAGTTAAATGGCCAAGACGGTAAGCACACAGAAAGGGCTGGAACTGGAACTGCAGCGGCGAATTAACCTGGCACTGAATGGCGGGGCGAAAACGGCTGTGGAGAATTGTTTGAAGAAGCATATCCAGGAAGATGTACTGGATGTATACCAGCCAAAAGTATATGAGCGCCGCGGCCAGGGCGAAGGGGCATTGGAAGCCGACAGCAGCGTGGTGAGCAGCGTAAGAGAACATGTGCTTACGGTAAAGGATATTGGTGTGCCGAATGAATCAGCCGTTGGTGGGCAGTACAAAACCGGCACCAATACACCGCTTGCTGAGATGGTGGAGAAGGGCGATGTGAAAAACATTTGGGGTTCGCCACCTGATGCGGCCTATTTGCACCCGCGCCCGTTTGTGGCAAACACGGCAAAAGAAATCGCAGATGGGAACAGTGCCGTACATGGAGAGATTGTGAAAGCCATAAAAGAGCAGTTCCCTGATAACTAACGCGACGAGAGCTTCGGCTCTTGTCTTGAGCGGCTGATTTGAAAAGAATCGGCCTTTGAAGGCTTGAGCCGAACCGTAAGGGGGAAAGTATATGGCGGAAGATTTAAGTATTAAGGTAAAAGTGGAACCTGACGGCGGTGGTGTGCAGGGGAAGCTGAATGAGATTGCGAAAAACAAAAAGTTTAATGTACAGATTGATCCTAAGAGCCTTGAAAAGCAACTGACGAAAATTAGCAAGACGGTAGCCAGTACATTACAGAACAGCATGGAGAAAGTTAAAAAAGAAATGGATTCCTATGCTGAAAGCGCACAACAGGCTACTATAGTCATTCGTCAAGCCCAGGAGCGTGAAAAGGCGGCACTGATCACAAATGTAAATCTGTTGGCCCAAAGTGCCCAAGAGCGAAAAAATGCTGTTGACGCAATCAATAAACAAACAAGCGCTCAAAAAAATCTAAATGATCAAACTCAGTTGACTTCAACACAAAAGGGTAAGATCGATAATTCAGCTATTATTAAAAACCTTAATCGTGAACGAGACGCTTATGTAGAATTAAGCACAGCCGTTTCTGATTTTAATAAAGTTATTTCTAGTAGTGAGGGTGTAAACAATAACACTGCAGCAAATAGCATAAAGTCATTAAAACCCGTTCAAAAAGATATTGCAGCAATCGTCACAGACATTTCTTTTAGCGCGGAATCTGAAGATGATATAAAAAATAGTGTATTGTCCGGGTTTAATGCTATTGAAGAGGGGCTAAATGAGGGTTCTGAGAAAGTAAAAACTGTCATTGACAATATCCAAAACAGCAGTAAATCTAGCATTAAAAGTATTTTAGATTTATATTCTGAAGTTATCAGTGCTGGTGACAATGGGTTACTTGCACAATATATAGCAAATGATGAAAATGCTACCAAGGAAGCTATTGCGGAAATTGTAACAAAATACGGTGAAATTGCAGAAGTGTCTACTCATGATGTAGAAACAACTACAGATAAAGCATTTGATAAAATCAGTGAAGCTTTTAATGGGTTGAAAGATAAACTTGCCGCTACAGCGAAAGAGGTTATTTCTGCTGATACTGAAGAAGCAACTAAAAAGGCTGCTGTAAAATATCTAGCTCTTTTTGCACAGATGGCAGATGTGATCGGGGCTTTACCTGACAATGTAAGGAAGAAAGCTATCGAAAATGTAGATTCTGTTACGGAAGACATCGGCAAAGAGATTGAGCAAAAAACCAAAGAGTTATCGCAAAAATATGATGAGGTAGCGGAGCAGCCTGACAATAAAGTTAAGCTTAATGTTGATCTCAACGACGAACAGATCGATACCCGCGTAAAAGAAACCAGTTCGTATATTGTTGAGCAACTTAATAAAATGAAGGATGCTCAGCTGGAAATTACCGTAGCTAAGCAGGGAACTCTGGAAGCTGAAAAGGCTATCGTAAAAGCAACCCAAGATAGCATCAATGCCCTTAAAACTCTAGTTAAGCAAAAAGAGCAGATTGCGGATGAAATCTCAAAATTGAAATCTGAGGTAACCGGTATTACAGACGGTAAAGACAAGGCTGATGATGCGAAAACCTTGCTTGAAACGCTTTCGGCAATTAACCCAAGCAAGGTAAAAGATGTTCTGGATAAAGTTTCTGCGTTCGTTAATTCTGTGGCAGAGAGCAACCCGAAGCTTGAAACGACCAAAACAAAAGCTGCTGAATTTAATGCGGCCATTGAGAGCATCAATAAAACTTTGGCAATCTCGACGGCCTTTTTGACCAGCTTAACCAAGGAAGATAAAACGGCCAAAGGAAAGCGCGGCGGCAAAAAGACGCAGAAAGCGGATACTACCGAGGTTGATGAAGCTGTAAAGCTGCAGCAGTTGGTATTGAACGCAGAAAAAGCGGCGGACGCGGTTAAAAATGCTATCACCAATGCCAGTAATTCAATTAGCGTCATTACGACCGAATTGAAAACGGCGGCTACCAGTGCAGACGGAGCAAAAGAAGCGACTCGCCCCATGATTGAGGCTGCAACTGCCTTGAACAATACTTTTAAGCAGTACAGTGAATCCCTAGCTGACATAAAGACCAACGCTGGCCTTATGAACGGAACCGTAACCAAGGCCAAGCGTGGAAAGAAAGCCGTCACTGAAACTGACAGCATGGATGATGTGGCTGCCAGTGCTGCAAAAGCGAATGAGGCGAGCACTCAAATCCACACGGTGTTTACCAAGTTTGCCAAGATTGGCGCTGCGACTAATGGGTTTGCTGAAAAAGCAGCGCAGATTATTGCGGCATCTGATGAAGTAAACGCTATTATTCTGGCTTATAAAACCACTGGCGAGCGCACCGCGACTACAACGGCTGATGCGGCAAAACAGCAACAGAGCGCTGCACAGGAGCTTTCTGCCCAGATGGAAACTGTTGGTGCGACCCTGAATAATGCCGGCGAAAAGGTTGGCCGGGCTACCACCGCGCTGAGCGAAGCTGCGCAGGCCAGCGGCACGATTGATGCTAGTGTAAAGACTCTTGTGAACGCCGGGAACCGATTGAAGCGACTGTTTACCAGTTATGCTAACATTGCAGCAGGGTTACAGGAAAACCTGGACAGAGTGGCAGAGATTGATGGCAGCAAGAATGCGACAACTTATCGCAAGCTTGGGAACTTTATCAACAACATCGTTGATTTCTACAAGAAGTCGATTGGTGAGCTGAGTGCCATTAACAGTGTTGAACTGCCAAAAGATGAGAACGGCAAGACGGTGACGCCGAAAGTTGATGCAGCAGTAGCAGAAGCCACTCAGCGATTTAAGGCAACACTGGATGAAGCATTGAGTCAGGCACTGGCTACGCTGAAAGATACCAGCGGCCTTGATGCAAAACTTGCCAAGGCACAGCAAAGTACAGTTGATGCTAAAAAGGCCAAGACTGACATTGTGAATGGCTTTGCGGAAATTACTGCCGTATTTAATAGCCTAACGAATGCAGCCAAGAGCATTACGGACAGCATGACGGACCTTGCCAAACTGAAAACCATGACCGACGAGGTAAACATGGACCAGTTTGCGGAGCTGATTAACAACTCTGTTGATGAGCAGATTAAGAAAATCTCCACTAAGATCCGCAAGGACGCGATGCTGCAGACTAGCCCCAACAACGACCGAGTGACATCGCTGGCAATGAAGACCGGCAATCTTGGTGCAATGATTAAGCAGATACCGGAAGGCACTGTAAAAGATAGTTATACCAAGCAATTTGCTGAACTGAATGATGACATTACTGCCTTTTATAATGGCAGCGAAAAAGCCGCAACAACATGGGCAGATATTGTTAGCCGGACCACCGAGATGGCGGAAGGTGTAAAGCAGGTCAATAAAGAGACCCAGGAAGCGGCCAAGGCAGCGGCACAAAGCGCAATTAAGAGTACGCAAGACCTTGAACAGCGGCAGGCTCTTGCTACAGAATTACAGCAGCGATTTGATGCGTTGAATAACACGATCGCTAAGGGCAAAGAGATTGAAGGTAACGGTAAAGCTTTTAATGAGTTTCATAGTGCATTAGAGCAAATTGAAGTAGACGCAAAGCGTCTTGGTCCACAGTTAGAATCTGCACTGGATAAAAAGGATATAGTGTCATTAAAGGCTTTGACGGACTACGACAAAAACTTAACCGACATTGAGCAAAGAGTTGCTAAGGTAACTGACGGAGTGATTAGCACTACTTCAAAAGCTGTTAAATCCGTCGCTGACCAAAAAGAAAAGTTAAAAAATATCGACCCAACTGCTGCGATTAACAAAGCTCTGAATTTGAATGTTGACGGCGCAGAAAGTGCTAAGATTACACGCCTGCGGAAAGAATTTGAGGAGTCTAAGACTACAATAGCAGACGCCCGCAAAGCATATGAGGATGATTGGAGTTCCGATAATTTTGACAAGCTCGTAACCGCCATGAAAAATGGCCAGGATGCTGCTAACAAATTTACGACAGCAGTAAAGACGGCCAATGACACCATGGCTGATAATAGCGTTAGAAGTAATGAGCGCCAGTTTGAGCAGATTAAGGACTTTTTGGCAAACTACCAGACGATGCTAACGACCTTACAGCGGAGTGCTGGTAACAAAGGGTTCAAGGATAATGGTATTTACCAGCAAACTGAAAGCGCTCTTAAAAAGATGGTTGAAGAAGCCGAAAAGGTTAAATCTGCGGCTGACGTTCCAACTTTTATTGCTGCGATGGCCAAACAGTTTGAAAATGCCAAAACACCGATTGAAAGTGTCTCTGATGCGTTGAACGCTGTTAAAACAAAGATTGGCGAAACAAAGGCGGAAGCTGATAAGTTTAATGGCGCTCTTAAATCTCAGCGTGATGTGAACACTTATATTAAGAGTGTTTCTAATTCTTTGTATACAGCACAGAGGTATTTGTCTAATAACTCTAAAATTACAACTGATCCTGCGATATATGCACGGTATCTTGAGTATATTGAACGCTACCAGAAATTGCTGGAATCCGGGAAAATCACACAGCAAAACGGCCAGGAATATGCAAGCGAAGCATCCAAGGAATTTGCAGAACTGAAAAAAGCAGTACAGGATGCTGGCCTTGAAACTGACACGCTGGCGATGAAGTTCAAAAAGCTGTTTGAGACAAATATCAAGAGTCAGTTTGCCAGCCAGGTAATTAACATGGTTCAGCAAGGGTTACGACAGATTTACCAGAACGTGGTGAATATTGATTCTGCCATGACCGAGCTGAAAAAGGTTACAAACGAAACTGATAATACATACGATGCGTTTTTGGATGATGCCGGTACGCGAGCAAAGAACCTGGGCACTTCTATCAGCGATATTGTAACGGCCAGTGCTGATTTTGCACGGTTAGGTTACAATTTGAAAGATGCCAAAGAATTGGCTGACGCGGCCGTCCTGTACCAACATGTGGGGGATGGAATTTCTAGTGTCAATGACGCTAGTGAATCTATCATTTCCACAATGAAAGCGTTTGGCGTTGAAGCGAAAGATGTAACCAGCATTGTTGATAAATTTAATGAGGTGGGTAAACAACATTGCCCCAAATTTACTATATCGGTTAAAGGGTGGAGGCACCCAAGACCGAGGAAAGATATGGAATTTAACGATAACTTCCTGTATGGCAATAGGGAGGTTATTTTTTTATGTGTACAAGAAATAACAAAGGTCAGTTTATTAAAGGAACAATCTCTAACAAACGAAAACATAATAAAATTCCGTTGTTAAGATTGCCATACACTTTAACTGCGGAACAAGTTGAAGATAAAATCGTTAAATTCTATAAATCCCTAGAGACTGCAGGATATACCTGGCAACAGGTATGTTGAAGTAAGTTCCGATAAGACATCGGTAATATACAGTCCGAACTCATGCTATAACCTAACACTTGAAACATGAGAGGTAGCCAGAAATGACTACCCGCCGTATTGTTTACGGTCAGTAACGGTTGATCCGTGAAAGTAACAGCTTGAATAATTATGCCATCTCCTCGGCTGGAGTTGGCAGTGCGCTACAGCGCTCGGCATCCGCCTTGCATACCGCAGGGAACACGTTGGATCAGAGTATTGGTATGATTGTGGCTGCCAATGATGTTGCGCAGGACCCGGAGTCGGTAGGTAACGCGCTGAAAGTATTGTCACTGCGCATCCGTGGCGCAAAGACCGATCTTGAACAGATGGGCGAAAGCACTGACGATGTTGCAGTGAGCACCTCCAAGCTGCGAGAACAGATTAAGGCATTGACCAATGTTGACGGTAAGGGTGGATTTGATATCCTGACCAAGAGCGGAGACTTTAAGTCCACCTATGAGATCATGGAAGGCATTGCCAACGTCTGGAAAGAGATGAATGATGTTGACAAAGCATCCCTGTTGGAACAGATTGCTGGCAAGAACCGCGCTAACGTTGTTTCCGGTATGCTGGACAACTGGAAGGACGCACAGGATGCCGCCAAGACTGCCGCTGAATCTGCCGGCAGCGCCACAAAAGAAAACGAGACTTACCTTGATAGCATCAATGGTAAAATCTCGCAGTTCACAGCAGCATTTGAGAAGCTTTCTAAGGATGTGCTGGATAGCGATCTGATAAAATTCTTTATTGAATTAGCAACACATGTTGCCAATCTTGCTGATGAAGCTGTGAAGCTTGTTGACAATTTTGGACTAATTCCAACTGCACTAACTGGTATTAGTACAGGGCTTGTAACGTCACTTATTAAGAACAAAGGCACCAGTGGTAAATTGTATGCCCGTTTACACAAGGGGAATAGTTGTGTAGGATGCAGGTGCCAAATAATTAAATACCCAAATTGCTGGGAAAGGCTAAGAGCCGCATAGCCATAGTGAGCCGGTAATGGAACACTGTGGAGCCGAAAGGCAGAAACAAGTATGCGGATGCGGTATGCTGAGAGAAAAGCCGCCCCTACGGGGTGGTGCTAACCCGCGCAAACAATGCTTAATCAGCAGCCGAGACACCGCGTACAGAAATGTGCGCAGAAGAAGATGTGTGAACTTTGGTGTTTTGGTTCATCGACTGTATGGGTAGCCCTATTCCATGGTGAAAACCAGACGGGAAGAAAGACAGTCAGAACATTACGGGAAAGCCGTAAGAAGGTTATAAATAAAGATAAGCCCTGACATTTAATGGCCGGGGCTTTTGGTATTTTTGAGAGGTAATTTTTTATGGAACCAAATGATTTATTGAGACAGTGCCAAAAAGAGTTGTTATTTAACCGTACATATGACGTAAAACAAGACGAGTTGTGCTATTGCTGTGATGACGGAAAAGAAAAACACATAATTTTAATTGATTGTAGCGACATAGCTTATAAGGACATGGATTACAATTCTGAAAAGAAAGTTTTAGATGCGTTTATTCAGAGCTGTTGTTGCAAGTGCGAGGGAAAGAATTGTACTGACCACAAAGAGGACAATCGTATGAGTAAATAAGCTCACAGGTGTCTGGGTCTATGTCTTCTTTTACAGGAACACTATCTTTATCGACGCTTGACATCGTAAACAATTGATAAGTCCCTGTTGACGCATAGCGATTTCTTGGTGGAAGATACCAATGAATCGTCTGCCCGCAATAAGTGCAAATATGTGTTCCTTGTATGTTTGACATTATAAAACACCTCCTAATGGAGATAATAGGAAATTGAGGAAATTTTTATGGCATTTATGGAAGGTATTTTGAAGCCTTGCCAGCGCAAAGTTTTGTTTGAACGAGAGTACAGTTCTGAGCAAGACGCAATGATTTATAAGTGCGAATATGTTATGCGGGCAGTAGCAATCAACTGCAAAAGCTTGACGGCAAACCAAGCGGAGCAGATGGACAAGTTTGCGATGATGGGAATTTATAACGGCGGCTGTTTTAATTGCCCCAAAAATCAAGGAACGGAGGGATGATTATGGGTGCTACATATAAACCGAACGTTAATCTAAACAATCGCAAAAGTACCAGAGAGATGTTTATGCCAAGTAGCCAATCTACATATAAGGAAGAGGGTTTTATGACAATTCAGATTACGGGCAACGCCAAAGAGATTGCGGCGCTAATTAAAGAATTACAGGGGCAGGAAAACGCCAATAACAACACACAGGATGTTGAACAGTTTTTTGAAGAACTAAAGGAAGGCTTATCGTCAATCTTCAAAATTTAAGACGGAGGGTTACAACGGCTACATGGCGTGTAGTATTTTCGTGCTTCTGATAGATCCATAGCCATACTGCTTTTACGAAGATAGGAACAACCTGCACGATGATATTTAGAGCCTGTTTTGGTAACATAGACTGTGTAACTATCGGTAATCACAGATGCTGAATTTGTTGTTTCAGAAGAAGTGGGAGCAGAGTAAGATTGAACCGATGATTGACCAGCAGAGTAACCGCTGTTGTATCCGTCTTTTTTGCCAGCCTCATATCCTTCGTTATATGATTCTTTGCTGGCTTCTTCCTTGCCGTGTTGTTCTCCAATGGAATAGCCTTGATTATATCCTGCCGTTTTCCCGTCTTCGTATGCGGAAGTATAGGCTTTCTTTTTACCGGCACTATAACCAGCATCATAGCCGTCTGACTTGCCTTTATCATAACCATAGGAGTTACCGGCGTCATAACCGTTCTGATGTCCTATGTCGTATCCTTCGGAGTAGCCTTGATCGTACCCCGATTGAATTAGAATAGGCTTTTGGTTATCATACCAACCAAAGAAACAAAGAGCGGCGATAGCAAGCGTTGTAATATTTATAAGAACAGTAGGAATGGTAGAACGGATAGTAGGTAGCCTATGTTTTTGAGGTGCAGGAGATTCTGTATTTTGAGTCTGAAGCTCCTGTAGATTTTCGTCAGGTGTCATGATTTATTCCTTTTATGAGGTGAGCTTTATGGACGGTGGAGATTTCGCTTTAGCTATTTTATGTTTCTTTGCGACCATAGGAATGTCGTATATGTTAATGTCTGTTATAGTTCGGTAATACCGGTTTAATGTTGTATTAACTACACACCTATGCTATTATATAATTATTCCAACAATCAATAAGGAGTGGTTGTATAATGACTGAGCTTGAAAAGAAACAAGAAGAGATCCGCCGCCAGCAATTCACTTATGTTCCTAAGAATAAAGGAACACGAAAAGAGGATATCCAGAAGCCGCCAAAACCAAAAAATGATAAGGGGTGATGCTAATTGACAGCAACGGATATAATTAGTTATATTGAAGCCGTGCCTTTGGTACTTAAATACATTGCGCCAGGGTTTATATTTTTATGGATTTATACGCGATTGCATGACAAAAAACTACCAGAACATTATATTATGTGTTCTGTTGTAGTTAGCTTTATTCTTGTTCTTTGTGTCAATAATGTGGTATGGGATTTTGTAATTGCAGTTGTAGCAGCTCTTATTGTGTATGTCTTGAGCCGTACCACCTGGGTAAAAAATCTTTTCAAAAAAACGATATCCTTTTCGCCCAGTAAAACTGTTTTTTACGATGTGATAGACTACGAAAAGGGCACCTATATTTACGTTAAAACTGATAAATGGATTGTCAGCGGTATATATATTGGAATTGATAAAGATGCTATGGGAGTAATTGTAAAGGATTACAAGCTCTATAATGCGACAGGAGACGAGTTTGACACGCCGGAATGCAGTATAGCCACTGTGCCGTTGAACAGAATTGAATATACGAGCTTGACTTACCCTGAAGATTCTAAGGTAAAGAAATCTTGGTTTGATAATTGATAAGGTGTGTAAAGAACTCAACAGTGGCTATGCTGTTGGTTTTTTCTTATAGTTCGCCTTATCCTCAGAACCGCGTCTTACACTTCACGCACACGCGGTTGATATTGTTGGATGTTAATATACAGGCCAGTCTTTCCCGATTATACCAATTACAACAAATCCAGTAGTTTCACCATACAAGGTTCCTTCTTCATATTCGTCGTAACCATAATAAGTTCTGCCATAACCAGTTTGATTGTTGTATGTTTGCCCGCCAAGACGAACAGGGTATTCAAATGGGATTTTATCTCCAGCGTTTATTGGTTTAGTTATGACTTTATATAATTCTTTGTATAGGGCAGACATTCTGGTTTTTTGATCTGACATGGCAATTCTTTTAACACGGCTTTCTGAAGAACATCCTTCCTGTTTTAAGTCAGTCATTGTCATGCCGGAATCAATATATTGTATACCATAATGATATTTTGTTACAACTAATAAAAAAGCTCTTGGATACATAAATTCTGGAATTGTTAAAAAACTCTTATCAGAATCACAGAATTTGCTCATAACAGGGGTAGTTCTAGTGTCTTTGGATAACCAAACTTGCATGGAATTTTCTTCTGTTACATCATTGATAGAATTAAGAACTCGATATGTGCTTGCTTGTGTTTCTAGGTCAGAAATTTTTTCATCTACTTGCGACTTTTTCTCTTCCAGCTCCTTGATTTGGCGCTCGTACTCGTCGCTTTGCGCTTCCAGTTCTGCAATGCGGGCATCAATCTCTTGCAGTTCTTTTTCTGTCATGAGTTACTCCTTGGCAATTAGCATCTTTTATAAATATAAATTTTCTTTCACACCTTGGACATTCCCAGATATTATACGGACGGTGTTCAAATACGCAACGCGAATGTGTATTTTTTAATTCTATATTACAGCCAGGACAGGGAGCTGGTGCATGTGCTTCTTTTGACTTTGCAACATTCTGAGATGAATAATTATCGTAAATCTCATCATGTGCATAGTAAGGAATAAGATAATCCGAATATCCTCCGTCTTCACCAGAATAATAAACTCTACCACAGTAGTGCATTCCTACAAAATGTTGTTCTTGATGCGACACACAGATTCACCTTCTACACCGCGCTGCGCAGCATTACCATTCATATCCACAGCTGTTACAATGCCAAGTCTTTTTTACTTTCTGGCTAAAGATACCGAGCAGGCCCACGGACACGGCCTTTGCACCCACAGACACTTTGCGCAGGTTGGTACTACCACAGGTGGGGCATTTGGGCTTTGGCTGTTCAGACCGTCCAGCGGTATCCCAATATTCTCGCAAACGCTTACGTTCTTTACGATCATATTCAAGCATATCATTATACGCTTTTTTACTAAAGTGTTCACTGGAGTAAACGTATTTTTCACGGAGCGCTTCATCCCTAGGATCGTCTGATGTAAACACAATAGGACCAAGTTCATTACTATTTATATCGAAAACTGGCAAGTTCAAGGTTTTAACAAAATTTCGCATGTCGTCAGTAGACATAGTTATTGGTTCTTCATAACTGCAACATTTACAAATAGGAAATTTTGAGGCATCGAACTGTATATCAACGTATCCACAATGAGGACAAATAACATATAGATCGTTATTCATCATTCCTGTTCTCCTTTTGAACTAGTAATTATAACCTTTGTAATGATTATATCACACAATAATCGTCTACACAACAAAAGATACAAGATTGGTTCAAAAACACAACTGGTTTTATGGATAGTGCCCAAGTAGAGGCAGATACGGCAGCTCTTCAGAAATATGTTGAAAGGTTGAAGGGTATTACTGATACCACAACCGCCGCTCAAGAAAAAACAAAAGCCTTTGATGAAATCTTAGGCGATTCCAGCCAAGTAGCCAAAGACGTTGCGCGGAACACCAACAACCTGGACGACGTGATGAAGGTTTATGCGGCCAGTACACGGACGGCTACCAGCGTGACAGCGGCGTTGGGGGCAACGTTAAAGAGTATTGGTTGGAATATTGCAATAGCGGCTGTAGTGGCGGCTATTGGTGTTGCTGTGAAACTTGCCGATGAATACTTGTTTCATCCGTATGAGCATGCCCGCGACAAAGCTGCCGAAATGAGCCAGGCCCATGAGGAGGCTGCTCAGAAAGTTGAAGAGCTAACTAAGCAGATTGAAGAACTTAAGGCTAAGATGGATGAGTGCCGGAGCACTACTACTGGTGATATTGTAGATAAACAAAGTTTCAGTTATTTAGTGCGGCAAAAGCAATATCTTGAAACCAACCTTGAGCTTGCAAAACAGCTGGCTGAAGAAACTGCTCATGATGCCCGTGAAGCGGTGTATGATCAACAAGACAAGTCTTCGGGAAAAGTTATTCCTAGTATTCAGGCAACATATGAAGGCGATCAGCATGAACGGTTGCAGCAAGTTATAGCTGATTATAAAAAAACGGACTTAGCCATAAAACATCTTGATGAAGATCTTGCTAATAAAAAAATACCTCAGGAAATATACGATGCACGAATTGCCGGATTTCATAAGCTTCAGGAAGACTTGCGTAATTACATTAAAGAAATGGGCGACGATTTTAATACCGAGATGAATACGTTGCTCAATAACGCCCCAAATGAGTTTAGCTCAGATGACGACAAGAGCAAATACCAAGAACGTATTAAAAATTTGTCGGATGACCAGCAAGCCTTCTTGAATTTCTGGAATCTATACATTAACAATATTCCTCTCATTACCCAGGCTACCAACGACTTTACTCAGTCTGTTGCTGATGGCGAGGATAGTGTTAAGGCGCTGAACGATGCTATCAATGGTGGGCAAGCGATTAAAGAAGGCAGTGATGCTTATAAAGAAGCTGCCGACTTGGCAGATAAATATGGTGTTAGTACTGAAGGACTTATTGCCCAGTTGCAAGCATTACATGAAGAGCAGAGTAAGGGTAATGGTAGCGATGATGACTGGCAGTTTGATGCAGCCGGTGATTTACAGAATTTCTTCTCTAACTTTACTGATAGTACCAGTAACTGTTACAAACAAACCAAAGCTCTTGAATCCGCTTTTAAGGATATGGGCGAGCAAGGATATCTAAGCAGTGAATCCTTACAGGCATTGTTGGCGGTTTATCCTGAGCTGATCAACGACATGGAAGTTGAGAATGGTGTTGTAAGTATCAGCCAGAGTATTTTGGAAGGTAAATTTGGCACGATGAAGAGCGCCATGATTGCTCAAACGCAAAGCCAGATTGATTCTACAAAAGCAACTATTCAGCAGACAAATGATCGTATTAAATGGTACCAAAGAGAAATTGAAATTCTTACAACTTTGTATGGCGCGATTGGTTCTATGCCTTCGGCTAGTTCTGTACTTAGCAGCGACTATCTCAGTCAAAAATTAACCTTTAATCCAAATTTAGGCTTCGGAAATAGTTTGCAACTTCCTGATGTTGAACAAGCAGCGGGTAAACTTGCTGCTCTTAATTCAAATCTAGAAAAAGAGAAAGCCAAAGCTAAAGATGCTCAGAAACAGCTTGAAGATCTTGAAAAGAGTTTGGCCGTAATGAATGGCTATGGTCTTAGCGGCTTTAACGGTGCCAAGCCTAAATCCGGCAAGAGCAGTAACAAAGGTGCCACAGATGCCCAAAGTGCGGCGATTGACGCATTGGACAAGAAGGCCCAGGCGCTGAAAGAAACCTATGAAGCACAGAAAAAGGTGTTGGAAGACCAGAAAGAGGCCATTGAAAAGGTTATTAAGGAACTGGAAAAAGAGCAGACGGTTCTGGATGGCATTATTAAGACTGTAACCAACCGCATTGACAAAGAAATTGACCGGCTGGAACACCAGTGGGATGACCTGAAAGAGAAGCTGGAGAAGGACAAAGACAACCTGGATTCCGCCATCAATGGTGCCAACTGGGTAATTGAGCAGCGGGTCAAAGAACTGGAAAAAGCCAATGACGAATTGGAGGACAGTTACCAACCGCGGATTGATGCGCTGCAGGATGAGATTGATAAGCTGAACGAGGCCAATGATGCACAGGAAGAGGCTATTAGCCTGGCACAGAAGAAAGCTGCGCTGGATGCTGCATTGGCCGCCAAGAATGTGCGCGTGTACCGTGAGGGCAAGGGCTTTGTTTGGGAAGCCGACGAAAGTGCTGTTAAGAGCGCCGAAGAAGATTACAATGATGCCTTGCGAGACAAAGAGCACAATGACGCCATTGATAAGCTGACCAAGGAAAAAGAAGCCCTGGAAAAAGAGCTGGAGGACAAAAAGCAGGCCAACCAGGACAAGATTGACGCTTACAACGATTACAAAGAAAAGCTTGATGATGCCCAGAATGCTTATACCAATGCCAAAAACCTTGAGATTTTGCGCAAGCTGTACGGCGACAATGCCGATCAGATGATCTTGAACATGGACCAGAGCATGATTGATAAAATCACCTCTGATTACACGGAAAACATGCGCCAGACGGACTATGTGGAAGATCAGATCGAGCAGAACAAGAAGCTGATTGACCAGCTGGAAGAGTATAAGAGCAAATGGGAAGAGGTTGCGGACGCTTACGAAACCGAGCAAAACCGAATCAATACCGTAGCGCGGCTTGGGGCTGACTGGGAAGAAAAAATCCTGGGCCAGCGCATGGATGTGCTGACGGACTTTAAGAACCACTATGTTGATGTTTTGAAGCAGATTAAGGATAAGACCAAAGAGGTTGAAGACCTTGAATTGCAAATTAAGGTAGTGGAAAAGAAGTACAACGAAGATAATGCTGAGATTGAAAAGCAGAAGAAAGAGCTGCAATGGGAGAAAAACGAGATCACTCGCGCTAACCATGCAACCGGCATTATGAACGTTGCGGCCTTTGAACGTGCGCGTGTTGATGAGGCTGGGCCTGAGATTGTTGTACGGCAGCCGGAAGCCGGACGCTATACCAGCCTGGAGGTTGGGGACGGCGTTGTGCCGGGAAACCTGACCCGCCGGTTGTTCAGTGCGGCAATTAACCCGGAAGCTTTTGTGGAGAGTGCTATTTTGAAGCGGATGGGGAATGTGAACGCTGAGTTGGCCAGTGCTGGCAGCAGCGGCGTACACATTGGCGACATTAACATTGTGATGAACGGTGTGAATGACGTTGAAAATTTTGGCCGTATTTTGCACCAGAACATTGGCTCCATTATGGCGCAGGAGTTCAGCAAGCGGTAATTATAAACAGGACAGAGGGAAACCAACCGAGAGGAATCAGCGGTTAGGTCCCTTATATAACTAAGTCAATTTACACCGGGTAACAGATTGTTGTTGTCCGGCTTTTTGTATGGTATAATGACCCTATTATAATAAGGTGGGAAGTGTTGTACCGATGGCAAAGACTGAGAGCCAAAACAAGCCGAACACGGAGTTTACTTTTAACCCGGAAGCCAAGAACAATAAAAATAGCTCCTCTTGGAAAAAAGCAGAGGACAAAAAGGAAAATAAGTGATGGAAATAACACAATACTTAAACGAGCTAGTTGCCATGATTCCTGCTATTTTGCAGTATGTGGTGCCTGGTTTATTGATGTTATGGATTTATAACAGGCTGCTTGACAAACAGTTGCCTCAACATTACCTGGTTTATTCTGTGGTAATTAGTTTTCTGCTTATGCAGGTGGTACCAACCAAGAAGTTACAGTATGTCATGGCTTGCGTTATTGCTGCCGTTCTTTCTGTTATGCGCAGGAACGTAAAAATTAAGCAGGTGTTGCATAAGCTGTTCAAATGGTCCCCAAGCGATAGCGTGTGGGAAGATGTTATTGACTATAAACGTGGAACCAATATGGTAGTCTATACAGACTGCGAGAACGATTTTAGTGGTTCTTATGTTGGAATGGATGATAAAAAGAACGTATTACTTTTATCTGGATATGATGTTTTAGATAAAGAGGGTAATGTCCTTACAACAATGGATGACCGAATTGTTATGATTCCCAGAGGAGAAATTAAATACGTTGAGCTTTGTTATGATGAAAAATCAGATGTAAAGAAATATTGGTTTAAGCGATAATACCGATGACGATATACCGGGTAGCCTATGTGGCTGCCCGGCTTTTTTATTTTGGAGGAAAAGCTATGGCGAAGAACACATTGGATGATGCCATTGCGGGGCTGAAAGACCTGGCAAAAGAGGTGAAGCGTTACTGCGAGAGACTGATTAGCAATGCCAAGTTTGACCGTACAGCTGTTGGCACAATTGTGAAGGTGCTGGATGACCACAGCGGCTATGTGGTGGCGGCTTTTGGCAAGGAATACACCATTGCGAGTAATGCGCTGTTCCAGGTGAACGATGCCGTGGCTGTGATTGCCCCGCAGAATGACTTTAAGCGGCTGTACATTAAGCCGTATGAAATTGACCGGAACCTGTTGAAGCAGGACAAGGTTGAGGAAGACCTGAAAGATTATGTGAATAAGGTTGACAAGCTGCAGGAACAGGTGGACGGCAAGGTTGAACAGTATTTTTATAACTATGACCCGACGCTTGAGAACTGGCCTGCTATGAGTTGGAAAGACGACACCACAAAGAAAGCGCACAACGGCGATTTGTTTTATAACACCAACAGCAAGAAAGGCTGGCAATGGACATACAACGAGGAAACAAAAACCGGCAGCTGGGTAGAAGTGACAGATAAGGAAACGCTGGATACGCTGGAAGCCGCAAGCAAGGCACAAGACACCGGAGATGGTAAGCGCCAGGTATTTACGGCTGATGCCAGCAAAGGGGAGCACCCGGAGCCGCCGTATGACACGGGCGATTTGTGGTTTAATGGAGAAGACATTCTGGTTTGTACGGTAGCACGCACGGCCAGTGACAAATATAATGCCAGCGACTGGGTAAAAAAGGATAGTTACGCCAGCAAAGATGATATGAAAAATTATGTGGATGGTGTAACGAAAGATATGCAGGACCAGATTGACAGCAAGGCCGAGCAGCACTTTTACGCCTATGACCCTACGCTGGATAACGAGCCGGCCAAGAGCTGGACGACTGATGAAGAAAAAGAAAAACATGTGGATGACCTGTTTTATAACACAGAGACAGGAAAAGCATACCGATTTATGAAAGGTGACGACGGCAGCTACAAGTGGGAACTGGTACAGGACAAGGATGTAACCAATGCACTTGAGGCGGCCAGCAAGGCACAGGATACGGCGGATGGAAAGCGGCGTGTGTTTACGGCAGATGCCAGCAAGGACGAACACCCCGACCCGCCGTATGACGAAGGTGATTTGTGGTACACGGGGACAGAAGTGCTTGTTTGTGGAAAACCCAAGGCGAAAGGCGAGGCATATGATGCCGGCGATTGGGGCAAGAAAGACAATTACACGAACAAGGACGAAGTGATTGATGCGGTTGATAAAAAGCTAACACAGAAAGATATCTTTAACCGGCTGACGAACAATGGTGCAGCCAAGGGTATTTTTATCGACGAAGACACTGGCAACCTTTATTTTAGTGCTGATTTTATCTCTACTGGTACGCTGATGTCGTCTGACCAGAGTATTATGTTCAATTTAGCAGATGGTAGTTTGACAACAACGAATGAGGATAAAACCATTACAACTACGTTAAAAAATGGCGGGCTTACCTTAATCAATAATATGAATCAACGATTAACATTGGATTGTTCTGAAAACGGTGTACCGTATTTAATTCTGGCTGATGAATATGATGAAAATTCAAAAGGGTATTCAGAGCTTAACATTAACGAATTAAAGTTTGTAGGAAGCGATGGAAATGAAGGTGCGAGTATCAGCGTTACCGGGCTGTACGGAGATATTCATAATTGTCGAAGTATAAATTTTACAAATGATGGTGGTGGCACAATGCCTGGAATTTATAGTCAAGCTACATCTGGAGATTCTGACCACCAACTTATGTTGAGTTCTCAATATATGGTTATCTTTGATACACCAACGACGCAAGCAAAGGGGTCTTTACAACTTTATAAGCCAACCGATAAATCTGTTCCTGCTTTTTACATTTATGACGGCACCACCAACTGGGGCGGCCAAACTTTAGGCTGGGACGGCAGCAAAGAAGTAACCGCTCTTGACGCAAACACCCAGGCCGTACCGTTTGTATACGGAATTGAGCTTGTAAAAAATGCGCAGGGTTATGTGACCGATGTGAAGTTGAAACAGCATGGGCTGCGGTTTATTGGCGGCATTTTGGTTTAATTTTGACGAGGAGATTTTATGATGGAAAATTTTAATTTGAAATGTGAACAGTTGAAGACTTACATTTGTGACGGTGTGAACCAGGTTGGGCTGCCGCCGTATGCAGTGGAGTTGATTTTGGAGAGTTTGCTGCGTGATGTGCAGAATATCCGCAAGAGCGCGATACAAGAAGAGATGGAAGCGGCTAAGAAGGCTGCGGCAGAAAAGGTTGAGGATACGCCGGCAGATGCAGCAGAGGATAAGCCGGAAGAAAGCGTAAAATAAATATAAGCTAATAGCATTATTGAAAAAATAAGAATAACCGCCTGACCTTGATTGGTTGGGCGGCTTTTTGTTATTTAGAGAGGGAGGGGAGTGGCGGGAGGATGAGCAAACCAGCATTATATACCGTATCAGCATTTGATGCGACAAAAGATTATACATTCCGGTTCCGATACATTGGTGTGATTACCAAGGTGGAGGCGCAAATTTGGGCCAATGCCATGAGCGCAGAGGAACTGGGCAGCCCAACTTACCAGAGTGGTGAGGTGAGCACCCAGAGATCCGAGTTTACTTTGAAGGCTAGCAGCATTACAAACAGCAGCGCGGCGTTTGGCATTAAAGTACGGGTGTGCGGCCAAGACAGTGCGTGGAGCGAATGGAGCGACATTCTGCTGTTTTATTGTGTGGAGACACCGGTGTTTAAGTTCAAAGAGATCAGCACCAAGGACAAAACCAACATTGAATACAGTGCTTTTGAGTTTACGGTGCAATACGAGAGTACCCAGGGCGAAGAGCTGAATGAATATACGATTGAACTGTATGATGCCAGCAAGAGTCTTGTGAAAAGCAGCGAGACACTGCGGGTGCCGGACAAGGCGTATATCATCAGCAACCTGCGCAACGACACGACTTATTACGCCAGAGCACAGGGCATTACCCAGCACGGCATGAAGCTGGACACTGGATTTTGTGAGCTGCTGATTGGCTATGTGGGCGGTGACGGCTATGCGGCTGTGGCGTTGGAAAACCATTATGAAGAGGGCTGCATTTGGGTAAAATCTTATGTTGTGACGATTGAGGGCAAGGACCGCAACGACAACAAAGATGATTACCACTATGTAAGCGGATCGGCCGGGGACCAGGCAGTAGACCTGACAGTGGACGACACCGACCCGGTTAAGGCCGACATGACGTTCAAAGACGGATTTAAGGTACAGGGCAGCCATGTGGAAGAAGGAAGCGTGGTGGACAGCAGCTATGCCTTGGGACTGAACATGAGAAGCGACCGCTGGAACAAGCTGCTGATTGGGCTGTGGAATAAACGGAGTAACGGGATCAGTATGCCGACAATGGACGAAGATCCGTATGCTTTGAAGCTGTTTTTGTGCCGCCGCGACATTGCGGACGATTACAGCAGCAATGCTTACAACTACCAGACGAACGAAAAGAAAACATGTTATTACCTGGAACTGACCTGCGGCGGATACTGTTTGCAAAGCAATGTAAAAACCAGTGCGCCAAATGGTTGGTTTAAGGTGTATTTGAAAAACCAGGGCGGCCTGTTTGAGCTGCACTGGGAGTAAAGGAGGGGTGTGGAATGATTGTGGGAGCCGATATTTTGATGGGACAGAATGCGATTTTGCCATACCCGCCCTATAATGAGGCGCTGAATGTGCTGAAGCTGCAGAACGGTGTTTATGACGACCTGCTGTTAAGCCGTGATGCCGACAAGGATTACGGCAAGTACAATCTGGACAATGGATGGCAGGCCCAGACGGCCATTTATGCGGCCTTTAACGGTGATACCCTGGGCGGCAACCTGCGCTACCGGGCAGAACAGATCAGCGAGATGCGGTTAAAACGACGCCGGGTTGGAACCTACAACTGGATCACCCTGGCGACCAAGCACCGGCCAACCCCGGTAAATGATGAAACCCTGAAGGAATGGGAAAAAGAACTGAACAACTGGGTACACATTGATTGGTACGCAGATGGGCGCAACACCGAGTATGAGTATGCGTTTGTGCCGATTATTGACGATGCCGAGCAGGATATGTTCACGAACAAGATTTTGAGCAGCTTTGACGGTGCGGTGCTGACGGACGGAGACATTAGTTACCACCTGTTATTTGATGCCAGCGTGACCAGCACGACCAGAACACAGCCAAACAGTGTGGTGGAAACTATGAGCAGCCGTTACCCGTATGTAATTTACGGTAGCGACCTGAACTATGAGCAGGGCAATTTTACGGCCACTGTGCTGAAATACAGTTTTGACACGGATGATTATGACGGGGATGGCGGTGCCCGGTACCGCAAGCAATTTGTGGACTGGTGCACCAACAAGAAACCGAAGATCTTGAAGCTGTTTGACGGACGCAGCTGGATGGCGAACATTATTAACCAGCCGAGTATCAGCTACAGTGACCATTATGACAAGGTTGCCGTGGCGTTTGATTTTGTGGAGATTGGCAGCTTGGAGAGCAGCACCGATTTGTACCGCAACGGGTTTATTGCAGAAGATATTGAAGGGAGTTGATGCGCGATGTATGTGCCAAGCACAGAAGACATACGAACCTTATACTCCCATAACATTGAGCTGTACACCCGCATTGACCTGTTGAACGACCGGATGAAGACGATTGACAGTTTGCAGGGCATTACGACCGAGGGAAGAATTTCCGTAGATGCAGATGCGGACATCCGGCGAACGTACACTTCGACCATTGTGCTGGACGAAAAACACGCAATCAGCCAGTACAGCGAGAGCGAGTGGATGAACAAGTATGTTTGGATTTACATTGGTGTGAAGACCCCGATGCTGGACGATATTATCTGGTACAGCCAGGGGGTATATGTGTTCAGCCAGAACGGATACAACTATGACACGCAGACCCGGAGCCTGACCATTAACTGTATGGACCTGACAGCAATGCTGAATGACACGTTGGCCGGACAGCTGACAGGTATTAAAACCGTGTTTAAGGCCGGAGGCGGAATCCGCAGGGCGATGGTGGAGCTATTACAGGAAGTGGGGATCAACAAAGTATTTGTAGAATATTGGAACCGAACGATCCCTTATGACCAGGAGTTTGATGCGGCGACCAGTGTGTGGACAATTTTGACACAGTTGCGGGATTTGTATTACCCGTTTGAAATATTTTTTGAGGATGATGTGTTCAAATGCCAGCAGATCCCAAGCTGTGAGGATGACCCGCTGGTGCTGAATGCCGATGTGTTCAATGATTTGATCATCAGCGAAGACGCAACGGTGGATTACAGCGAGGTGCGAAACTGCGTAGAGGTGTTTGGCGCTGCGGCAAGCCCGGATGTGAGCTGCACAGACCTGGTGGTGGACACGACAAAGAAAACCATAACATTAAATGTGGTTGGGTTGGCATTGAGCGGTAAGAAGCTGATTTTGTTTACGCCGCCGGACAATGTGGCCGACCTGTACGATGCCGACAAAGGGTACCAGGTGAAGATCAGCGCCAAAGCAACAGAGAGCAGCGATGCGGTTGTGACCGATGTTTTGAGCCTGTATACCATCAGCACAGATGAAGCCGGCAACAACAAAAAGGCCAAGCAGGACTGCATGAAACCAAAAGTACAATATGTGGTGCGCTACGATGCCGATTATTCCCCGAATGAGAATGGCGGCAAAGGGCGCTTTTATTTTTATGGGCAGGTACAGCCGCACGCCATGGTGATGCTGAAAGATGCAAAACCGAGCAAGGAAGAACTGGACAAGCTGAAAGAAACCGAGAACTGCCAGAATTTGGAGGTTGTGAGTACCGCCAACCCGGATATTGAAGGGTATGAGGAGGACGACCAGTTTTTGAACAGCCCGTTCAGCATTGAACGAATTGGACGGCGCAATGTGGTTTTGAGCGGCGGTGAATACGACAATTACACCACAGATGACGGCATTTTGGATGTAGCCGAATACGAGCTATGGAAGCGGGCGCGATTGACCGACAGCATTACGGTGAAGATGCTGCTGGTGCCGTGGCTGGATGTGAACACCAAGGTTGAATACTGCCCGCGTTACATGGGCGGCAAGACAGCCGTGCAATTTATTATTAAAAAGATTGATAAGAGCTTGGGGCAGGGAACGATGGATGTGACGCTGATGAGGTTTTACCCGTATTACCCGTACCCTGTAAAAGATGAGACAGGAGGAAACTTTAAGTAATTAAAATCATTGTCAATGGTGATTAAATGTGTTGAAACATGCTCATGGAGGATAAGAGGAAATTGCTAAAAAGCTTCAAGACAGAAATAAATCCGACGGTCGAGCAAAAAATCAAGATTCGTAAGACGATAGGAACCTGCAGATTTATTTATAACTTCTATTTGGCTCATAACAAAAAGCTCCACGAAGATGGGGAAAAATTCATGAGCAGCAGTAAATTTAGAGTCTGGCTTAACAACAAATATCTTCCACAGCATCCGGAGTATTTGTGGATCAAGGAAGCATATTCAAAAGCTGTAACGCAGTCAGTAAATAACGGACAGACCGCATTTACAAGATTTTTCAATCACGAAAGCGCCTTTCCTAATTTCAAAAAGAAAGGCAAGTCCGATGTAAAAATGTATTTCGTAAAGAATAATCCTCAAGATTGTTGCTGCGAAAGACACCGGATTAAAATTCCATCACTTGGTTGGGTTCGTATCAAGGAAAAAGGATATATCCCAACTACTAAAGATGGATATGTGATTAAAAGCGGTTCGGTTTCCATAAAGGCTGGCAGGTACTATGTTTCGGCTCTTGTGGAGGTCTCTGACAACAAAGCAGTCGATCATTTCGGCGAAGGAATTGGCATAGACCTCGGATTGAAAGACTTCGCCATTGTATCAAACGGTAAAACATATCAAAACATTAACAAATCAGCAAGGCTTAAAAAACTTGAGAGACAACTTATTCGAGAACAAAGGTGTCTCTCTCGTAAATACGAAAAATTAAAGGAAGGAGAGTCCACTCAAAAGAATATACAAAAGCAAAAGCTCAAAGTACAAAGACTTCATCACAGGATAGATAATATCCGTACCGATTACATCAATAAAACAATTGCAGAGATGGTAAAAACCAAGCCATCTTACATAACGATTGAAGACTTAAATGTAAAAGGTATGATGAAGAACAGGCATCTCGCAAAAGCCGTTGCATCACAAAAGTTCTATGAATTTAGAACCAAGCTCAAAGCTAAGTGCAATGAAAATGGTATTGAATTAAGAGTTGTAGACAGATGGTATCCATCATCCAAAATATGTCACTGTTGTGGTACTATCAAGAAAGATTTGAAGCTTTCAGATAGAATATACCGTTGTGATTGTGGCTATATCGAGGATAGGGACTTTAATGCTGCTCTTAATCTAAGAGATGCTTTAACTTACGAAGTTGCATAATAAAAGCAAGCGTAAGTATGTACCGAAGGCTATTTCGGGAATTTACGACTGCGGAGTGTACAAGAACTTGTGAGTAGCGTATTGTTTATAATCGTCAAAGCATACACATTGAAGCAGTAAGAAGTATCCGCAAGGACTTCAATTTCTCGATGTGTTTGAGTATATTTCAACACATTTTGAGTGGCAGAGTGATAAGCAATGGCAGATACCTATACAAAGTTCCCGGAAGGTATTGATACGTTTGAAGACAATGCCGACCTGGACAGCGGCCATGCCGCAGCGGCAGCCCAGTACACCAAGTACCTGGCAGACGGCAAGTATACCGAGGCCAGCAATTACCTGAACCAGAACAGCGGCCTGCGCAAATACATTATTAAAGCGGCGGACATTAACCATGTGAAACATGCGATTACTGCACTGGAACAGCACTACGCCGGAGCGGTGAATTACATCATTGACAGCAAGTTTGACCCCGACATGATGATCCATGAATACAGCTACAGTTACAGCGGCGGGACCCATACCCTGACATGCAAGAGCGGCAGCAGTTACAGCAACGCCGCCAACGGCAAAGCATATTTTACCACGGCGTTCAGTGACGGGCATAGACTGGTGATCAATGGCAAAGACATGACCAGCAACGCCTACTGCGGTACAGAGAAGCTGGGCGACGGTGCGATTGGTGCTGGGCAGTGGGTGATTTTTCAGTACGATACAAGGAGAAACATTGTAAATTTTACTAACGGCAGCGGCATTGGGGCTTCCAAGCTGGCTGCCACAACTGCTTTGCCGGACCAGGTTCTGGCAGGACAGACATTTTACAGCAAGAACAAAACCCTGAAAACCGGCACCATGCAGAATTACGGCAATGTAACGGCAGAGTTGGCCAACGGCGAAAGCTACCAGATCAAGGCCGGCTATTACAGCGGCGGTGCGATCAGCGCAAGCGGGCTGGGCAGCAATACGCCGGGCACTGCGGATGAAAAATCTATCCTGGAAGGAAAAACTGCCTGGGTAGATGGCAAGTTGGTGAAAGGATCTATCAAGACTTATTCTGCCACGACCCAGCTGCAGGGCGGCGAGCGCGAGAGCACCAAGATGACCGTGCAGAAAAAGGACGGTGTGACCCGGCTGTGTGTAGCCACAGATAACCAGAAAACCAACGATATTTACAGTGGCTGCTATTACGATAACGTGATGTGGCTGTGGGGAACCGCAAGCACGGCGGCCAAAGCCCTGTTGGAGGATGATACCACCAATGCGGCAACCGCCAATGATGTGGCCAGCGACAAGAAGTTTATTGATAAGAATGGCAACTGTACGCAGGGTACCCTGACCAGGCGCAGCTATGGCTTTGCCCATGACATGGGTTTTGGAACCGACAGCGAGTATTTTGCGCTGCGTAATATTGACGAGGGTGCATACAAAAGTGACGGTAATTTTTGGGCACCGGAAGTGCGCGTGAACCTGTCCGATTTCCGCAAAGGGATTGGCTGCACAGAAGATAAAATTGTGAACGGCGAAAGCATTGCCGACCTGACTGGTAAAGCCGGAGGCCGAATTGCAACGATTGATAAGGATACAACCAACGGCGACCATTACAGCAACGTGGTGACGACTGGCGGTTGCCAGCACGCATGGGTTGTGGTCAGTGTGAGTAAGACCGGAACAGAAAACAGACTTAACCGAGTGTGGGTACAGGCCAGCAACGACGGCAGCAACTGGACGGATGTGTGGGACAGCGGAAGCGGACTGCAGGCTGTATACAAGCAGCAGGCTTTGAACACATCCACAGTGTACACCCAATGGCGCGTGAAGCTGAACAGCGATGGCGATAAGTGCCACGCCCATATTGTATTGTTTGTTTGAAAAATAGAAAGGGGAGGAGGAAAACATGGCATTAAGTTTTGAAGAATCGAAACGGATGGCGGCTGAGATGGCAGCCAAAGCAGAGCCTGTGGCATTGCAGGCTGAGGCTGCCCCCATGGCCGCGGTGGTTGATATGCCACAGGCGCAGGCCAATGATGACGGCGGCTACACCCGTAGTGAAAAATACCTGTGGTACAGCCAATATAACGATGATGCGTTTTCGACCATTGACGATATGAAAAATGTTGTGATGGACGAGAGCCAGATCAACATTACCCAGGAAACCAACAGCCAGGTGATCCCGTTTAAGATGCCGCGGCGATATGACGGCATTGATTTGATGCAGATGATGTTACAGGTGCATTACCTGAATGTGGACGGGCAGGAAGCATATGCCACGCCGATCAATGTTACCTACAACGAAGATACGATCCGGTTCTATTGGCTAGTTACAAATAGTGTGACAAGCAAAAAGGGGACAGTGCGTTTTGAGATCACTGCAACCGGTGTAAATGAACGCAGCGAGACCTATATGTGGCGCACACGACCGGACGGCGAGCTGAATATCTTGGAGGCTTTGAGTGGCACCAAGATGGTGGAACCGGACAAAGACTGGTACACAAGCTTTGTTGCCCTGATGGACGAGAAGGTTGGCCAGGCTTCCAGCTATGCCAGTGCCGCACAGGCCAGCGCCCAGGATGCAGCCAACGCTGCGGCGGGTGTGGATAATAAGATCCAGAATGCGGCAGCAGGAATTAAACAGGAGCTGCAGAGTGACCTTGACACCAACTACACCAAGAAAACTGAGCTGACCACGGAGCTTGCCAAGTATTATAACAAGGAAGAAGTGGACGGCTTTGTTACACTGTTGGAAGGCAAGATTTCTGGGATCGACGGATTGGCGGCTTTTAACTGTGCGTATGATGCGGGCACCCGTGCTTTAACATTTTATAACGGCGATGCAGTGATTAAAACTGTAACCTTAAGCACCGATCCCAGCGCAGAGTGGACGACCGCATATGGCAAGACGGTGGATGCTAAGATCAGCGCGGCGGTAAACCCGATAAGCACAGCACTGGATGAATACAAGACCAGCAACAACGAGGCTGTGAAAGCTTTGCAGGATAGTGTGGGCGACCTGCCGAACACCTTGCAGAGTGATTATTATAATAAGGAAGCAACCAACAAACTGTTGGCTGATAAGGCAGACAAAACTGCCCTGGATGGATTTACCAATGATTTGACTGTGACCAAGAATACCGTGACAGCTTTGCAGGGCAGTGTGGATACGGCCAACAGCGACATTGCAGAAATCCAGGAAAAGATCAAAGATATTAAGCCCAGCAACGGCCATGAGTACGACATTACTTACACCAGTGATGACGGTCATTTGAGCCTGTTGGAAGACGGCACAACCAAGACTGTTGTTACCATTAAAGGTGGTGGCGGTGGTGGCGGTGAGGCAACCAGCACCATTACCATTGAACGAATTGGTGACAGCAGCCTGACGGTAGTTCAGGGCGACAGTGCATTGATCGGCTTTAAGTTTACGAGTGTGGACAATGCTGGCGATGACACCGGCAATGCAACTGGCAACTGGTATGTGGGCAACACCAAGGTGGCAACCACAACCATCATCCAGGGCAAGAACACCTTTGATGTGACGCAATACTTGCATAGCGGTGACAACACCGTGCGGCTGCAGGTTACGGACAGCATGGGCAGTGTGGGCAGCAAGAACTGGTCGGTTAATGTTGTTGAGTTTTATTTGGAGAGCATTTTTGATGACTCTCTTTTTTATTCCGGCGAAGTAACTTACCGGTTTACTCCGTATGGCAATATTGCCAAAAACATCAGCTTTAAGTTGGATGGCAAAGCGATTGGCGGAACAAGCACTGCAGTGACAGGCCGCCAGATGACCTACAATTTGCCCACCCAGAAGCACGGCAGCCACCTGCTGGAAGTGAGCATGACGGCGGAGATCAATGGCAAACAGGTGACAAGCAACACCCTGCGCCACGATATTATGTGGGTGGAAGAGGGCAATAATACCCCGATTATCAGTTGCGCCGTGCTGGATTACAGTGCCAAGCAGTACAGCAATGTTGCGATCAGCTATACCGTGTATGACCCGGCCAGCAGCAACACCAATGTGACCCTGGCTGTGGATGGCATTGTTGCCAGCAAGCTGACAGTAGGACGCACCAAACAGACTTGGACGTACAAGAGCAGCGAGATTGGCAGCCATGTGCTGACCATTACCTGCGGCGAGACGGTAAAGACCATCAATGTAAAAATTACCGAGTTGGGTATTAACATTGAGCCGGTGAAAACCAACCTGATGTTTGACTTTAACCCGGCTGGCCGAACCAATGCGGACGAAAACCGCCTGTGGACCGATGGCAATACCGCGATGACGGTAAGCGACAACTTTGACTGGAGCAATGGCGGCTACCAGATTGACGAGGACGGCGACACTTACTTTTGCGTGAAAGCCGGAACTACCGCCACGCTGGATTATAAGCTGTTTGCGGACGATGCCAAAAAGAAGGGTAAGAACTTTAAGCTGGTGTTTAAGACCACCAATGTGCGAGACTACGATGCTACGGCACTAACCTGCGCAAATGGCAACGTTGGTTTGACGGTACAGGCACAGAAGATTACCCTAACCAGTCAGCAGAACCGCATTGAGCTGCCGATTTGCGAAGATGACTTTTTGGAGTTTGAGTTCAATATTTTGCCGGACAGCAAGTATAGAGAGATGGTGCTATGGTGCGACGGTATCCCCTGTAAGGTGGAACTGTACGATGCAAGCGACAACTTTACACAGGCAAGCCCGGTTGGTATTACGATTGGTTCTGCGGATTGTGATGTGCAGGTATACCGCATGAAAACTTACGGCATGGAGCTGACGGACGATGAGATCCTGGACAACTTTATTGCGGATGCCAAGAACGCCGAGCTGATGATTGAACGCTATAACCGCAACGATATTACCAATGTGAGCGGCGAACTGGATGCTGACCTTTTGGCCGAGAAGTGCCCGGACCTGCGCATTATCAAGATCAGTGCTCCGACCTTTACGACCGGCAAAAAGAATGAGGTTTTTAATACCACCATCCAGCAGATTTACAAGAACGGACGCGCTGTGGAGGATAACTGGACCGCGACCGGCAGCCATAAAGGCCAGGGCACCAGCTCCAATGCGTATGGCGAGAGCGGCCGAAACATTGATATTAACTGTTCCGGCGGATTTACGTTTGGCGACGACAGCGCCGGAAGCACCTATACCTTGACAGAGAACAGTATCCCGGAGAAATATTTTAATATCAAGGTAAATATTGCAAGCTCTGAAAACGCAAATAACGCCTGCATTGCAGATGATTACAACACGTTTAATCCGTATACCCGTAAGGCAAAGAAAGAGAACCCGAAGGTGCGCGACACGATGGCGTTTTACCCGTGCGTGGTGTTTATCCAGGAGACGGACGTGGAGAACGCAACGGTGTTTAAGGATGGCCAGTGGCATTTTTACGCCTGCGGTGATATTGGCAACAGCAAGAAGAACAATGACACCCAGGGCATGGACCCCGAAAACCACAAGGAAGTTATTGTTGAGATTGACAACAATACCGATGCCCAGACCCGCTTTTTGAGTGATGATTTGAGCCAGGAAACCTGGGACGGCGACCACAGCTTTGAGTTCCGCTATATTAGCAAAAAGTGTACCGAGGAAGAAACACAGGAGGCAAAGAATGCCTGGCAGAGCTTGCTGACCTGGGTAGTAAATGCAGATGACGAAGAGTTTAAGGCCCACTTTGAGGACCACTTCATCAAGGACAGTGTACTGTTCTATTATCTGTTCACTGAGCGCCACACAATGGTGGATAACCGCGCCAAGAATGTGTTCCCCCACACAGAAGATCTGATCCATTGGGATTTTTGCATGGATTATGATAACGATACCTGCCAGGGCAACGACAATGAGGGCGGATTGACACTGACTTACGGCTATGAGGATACCGACACCATTGGCACCAAGAGCGTGTTTAACGCGGCAGACAGCAAGCTGTGGTGCAAGGTACGAGATCTTTTTGCGGACGATTTGCAGAAGATGTACCTGAACCGTGAGAGCGCTTTGGCCTGGAGTGCAAACCGTATTTTGCGCAAGATTGAGGCGTACCAGGATGTGAAGCCCGAAAAGCTTTGGATCATGGACATGCGGCGCAAATATTTCCGCACCTATGAAGACAATGGAACGACCAGTTACCTGCCGATGATGCACGGCAACAAGCGCCACCAGCGCCGCCAGTACCAGAAGTACCAGGAAAAATATATTGCGAGCAAATACAGCGGTACGACCTGCACGGCTGATGATATGACGATCCGCGGCTATACCCCGACCAACTGGACAGGTGTGCAGCCGGACGGTACGTTCCATATCCGCCCGTATGCAGACACCTATGTGAGTGTTTTGTATGGCTCCAACCCGGTTAAAATGCGCGGCAAGCGCGGCCAGACCTACACGATTGAGTGCCCGATTGCAGCCATGAACGATACCGAGGTTTATGTTTACAATGCCAGCCTGATACAGAGCATTGGCGACATTAGTGGATTTTACCCTGGGTATGTTGATTTTAGCCATGGTGCGAAATTGACCGACTTGAAGGTTGGCAACGGCACCGAAGGCTACCGCAACACAAACCTGACCGACTTTGCGGTTGGCAACAATACGCTGCTGGAACACCTGAATTTGCAGAATGTGCCAAACCTGAAGAAATCCATCAGCTTGGCGGGATGTGTAAACCTGATCGATTTTTATGCCGGCGGCAGCGGTATTACCGGTGTGGCGTTTGCCAAGGGTGGCAAGATTGAAAAGGCTGAACTGCCTGCGATTGCAAGCCTGACGGCACAGAGCCTGAATCACCTGACCGATTTGAAGATTGACGGCTATGAGAACCTGACCACATTGGTTGTGGAAAGCTGCCCGACCATTGACCTGAAAGCTATGTTGGAAAAATGCACAGGTTTGAACCGCGTGCGCCTGACTGGCCTTGATTGGGAATGCGAGGATACAGCGCTGCTTGACCGACTGTACACGATGACCGGCCTAGATGAGAACGGCTATAACACCGAGCACTCTGTACTGGAGGGCAAGGTACATGTGCCCATTATGCGTGAAAAGAAACTGGCAGAGTTTAATGCACAGTGGCCGGATTTGAAGATCAGCTACAACACGCTGGTGGAACAGTTTACCTGGACCTTTGTGAATGATGATGACGAGCACACAGTTTTGGATGTGCAGTACATTGACAAGGGTGGTAAGGCTGTTGACCCTGTGACCCGTGCGGATAAGCCGATCCCGAAGCCGACCAAGAAGAGCACGGTGAGCACTGACTTTACCTATGCTGGATGGGACACAGAGTTTGTTACAGTATTTACCAACCAGACCGTAACGGCCAAATATACCGAGAGTGTGCGGAAGTATACCGTGCGCTACCTGAACAATGGTGCGGAGAAGCAGAAAACAGTTGCCCCCTATGGCAGCATGGTGTTGTATGAAGGCGATACCCCGACCTACACGGCGGAGGAAGGTGCCTATAAGTTCTACCTGTTTGACCATTGGGACAAGGGCGGATATGTGAACGGAGACAAGGACATCAATGCGGTATATGATAGCTGCGAATATACCTCTGGTTATTTTGACGGCAAAGAGATTGGCAGTTTGCGCCCGGTTGAGATTTACGCAATGAAAAAGGTTGGTATAGAGAATAAGGTGGTTAGCCCCAAGGACGCTGTGACCATTACGATGGGCAACGACTTTAGCTACTCTGACATTGAAGAGAAGGTTTTGATCAATGAGAAAAAGACCTTTGATGGCACCAACTATGTGGATACCGGTGTGCAGCTGTTGAAGGAAGACCGGGACTGGGTGCTGGCGGTAGATTACCGGATGACCACAACCGATACGGCCAATGCTGTGCTGATGCAGTGTTTTGAAACCAACGGCATGAACGGTATCCGCATTTGGAACAATAATGGAGCCAAGATCAGTTGGGGCACCGAAAGCGCAACAGCTGCCACAGTTGGAACCCGTGACATGGTGGTAATGCGCCACAAGAAGGGCGAAAACAACTTGCATGTGTATACGGCTAACATTTACGGGGACGACATTGTTTACACTGAGATTAACCGTGGACGAATTACACAGACCAATGCAACGCTGGTGTTTGGTTGCGCCAAGGCAGATGACGGAGAATATGAACGGTTTGCCAAGGGTGATGTGTACTGGGCGAAAGTTTGGTATGCAGACCTGGGCGATAATGCCTGCCGGAAGCTGGCTGCATGGCCGCATGAAACCCGCGAATATGAGATGTGCGGATTTAAGCAGTATTATTTAAGCGATAACACAAACAAGCGCTGCGCAATGACGTTTTTGGCAAAAAATACGCTAGCACGCAAGATGCCGATTACCAGCAGCTATTACAACAATGGCGGTTGGTCCGCAGCAACGCTGCGCACCTACCTGGACAAGCGGCTG